TTAGTTATTTCTGTTTTCATTTTTGGAATGTCTAATCAATGTTTTTAATTGATTTTCTGTAATTAAAACATTTTTAGGTTTTTTATTTTCAGATAAATTAGAACTTTTGAACCTGACCCATAATTTTTCATAATATGGTTTATCTACTTTTTCGTAGTTATCCATAGTTGAAATTGAGGAGGAGACTCCATAAGTTAGGGTATCTTTAAAAACTTTACTAATGACTTGTTTTATTTCATATACTACTACATCAAAAAAATCAGATTCTTCTTCAGTAAAAGGTTCTTTCATTAGAATCGATATCTTAGCCCCAAGACCATATTTTGATGGATAAACATTAACCGCAACATCACTAAAATTTTCAGGTAAACCTTCTTTTTCTTTTAGAATACTTAATGCGGTTTTTTTAATAACATTTTCTAATCTCTGTTCTTTGGTCATTAAGCAATAAATTTTAAATCCTGAGCTTCTTTTTTAAACTGATTAAAATAATCATTTATAGTGTCAAATTTTTCACCATTTTGGCTCGTTATCGGTTTATTCAAATCTTCAGGTGATAAACTATTAATTAAATTAGGTATTTCATTAACATTAAATTTAGTGCCGGTTATATAAGATTTAACATAATCTTGATTAAGAGGTTTTCCCTTATAAAAATATTGACCGTTTTCATTTGTAATATCTCCAGGTCCCCAAATTTGTCTAGAACTATCAATTCTTCTAACAACAGAATCCAAATCATATCCTAAGTCCAACTTTTCCTTATCAATTATTAATTCAGATATTTTTTGTTTTTGCCAATCTTGAATAGGGAATGATTCTATTAAATATCCTATAGCAGGATAATCTTTATTTTCTTTTGGTGAAAAATAAGCTCTTTGTCCAAACTTAATTGAAGGTGATTTTTTAAATTTATAAACGTAAACTTTTGTATCAAAATTTATATATAACCATTGAAAATCATTCACATTTACCTTAGTGCTTGATGTCCAAAATTTATTAGCTTCTGAACTTTCAAAATTTGAACTATCTATTTTCTGAAACCCTTTAGATTTTACTAAATTGATAAACTCTTCTTCATTTTTAGGATTATTTAATTCTGTATTTGTTTGTGACCGGATTTCTTGCTCGGAGATAATCCCCATGATATTTTTAATCCTTTCTATTTCATTTAATAACCTCATTTAAATAAATACTGTTATTTATAAGATTCTTTAATTATCTTATCAATTCTTCCTCTTAAATTGTATGAGGTAGAACAACAAGTACGAATTGCCCTTTCCTGTAGTTCATTTAATTCGTCTTCATCAGGACTTATTTTAATATCCGTAGGTTCGGCTTTACCACCTTCCCACTTTGTTCTTGAATAATCTTTTTCTATTTTATAAACTTTGTCATCTTCTCCAACAAATTTATCTATTGTTCCATAGAAAGGTAATACAAATTTTCTTCCACCAATTTCAGAATAGAAATCTTCGGCATCTTTTCTATTAATAAACACATCACTTACCGCAACTATTTTACGATATTCTTTTGGTTTATCGGGGTCGGTACCAACCATCTTAAAAGTCATAAATGATTTTTCGTCATCACCACCAACAACCTCACCAAATACAATTGTGTCCTGTTTGAATTTCTTGCCAATATTAATAGCATCATCCAAAGATATGTTATTAATGATAAAAGAATTTTCTTTAGTACCGTAAGAACCGTCAACAGGTCTATAACCAAATCTACCTGCTCTTAAAACATCTTTTAATTTTTCATTTGCTACTTCATTATATTCCTTACTAGCCTCAACACCTTTTGGATTTTCTGCCGTTAGAATAGCAATTGTTTTAATTGATTTTCTAATGTTACCTCTTAATATATTTGCGGTTGGAGAATATCTTGCCTCAGTAACTATATTCTTCAATACGTTAATAAGTTCATTCTCACTTAATTTTAAAACTTTTTTCATATCAATATAAATATTAGGTTAACCACATTCATTATCCTCAATTTCTTCTGTGTAGTATTTTTTTAAACTTCTACCATATCCCCTTCTAACGTAGTCTATTAAAAACTTTCTAAGTTCTTCCACCCCTTCGTTAGATTTAAATTTATCATCATAAGAATATATGAAAGTATCTACCGAACCTTCGATAATTGAGGTGACCCAATCATTAAATCCGTTATCGTAAGTATAATCACAAGGTTTGTCATAATCAAACCCCTCAACAATAATTTCTCGTAAGTGTTCTTTAATATCTTCCTCATTAAGTCTTCTTAATAACCAGATAAAATTTTGCTGAGATTCTTTAATAATAAATTTCATTAAATATAAATATCTTCAATTATGAAACCTATGGTTTTATAATTTTTTTAATTTTCTCAAGTCGTAACTGAAGTTTCTCTAATAAAGTCTTATCTTCAGTATTTGTTATTTCAATTTTTTCTTCTTTTGTTTTATTGTTTTCTGTTGTTTGATTCATAGTTTCCTTTTTTATCATACATTACAAAATTAATAAATTTATTTTAAATAAAAAACCCCCTGTATAGTTGGGGGTATAATTATTTGAATGGTCTTCTTGATGTGGATTTTTTAATCCCATATTCATTTTCTAATAATCTAAGTTCAAACTTTAAACTATTAATTCTCTCAAGTATTTTTTCTTTAGAAAGGTCTCTTGCTTTAAATTTAAAATAATCATTAATACATTTAATAACTTCATTAAAATCTTGTGAACCGTCCTCCATTTCAATTAGAGTTCTTTTAACAATTCTTGTTAGTTCTTCTTCCGTTAATCTTATTTTTTTCATAATTATTTTGAAAATATTATTTGATTTAGAGTTTTTTTATTATTAATTAAATCAGAAATAAATTTTTGTTCTTTAGGAAAATTAGTGGCAACCCATTTTAAAAAAGTTTCTTTACCTTTACTTATTAAAATAGGAATACCTAATTTATTTATTTTTGTTAAAACTGATAAAATTTCGTCAGTTGCTCCAAGCGCTTTAAGTGCTTTAACTGCTCTAGCCAAAAATAAAGGACCTGTTATAATCTCAATAATTCCTGCAGTTATTTTGTTATTGTCTTTATTTTTATAACCATCTTGTAAAGTATTAACACCTTGTACCGTGCCATAAGTCGCTGATAGGTATGGTCCAACAAAAGGAACAAACCATAGACCAATTTGAACCGCGAAATCGAATGCCGAAGGATTTAAATTTCTAAGTTTAGTCCACATTTCTTTTTGACTTTGATTAAACGTTTCCGCGGAGTCTGAGCTTGAAAATATTTTATCAAATTTGTCAAATGAACCTTGTTCATATAATAATCTAATTCTTTGGTCTTCGGATATTATTATTTTCATCTTAATTTTCTTTTAAACTTAATCTCGGTTTCAAACTGTTCCCCGGTTTTATTTATTTTATGATGTAAATCCCAATCTTTAATTGAGGAGCTGTCTACTTTTGCCATATCATATAATTTGGAAATTTTCTTTATCATTTTTTCTGAAATTGTTTTAAAGTTTCTTTCTTCTCTTCTAAAGAAATCGATTGGCCTTTCTTGATATTTAACAAATCCAGATGCTAACTTATGAAAAAATTCTTCCTTACTTCCCATAAATCCCATTAAATCTTCAAAAGCATTTGTCGTCATCATTTGTTTTGCAATCTCAACCTTATTGTTGGCAATATTAACATAGACAATTCTTAATAGCTCATTAACTAATTCATCATCAGTTTCTAAATTATCAGTATCAACTCCAATATGGTCTAAAAACTCTCTAATCTTATCGGATTCTAATTTAAGACTCTCAATCATTTTATCCACCGAAAAATTACCAATCTCTTTTAGTTTGGCATATGTTTTATTATTGGTAATAAAATCGTAAAAATTTTCTCTATTCACATTACTACTTCTCATAAGTGATGCAACTTCAATAGGTCTTACAATATTTTCAACAGAATGAATGTAATAAAGATTAAACATAAATTGTCTAATTTCATAAAAAGGAAATGAAATTTTTTGATAAGCATTATATTCTGCTTGTGAGCCAATACCTGTAAATTTTTTCTTATAGATATTATATGCGTGTCCAAGTTCGTGACTTAAAGAACTTACAATATCTGTCTTATCACTTTTAAAATAGTTTATTAAATCTTTTCTTTGAGTATCTTCAGGTCCGGCAAAATTAATCATTACGTCAATTGTATTTGGTTGGATAATATTAATTAATCTTGGTCTTCTTGTTGGGTCATATCTTGATACAGATTTAAAACCCATAGAATAGTAATGAACATCAGGAATTGCATTGTCTTTATGAAAAGTAATATTTAATATAACTTTTTTAATTTTATAATCTGATATACTAAAATTTGTTCTCATATTAAAAGTGGAATCCTCATCCAAATCTATTGGAAGGACTTTTAATTTTTTTAATATTAAGTCATATAATATTTCACCAGATTCAATAGAACCTGATGGTACACCTAAAGCCTCTCTTAATACTTGTCTTATTAATTCTCTCATCTAGTATAAATATAGTATTTAATCGTTAAAGACAAATTTTGCTCTTAAACATATTTGAGGTAAATATTGATACAATTCATCCTCAATGTTTTCAAGTTCACCTTCCCAAACAAATTCAGGTAAATCATCCTCATAATTCATTTGTTCCCAATCTGATTCATCATAATCACTAACTTGTATATCAGTAACTCTTAATTTTATATGTCCCTCAAACTCGCAGTTTTCTGTTGTATAAAACTCTCCTAAGTTTTTATTAACTACCATTTCTACAGGAACAAATTTGAATGTATAAATTATCCCATTATCATCCCAATCGGCATAATCACCTTTTACCTTATTATTAACATTAAAGTAATCGGTCATTATTTTAACCATTCTCTCTATCTTTTCGTTATCTGATAGTTTTTTCATACATATAAATACATCAAAACCCCACTTTTTTACAGTGGGGTTAATTCCATTAACCTATCTTTAATTGAGTCGGATTCATCTTTAAGTCTTTTAATCTCTTCACTTAAATCTCCTCGGTAATCAGGTTTCTTACTGAACTCAACCATAAAGTTGAGGTATTTTTCAACACTACCGAGTAAAGCCTCCAATCTTATTTTTTCAACTTCCTTATTTGTCATAGAGTAACTCTCAAGATTAAATTGGCAACATAGTCTTCTAATAGTTCATCATCCATAGCGTGAGTAAGACCATTAGCGTCAACCATAGACACAATCTCATCTTCAATTGAACGTTGATTAACATCAACATACACTTCTCTGTTATCCATACTTAACTCAACGTAATCATCAATGAAATCAATGTTTCCTCTAATATTATCTCTAATTTCCCTTGTCGTGTCCTCAACCACTGTTTTAACTATCTTAGTTAATTGTTCTTGCGTTAATGCAACATTTGCATTATTTTTTTCTAACTGTGATACTTTTTCCATTAATGAGTTCATTTCTGTTTTAATTTGTTCAATTGTCATAGTTTTTGTTTTTAAATTATTATTCTTCTTCGTCTAAATTAATCCCTAAATTTTCAAATAACCAATCCGATTCAAACCAAAGGATATCGTTAAGTTGAGTTTCACTAAGACCATCAGGATATAGTTCTTCCATAAGATAGTCAAAATCTTTTTCTTTACCGTGTTCTAAAATAATTTCTTGTGTGTCTTTACCTCCACTCCACGCTTGGAAGTCACTTAATGTTGTTTCTGTGTATGTTTTCATTTGTTTTAAATTTGTTGGAATTAAGGTGGGATTCGAACCCACAACGTGAACCCGTCTCGGGCACCATATCCATTTCGGCTTTGACCTCTAGAAAGTCCGACTATTCACTACTTAATTCTCTCAGTTTCCTGATTTTGCGTTATTATATCCTAATTCCCAAACCTTATATCTAATATCACCAATAGAGTATGGGTTCTCACTTTCACCATCAAAGAAGGAATCAAATCCTTCATCAAATATATCATTCATTTTCATAATACAAAGATAAGGACTTTTTGTGAATCTGCCAAAAATATTTTAGAAAATAAAAAACCCCTCATTTGGAGGGGTTTTTCAGAAAATATTATGAATGATAGGTTTAATTTTATTTAGATGTAACACCTGAATCACCAGCCGGATAAACTTCATAAGTAACTCTATGAAACTTACCATCTTCACCTTCTTTTTCAAAAATTACGTAGGTGTCTAAAGTTTCACCGTCTTTAGGAAAATTTTTTGTATTTGTATTAACCGCATACCCCATATTTTTAAGTCTCATTAATACTTTATCTAAAGTTGGGTCACTTTGATTTGTATACGTTGATTGTTCACTAACTACTTTCTTAACAAGTCTCATTAAATCCGACTCAGTTAATTTTATTACTCTTTTTGCCATTATTTTTTTTTATTAATTTTATTTATATATAAATATATTTAGAATTTAAAAAATTATACATACAACATAAATAATTCATCAAGTTCAATTCCAAGACCTATCGGGTAATTGATTTTATCCATAATAGTTTCTTCATCTCCTAAAAAACCATAAGCGTCCATAACTAAAGTTGTGTTTGTTTTCTTACCGTGTCGGTATAAATACACACCATCCAATATTTTATCTTTAAGTTTAAGTGCAAAAAAAGGTTCTTTAATTCTTTCCGTAACGTGATTATACATTTTTTCGGTTATATATCCTTTAAACACATCCGGCATATCGTCATAAGACGTAATCAATTTAACTTTACCTGTTAAATCAAAATTATGTACCTTATCTAAATAAGTTTTTAATCGAGATTCTTTTATGATTACTTTCATAGTTATAAATATAATAAAAATAAAAAACCTCATCAATTAAGATGAGGTCGGACCAACGATACTATCATTGGTGGGGCTAATTTGCACTATAACAAAGATATTCTATAACATCGGCATTTAAAATACCATCTTCTTTCATTTTGGTATCCGGATATTTTATGTTAATCGCTTTTTGAAAATTCTTAACGTCTTCATCAAATTTATATTTATTATTTTTATTTGATGGGTCACATATTTCTCCTCCAAATTTATCAGATACAATATCCAAATATTTGTCAAACATATCTCCTTGTTCTTTTAAGATATGTTTTTTGTGCATTTTTAAAATGTTATTTTTTTCTTCTTCAGTTATAATAAATTTTTTCATAATTAAACTCTTGAAATATTAATTGTTTTTCCAACCACAGGTATTTTAATTGAACTTACAACGCCCGGTTTGTATTGTACTTTTTGTAACGCATCTAAAATTCTAGTAACCCCTCCAGCGCCTAAACCAAGATATAATCCTAAAATAATATCATCGCTGTCTTTATATCCTAACTTTTTTGCTTGACTATCACTTAAACCTGTCCACCCTATTTCGTCTTCAGACTGTTCACCAGTATATCTAACTTTTCCTGTTGCGTCATAAATATCAATAGTAATACTACCTAATTTAGTAATAGCAACTAATCCCATATTTCCAATATCTCTTAATTTAATTTTAGCATTTATGAAAATAGTATCACCATATTGTTTAACTCCCGCCATTCTTAAAGATGGTAATTCAGGACTAGATAATGCGATACTTAAAGGTGGATTTGTACTGTTTTTAGGTTTTGCGGTAATTTTATCACCTGAAGCTTGAACTGATAATAATCCTCCAATAGGTGTACTTTTTTCCATCGATTTTACTTGATTGAGGAGTGAACCCATTTCAGACTCGATGGCCGCCTCAGATAACAATGGTTTTGCATTTCCAAGTTTTGACTCTAATAAAGATTTAAACTTTTCGGTATTAACTTTCATTCCACCTTCGTGTTGTTCTCTAATTCTATTTTTTTCCTCTTCGGATAAATTATTTAATAAGTGTTTCACAATTTTTTTTTATATAAATATATTGTAAAATAAAAAAACCCATAAAAAATATATGGGTTTTAAAATTAACTGGTTTAATCGTTAGTCTTTAGTATAAGTTCTAAGACAATGTCCCGTCCATACAACAACTCCCAATAAGAACGGAATAAAAATTCCTTGTCCTCCCATCATAGCAAGATGAATTGCAACCGCTCCTGATAAATAAGAAGATAATAGAACCGTACCGTACTTAGATGTTTTTGGAACGATAAACATAATTACACCAGCAAGTTCAACCATACCTAATAAATCAAGATAGGGTAGAAGATTCATAAATGTAAAATTGTCAATCATTTCTTTTGTACCAAGTAATTTGGACAGGGCAGAACTTCCCAACATAACGGAAACAAGTATGGTCAATAACCATCCCAAGTTTTTAAGTGTAAGATATTTTTTCATAAGAAGAATTATAGGATAAAAAAAGGAATGTGTAAAGTATGGTAAGTTATTCCATATCAATTTTGTGCTTTTTACCGTTATACCAACCTTCTAAATACTTAGCTCTAATTCCTTCATAGTCCTCAAACCAATCGTGAATTTTAACCATTGCTTCAGTAGGATGAAGACCAAACATATCAGAAATTAATCCTATAAAACCGTCTTCAATATATAATCTACCGTCAAAGTTATCATATTCCAATTTAACGAAATCATCATCAAACTCATTTTCGGTATTTTTACTATATACAATAAAACTATCTGGAAGTGTTCTATTAAACATATCTTTAACATGTTCATCAATAAATGAATATATTAATTTGTCTAGTCTATGTTCGGATATTATAAATTTCATTTCTTTTTCTTATTCATAAATTCAATCCCATAGTATCTTTTGGAATTCGGTTCAACATATTGTATTAACTCTTTGAATTTACTTTTCAAAACTGAAATATGAATTCCATCTGTGTTCTTTTCTTCTTTGACTTCGGGTTTATAAAAAAATTCTTCGGGGATATCGGGATTGCTATAAACTTTAATAATATAATCATACATATCATTATCCCTATCATATATAACATTAACCTTGAACTCAAAAGGTTCGGTAATAAAGTTACTCGTTAGATATTTGTTACCAACTGAGTTATATAATTTTTCAAGAGCGTTTGATAATTCACCAAGATTCATATAATATAAATATATTTTAATACCAATGAAGCCAAACTTTATTTACGGTCCACCCATAATGTATTTTGGCAAAAACCTTAATCATATTATCAAACTCTTCTCTTTCAGGTGACCCTGTTTCTAATAACCCAGGATTTAAAAAATCAAGATGGGTTATATCATACAACTCTTGAATAAAAGTAGTCCCAATATAAAACTCTTTATTTCTCCATTTATAATAAAATAATAATTGGTCACGTTCTTCATTAGAATATACTTCAGTTTCATCACCATAACGAGATGATTCTCTCACCACATCATAATTGTCAGGATACATCATTTCAAATAATTTATACAAAATATCGGACTGTCTTTCCAACTTAAGCATTTCATCTTGTGATTCCGTTATTATAAATTTCATAACAATAAATATATCATTAAGCAAAAAAAGGGGGCGGGGGGATTGAACCACGAACGAAGTGAGTTCGGACGGGTCGGTCTATACATCCGGTTGATTTAAGATAATATCGATATTTTTGGTAAGGGTAACCTTAGCGAAAGAAGAACTTTCAATCTTAGTGGTTTCCAAAACATTATCAAATAGTTTATCATAGTGAAAACCATTTCCACCAGTTGTTAGGATATTATAATTAGAAACAAACTCAATATTATATTCAGAATGATTGGAGCTTTCAATATTACAATCTAACATCTGTTCGAGCAATTGTCTGCACCCATAATGACCTATTGTGATTTTAGATATCTTATGATTTAATATATTTTCGGTCCATTCTCTAATAAGGGGTTCATATTCTTTAATCTCAAGGGAAAACAAATGAAAAAAATCCACAAAGAAAGAATACCTCCACCATAAATGATTATTAGGATTTAATTCAAGATACCAATACTTCTCATCTCTATTAATAAACCATACGCTCCCATTATAAGGAATAATCTCAACATCCTTTAGTTGTGTATATAACTCATTAAAGATAATTTGTTTTAACTTATCCGATACCATCTTTAAATTTATTTATTAGTATGTGATAATATCTCTTCCACACTATTATCATCATCAATTTCAAACATTGAAGTTGTAGATACCTTATGATTTAATACTTCTTCCACCTTTTCAATAGAGTGAGTGAAGTATGAATTAGTTGTAGATACCTTACAATTTAATACCTCTTCCGCCTCTTCGATTCCAATTGAAGTCGCAACCTGCGTTGTAGATACCTTATGATTTAATACCTCTTCCACCCATTCAGAAATAATCTTTGTATAGTCCTCAATACTTAAAGAAAATATCTTAAAAAAATCATTAAAGAAATCGTATCTCCACCATAACCTTCCACACTTTTCAAATTCAAAATACCAATACTTATTTTCCCTATGGATAAAAAATATACTATCTTGATAAGGAATAATCTCAACCTTACCAAGTTGATAATATAACTCCTTAAAGATAACCTGTTTTAATTTATCCGAAATCATACCACAAAGATAATAATTTTTTTTTAAAATAAAAAACCCCACCTAAAATAAGATGGGGTCGTTTTAACAATTCTTTTATTGAGAGGGGCTCAATATTTTTTATTTAGATAAAAAATTAATTAACATTTCCTTTTGTTCGTCTGATAAACTAATACCTCCACCATTTTTTGATGGTTGGTAGAAGAAACCCAATCTACCGTTAAAACGTTTAAATATAATATTATCCGTTAAGAAAAACTCGGATTCACCTCCATCACCAAATCTTTTTCTTTTAGGTGAGGGTCCTATCGTATCATCATCTTCCTCACCACCTGTAATTGAATAATTCAATTCATCAAGTACCACATCCACAGAAATCTCTTCATCATTCTGATTATAGAATACACCATCAGAATAACTTACAAGTGGGGTTCCTTCCTCAACCATTGTATTATAACTGTCCATAATTTCTTCAGGTGTTGAGGATTTCCCAAGTTCCATTACAACTCCACCATATTCTTTTGGGATACGAATCATATTCTCACCTTCTTCTCGTTCATTAACAACTCGTTTAACGAGTCGAATCAAATCTGATTCTGTTAATCGTATAGTTTTTTTCATAATGTATTTTTTATATATAAATATATTGAATTTTATAAAATTTTTTCCAGATTTTTTTTTCAGTTTTAGACCCTTCTAATATAATGGTTGTTTAAAGTATTATTATTTTCTATTATATCTCAAATTAGTATACATATTAATAAGTTCATCATCAGTTTCATCTCCTCGAAGATTAACACCTTCAACGTCCTTCAAATACCATTTAACACTATTAATAACCTTTTCATCATTTAATTCATTATCATAGAAATCTGAATCTAATTCAGTTTCTTTTTCTGATTCTTTAATAACCTTTTTTACAAGCTTCATTAAATCCCTTTCCGTTAATCTTATAACTTTTTTCATAATAATATTTTTATATATAAATATACTACCTGACTATAATGGGGAAATTTTCCAAAAATTTTTTCTGGAAATTTTTTATGAATACATTGCAAAGAGGATTATCCCCCCTTTTTACCCCGTCAATATGTCATATATGGAGGGGGGATACGGGGAGGGGAGGGGTATACCCCACCTATAAGGGAATCAGGGGGGAGGTATGTCATATCCTTTACCCCAAAAACATAATACCCCTCCCACCTCTTCTATAAGTAATCTCTGAGTGTCATGTCAAATGGGGGACATAACCAAATAAATTTATTAACAGACACTGTGTCATGTTAATAACTTTTAACAATAATAAATTTGTATATGTCGGGGGGATTTCGTACCTTTGTATTGTCAGTGGTTAATAACCGAGACGGGTCAGATAAGTCATATGTATCTAAGAGGGTATACTCCAGTATGCTCATAAGTGTGGGGGATTGTAGAATGTAAAGCACGTGGGAGTACACTCGGTCTCCTAATTAGGTTACAACGTATTGGTGTTCCCACCTGTTATTTAGAATGTGTCTACATTAGAGTGGATAATAATATGATTAACATTAGTCCCCCGAATACTCTTGCTATTAGTGTTTCATTTATCATACTACAAAGATAAGAAAAATAATTGATATAAAAAAATTTATTTTTATTTGGCCAGGTGAAATAAAGTTTGTATCTTTGTAAGATAAAATTAATGACAATGAGAGACGTTAGAATAGTTGAACACAAATTTGTTACGGGTGAGATAGCTTGGGGAATCCAAGAGAAAAACATATTTGGTAATTGGACTTATCTTGATGATGAATTGGTTAATACATGGTTACTTGTATTTAGAGCCCCTAAGTTCTATAAGTCATATAAGAAAGCCATGAAGGTGATGAAAAGAATTAAAAAATAAAATATGAAAACGACAAGTATAATTTTATTAATCCCAACGCTTGGGGTTTTTATGATGGCAATCTATGGACTATTAATTAAAGAGTATGGTCTATCTATTACAGCATTCGCGGTTACGGTATTTGGTATTACCGTGGCAATATTAAATAACAAATTTTATAGGTAATGAAAAAATATCTAAGTAGAGATAGGTTAAAGAATTATTCACTCATTGAAATAAATGAGCTCGTTATGTTTTCCCTTGAGTATTGTAAGAATAAACTTGGTATTAATAAGAGAAAGAAAAAGGAATTAACTTATGGAATTTATAATGGTGACATTAGTAATGAGTGTTATGGTTTTTATGACCCTTATGAGCATGAGATAACTATAATGCTTAAACAGAATAAAACTATCAAGGATGTTGTAAGTCTTATCTGTCATGAGTACACCCACTCTTTACAACCTTGCATTAGTAAGTATATGAAATTACTAAACAAGTATGGTTATGATGACCATCCCTTTGAAAGGGAAGCTATAAGTAATGAATATATCTTTAAAGAAATTCTAAGGGAGTATAGAAAGAAACTCATTTAATCTTTTAAGTGAGTGCTCCCTTATATCCATAGATAGAGAATTAAAATCTTCAGAGCTTAAGGTATTGTCCTTATGTATCTTCTCTATAATATCCCCCATGTTAGAATGAGTCAGTATCATGGGGGTTTGCCTTATGGGTTTGTTCTTACCTGTAAGTTCCATCATCTTATATCTACACTCTCCCTTATACTCACCACTTGAGTATTTTATAATATATTCTTCTCCTTCCTTGGAGACCTCTGTAATAAAGTCCTCTAAAACACCTGTTTGGTACATATCCCTTATATAAAAAAATTTGGTTTATTGGTAGTAATATAGGGGATTGTTAATAAAAATAAATGTTAAATTATTTGGATTTGTCATAATGTCAGTTACGTGTCAGATAGGGGATAATCCCTTTCCCACCTTTTATTACCACCTCTTACCACTTATTTACACTTTCTCCCACCACCTTTCTTCGTTATTAGTATCAGAAACACAAAAAAACCCCTCTGACGCTATCGTGGGCTCCATTTTTTTTAGTATATGTATTTCCCAGCTAAAAATATTAGTTAGTGTCCCTAAACGCGGGAAACACTTTAGTGTGTTAGAGTTTTACATTATTAACCTTCAACGTAAGGACATTAGTCCCCATTTAGTGACCATTCATATGACCATCTCAGACTTCCCCCTCATAGTTAGGAACACTATATATGGGATAAAATAAAGTTATTCTTTAAAGGTGAAACCTTACCATAATAACTTACCACAAATTCCCACCATATAATTCACCATATAGGTTTTTACATCAAAATAGAATTTTACCACAACACCAAAATAGAATTATAATACGTTCCTGTAATAAAGTGGGGGAAATTATGAAATGAACAAAGGAACGAAATACATTAGTGAAACGAAACGAAGTGTAGTGGAACGACCCACTGAAGGTGGGGAATGTATGGGAGTGAGTTTGTTTAGTTCATAATTTCTTATTATCTTTATATTTATACTATTATGGAAGAACTATTAGAAAATGTAGTAAGAAAATTAATCTTTAAAAAATACCCTTATCTTTATGATGTTAAAGTTGAGGATAGGTTTAATGATATCCCTAATTTAAAGTTTATGGTTGGGTCAGAATATGCTTGTTATTTAAAATCTGAGGAGTGTTTACCCGCTAAAAAACAAATGGAAATTGATACCGAAGTAAAACTCCTTTTTGAAATGTTATCTCCCCTTAAAAAATACGGTAGAGTCCCTAATGTATCTTGTTACTTTGATTGTGGGGAAGGTTATGAATTTCATAGTGAGCCAGGTTATAATCACTAAGTTTGTTTAGTTCATAATTTATTATTATCTTTGTATTATGGATAATTTAGAAAAGTTTTACGAACAGGAGAAAACCAAACTCGAAAGTTATATTGAGTATAATCAGAATAGAGACAAATCATTATATTCTTTTGATGAGATAGAGAAATTTAATAGTTATATTTCCCACTCATCACAATGGTTGGAAAAGATTAAAAGACTAATTGATGGGGATTACATTTTTGATTAATTTATTCTTATATTTGTATTATGAAAAAAACAACCGTTATAACTTTTCCTTGTAATAACTACATACACGTATATACAGAAAAATCAGGTTTAATACCTAGACTCCCCTATAAGTTACATAACTCCATTAAAGACGCCAAAAAGTATCTTAAAGAAACAAGAAATGTCTCTGATATTAAGGTGATTAAGAAGTAGTTCATAATTTCTTATTATCTTCATATTTATTACTATATGAAATTCATTATCACCGAATCTAAATTAGATAATATAATTGATTCTTTTATTGGCGAACTATTTTTGGGATTAAAACATAAAAGAGTTCCTAATCCTAATGGGTTGTATCATAGAGATGTTTGGTATGATGATAACGATAATGAAGTTATTATTATATTAACTTTAAATAAAGAATATAAGGGCTCTAAATCACGTATTGCTTTTGGCAATTCAGAAGTTTATTTGGCCGATGATTTTTACGGTTATATATTTAATTTGTTTAGCATGAAAACTTGGGAAGAAATACAAAGTCATTTATTAAAATGGTTTGAAAAACATATGAATATTAAAACTAACGAAATAATGACATTTTATGATAATGAACACATCTACTAATATTTATCTTATATGAAATTCATTATCACCGAATCTAAAATGGAACAAGTAATCTTTAAGTACTTGGATAATCAGGACTTTGTTAAGGTTGAAAAGGGGGTTTATATTTATTTTTTTAATTCGATAGAAGATGAGTTTTTTCAAATTAAATACGATAAAAATGTTGGTAAGTGTTATTTTAATGTTGATTTGGTGGACGAAATTTCTTCTTTTTTTTCTTTAGAGTATCTTGATTCTAAAAACCTTATCGGTAAGTGGGTTGAGAATACCTTACAAATTAAGGTGTTAGACGCAGTATTTTGTTTTGGTAAGATTAAGCCTTTGTCGGGAATACCTCGCAAATCAAGGTGTTAGACACAACAAGTAAGAAGACCACTTATTTTTAATAAATTGAGAATACCTAATTAAATTTGTCTAATCCATTTTTTATTATTATCTTTGTATTATGATTTCAGATAAATTAAAAAAGATTGTCTTTGATGAACTATATAGAGAACTTGGGAAGACTGAGATTATCAACTATAATGGTAATATATGGTTTATTGACAGACAAAAGAAGTACTGGTATTTTGAACTACAAAAAGATGGTAGATTGTGGTGGAGATATAGTTTCTTTAATGATTTTTTCTTATTATTTTCTCTTGACTCCGCTCGATTTGAGCCCATTTTAAAAGATTGGGTGGAAGAGGTATTAAATTGTAAGGTTAATACAACTGCTGTTGGTGCCATCACCATTTATAACCGGGTGGAAGAGGTATTAAATTGTAAGGTTAATACAACCGTACGTGTTGTCTTTTTTATGAATGAAGAGGTGGAAGAGGTATTAAATTGTAAGGTTAATGCAACAGATGGTGGTGTTTATTACGCTCCTGAATTGGTGGAAGAAGTATTAAATTGTAAGGTTGATAAAACCGCATCAAGTTTGGATAAGTGGATGGGAGAGATATTGAAATGTACTCCTGGTACTGCTAATGACCATCTTCACCAATTTAAATCTGAGGTGGAAGATATATTAAATCATACGGTAACTAATATGGATGGTGGCGAAATGATTGATGAAGAAAGTTATGTTGACAAGGTATTAAATCATACAATAAAATAATATGGATAGTAACTTACAAAAAATATTATCAGAATTTGAAGAACTTAAAGGTCAATTTGTAATAACTGAATCTTGGGATATAGAAAGGTTAATTGCTATTGGTGATGATGAGCAAGATTATTACTATGTAACATATAATGGTAGAAAAACAAAGTGGAATACTTGTGTTGGAAGTGTAATACCTTTGAAGGGTAGATTGACCGAAAAAGAATATGGAAAGTTTATTCGTATTGCAAAATTAAATCATTGGGACCAAGGTGTTTTGGGAAATTATAATGAAGAATTTATAACTAAACACAAAGAAGAAGTTTCTAAAGTAAACGGAACTGACAAATACCTTACAGAAATATGTTGGGACTTAAACTAATATGATTAGTTTGTAATTTCTACATAAACATAACCACTGGAACTTTCTTTAATCCCCTACTATAATAATCGTGGAATCTATGCCAACCATCTTCTATTAATTCATCATTGTCAGGATTTAGAATAATTGGCCATACCGACTCTTTATGTTTTTGAACATAATTTGAACCTACATAATCTTTATGATAATCATTGTAGTTATCATATCCCATTCTCTCGGCAATTTCTTTTGTTAGAGTTTTCATTGGAACTATACCATAAGCAAATGATTTGTTCTTATTTCTACCTACCGACATATAATCATTTATTAGAACCTTAACAAGTTCATCATTCTTTGAAACAATGTCCCTATCCAGGTCTAATGACCAATCAACAACGGGTCCTTCATACATATAAATTATTAATGACCTCTGATATTCAAATGGTAGTTCTTCAAACGCAACCGTCTTTAGATTATAATAAAAATCCGTTTCTTCCCTTAATATTCTTCTTATGGATTCTTGCAAATTTTCGGTTTCATCTTCCATATCCTCCAAACAATGATTTTCATCACCAATACTTTTTATTGGTCTATTTTTTGATTGGTTTTGATATTTTAGATTCAAATAATCTATTAAAGATAATTCAAACTCTTCTTTATTTAGGGATAATGCCTTTGAATAAATCCATAGTGTGGTATATGAGTCGCAGTCATCGACCCATAATGTTCCAAAATGATTTCTACTGAAAATTAATTTTTCATTTTTATCAAACCATTTTCCATATATGGTTCCCGATTCATCGGTATAAATTTCTAACTTTAATTTCTTAAATATATCATCATAAAGATTAAATAATCTTTTTATCATAGTTTCTTTAAGTCGCATATTAATAAATATCGTATATTTATGATTATGAAATTTATTATCACCGAATCAAAATTGGAAAACATTATCTTTAAGTATTTGGATAATCAGGACTTTATTGTGAAGGGTTATAAAAATACAGTTCGTTTTTTAAATTCTGAGGATGATGTGGATGGACTCATCGGTTATTCAAATGTAAGTGAAATGTGTTATTTTAAAAAAGACTTAGTTGATGAATTAATTGATTTTTTCTCTATTGAGAAGGTAACCGCCGGTGATATTATTGCTAAATGGGTGTCAAATAAGTTAAATGTTCCTGTTGTTGGTTACGGCATATTTTCATTCTAATTTGATTAGTTTATATATTTATACTATATGAAATTTATTATCACCGAATCAAAAATAGTTTCCGCGATGGAAAAGTATTTGGACAATCAAGATTTTATTCGTATTCATACTTATGACGGAGCTTACTTTGCCAATTCAGAAGATGATGAGATTGCTCAAATAATGTATGATTATGGTACGGGAATGTGTTATATTAATTCTGATTTGATTGTTGAGATGGATGGTTTCTTTTCATCAAAATATATTGTTACCAGAAACGTAATTGCTGGTTGGGTTGAGAATAAATTAAATGTGAAAGTCGTTGATACAAATAGTTGGATTGGTCTTGAAGCAACTTTGTTAAAAATGCCGGATAATTGGGTTTAAAATCATTTCTTTAATACCGAAAAATAATATCCATAGATATGACCTTCTAATGGTCTTGCCAATAATATTCTATCTTTTGTTTTTAATTCTTCTTTAACTTTATTCCAATCAACATTAGGTAACCAACTTCCATAACCATTTAGAAAACCAAACCAAGAACCGAAACATTCTGTAAATCCTCTTCCTCCATATCTTTCACTATGTTTAATAAAACAAAACTTCGCTTCTTCATCATCTTTAAAAACTTCTCTAAAGTATTGTAATATGAAATCAGAATAATTATTTTTTATATGTTCATATACTGAATCATAGTTGTCATCATATTCTTCTTGGTTAACCCATTTTAATAACTCTCCTGTTGTATTATCTATTATCTTATTAAGTCTAAATTCATCATCAGCATTAATGTCTTTATCTGTTAAAATTTCGGTTTTTAAAATCTTTTTAATTTTTTCATCGGATAAATCAACTCTTCTTTTAATGTAAGGAGATAATGAAGAACTGTTAATTTCTTCCATCAATATTCTTCTTATGGTTTGTTCTAAGTTCATCATGCAAATTTTATATGTAAGGCATTTAATCTTACTCCCTCAGTTTTATTAAAATTAGTTAATGTTGAAAACAACATAGTTAAATATTCTTCTATTTCTCTCATCAGTTCCATGTTGAAAACATCATCTATATCCAAACCCTCTCCATCTTTAGTTTTAAAAAATGGTCTAAGTTTTTTTAATTGTTGTTTAGCCCATTTTCTATTAACATTTAAAACACCATAAATTTCTACTTCATCACTAAAACCAGAATATAAAATATCTTTTATTTTAATACCTTCCCACCAATCATATCTTTTACCCATTAAATTATTTATTATTTCCTCAAATTTAACGTATGACATCCCCATTTCTTTTTCTCTATCCCTTGTCACATACCATTCTTTTAATGTTTTTTTCTTCTTAACACAATTTGGATATCGTTTTCCAAACATTGTCTTCATTCCTTTTTGGGTATATCCTGGCCAACATTTTTCGGTTAATTCAGATTCATTGGTTTCAGGTCTATCTGATTTCATATTTTTACTATATTTGTTCTCTTTTCTTAATACTTTTTTTATGGTTTCTTCCAATCTTTTGTCTTCATCAACAAATTTTACCATTAACCAAGTAAATGACATATATGTGGGTATTTGTGTGCCATATAGAGAAGAGAATATTGTTTTAAAATCATCTTGTATTTCTTTACTTAAATCTCCACCCATAATATCACCGAAACTTAACTCGGTATCTTCGGGAAAGGCTAAATCGTAATAATATTCTCTAAATTGTTTGTGTCCCCAATCTGAATCAACATATATTGTTCCTTTTAGATTTAAGAAACTTGGTTTATATTTTAATTTATTATAAATAACATTATCTATATCTATTTTCTTAAACCAACTATACTTCTTTGAGAATAACGCATTTACAAGTTTTGAATAATCTTTACCTAAATACATTTTATTAATGTCTTCTTTTCCCATACTGATAAATATATTAATTTTATGAATATCTTTATATTTATTGTTAATGAGAATTATAATATCAGAATCAAAAGCCCAAAGATTAGCCAAATTATATGTTTTAGATAAACTTAATAGTTTGAAATTGAGTCCTGAAGAAGATGGCTATAGCGAAAGTAATGATGATGAATTTCGTGTAGATTTTGATAAAACGAGTGAAATTGAACCTGGACTTGGGGCATTTTATTATGTTGACGGAACTTTAGAAGTTAGTCCTTCAATATTATATTTTTGTAATTTATTTTCAGGTGTTAAGGATGTTGGTGATTATAAAATTATTGGGAAATGGTTTGAAGTTAAATATGGCGTTGATGTTGATAGGATTTGGGAATGGTATGATGGCGCCCCTTAAAAAATATTTGTTATGAAATTTGTTATTACAGAAAGTAAATTTAAAAATGCGGTTTATAAATATTTGGATAACCAAGATTTTATTATTAAAGATAATAATAAACAATTTAATAATTATATTTACTTTTTAAATTCGGAAAATGATGACCACTCGGTTATTTCCGTTTATAAAAAAAACGCTTTTGGTGAAGAAAGAGATTGGGTGTTTGTTCATCATAATCTTATTGATGAGATTTCAGGTTTTTTTTCAATGAGTTATGATAATTCTGTAGAACTTATCACTTCTTGGGTTGGTCATAAGTTGGGGTTTGATTTAGTATTAAAAGGAACTAATTGGACTAATGGTCATAGGTTTATTATTCCAAAAAATGAATTTAATTAATCTTTTTAATAATTTCATCTACCAATTCATTTGTTGTTTTTTCTGTATTATCTGAATTTGTAATCGTTATTTTATTTGTATCTTTGTAATTTCTTTAGATTCTGTTATGTTTTCGGTTTCGTCAAAAATATGAACATCTAAAAATATTTTTGTTCTTTTACTTTTTGCCCACTCAAACTCCCAAACGGGTTCAAACCTAAATGGAAATACCTTTTTAAATTCATCACTTACCACACTGGAAAACCAACTTGTATGATTTGCCGCAGTATCAGGTCCTATATAAACATCTATAACTGTTCTGTTTGGTGATACTCTATTAACCTTTAAAAAGAGAACTTTCTCAAATTCATTATGATACAAATAATTCTTAACAATATCCTCTTGGACTCTAATATCGTTATAATCCAATTCTAATACTTCAAATAGTTTTTTAACACTTCCAACTAACTTAATCGCCTCCATAATTCCAAGATTTTGAACAACTTGCTCAAGTCTTGATTTAATTGTGTGTTCCTCATTTAATACTTTTCTAATAATCTGTTTAAGATTCATATTTATAAATATATTGATATTGTTTCTAATATAATTAATTATTATCTTTATTTTGTGGTTTCTGATAAATTAAAAAAAATTATCTTTGATGAATTATACTTTAATTTAAGTACGGTTGAAATTATTTGTTACGATAAGTCTATTTGGTTTATTGATAGGGAGAAAAAATTTTGGTATTTTCAGTTTGTAAGGGGAACATTGTGGTACAGATATGATTATTTTCATTTTTTCTTTAAAATGTTTTCATTAATTGAAGATGATTTTAAACCAATCTTGATGAGTTGGGTTGAAGAAGTTATTAATACAGATGTTGTTAAAATAAGTAAGAATATGAAAAGAGTTAAAAATTTGGAGGAGTCTTTAAATTATAAAGTTAGAAGTTTTTATGGTGTTCCTTTTGATATGGAGAGGTCTGTTGACGAGGTTACCGAAAATAATTTGGGGTATTATGATGAACCAATACTTGTTGGTAATGTTTTAAAACATAAAGATGATTTGGTTGTTAATGATATTATTGGGACTAATAACGTTTCTCAATATTTGTTAAACGAGGTATTAAGTAAGTGGCGAGATTAATTATCCTCTTCAGAATTGGTTAGATAGTCATCCATCATCTCTATAACTTTTGGAGTTACATTTGGTATGTCGTTTATCTCAATATCGAAATTCCATAAGAAGTTATCTTCCATATCATATATTCCATTTTCAGGTGAATAATAAACTATATTTGTTGCAAAGTTATTTATATCATTTGATATATTAACATAATAGTCTAAAGCCCTTTCTTTACTACCACCAAAATCATACCCTAAAATATCTATGGCAGTTTTCCAATCCCACATTCCTTCATCTAATCTTGATAAAATAAAAATCTCACCATATGTTTCCATCCCTGTAATACCTTTCTTACTTTTCTTTGGCTTTCTTTGGATGATGACTGCGTGTCTTCCTTTATGATACTCCTCCCAATCTGTTAAATCATCATTAATACACCATTGGCAATTTGTAGCATATTTTTGTAATGCTCTATGAGTTAATGGAACAACAACAATTATATTATCATCCTTATATAATTCCACCCTTTCACTTCTTGGAACTCTAACTTCATTTAATTTTTCTTTTTTATCTTTGATAACCCTAACAATTGCAGGACCATATCGTTCGTTATATTGATTAAATGACCGTGAAGTTCTTTTTTCATCCCCAACATCTAAACCTCTTGTTCCGAATAAAGATTTTCTATGTCCAAACATTTTGTCCATGTCTTTAAAATTATCAAAATAGTGGTCATCATAGTCTTTATCATCGAAAAATTCATCGTTGTATGAGAAATCGTTATCGTCAACCCAATAATTGGGTAATTTAGCAAAACCATAATAAACTTTATTTAATTTACTATTATCTCTTCCACATTTATGACAAACGTATGGGTCATCGCCTCCATCAGATAATTTCCAAGACCATCCACATTTACAATTAACGGATTCTGATTCTTCTTTTAGTATTCTTTTTATTGTTTGTCTTAGGTTCATACAAATAAATATTATAATTTTTCGTATATTTATAATTTATATGAAATATCTAATCACAGAAAGTAGGATGTTATCGGTCATGATTCGTCACATTGAGTTAACAATGCCTATTCTATTAAAACCATTAGATTCAAAATTAAAACATATAGGCCTTGGCTCTAATGATTATAGTAGAGAATACGACATATTCAAAACAGAATACTATACTCAAGATGGTGAATTAATAATTGAAGAGTATTCGGATAATGATTATTATCATGCTCAAGAAAGGTGGAGTGTAAATCCTGAGTTAGAATACCTTTATGAACTTTTTGGTGATGAAACTTTTGAAAAGTTTTTTTTGGAATTTCATAAAATAGATTTATCCTCTAAAGGAAATAAAACATTTAATTGGTTTTTTTGGTAATATGAAATATCTAATAACGGAAAATAAACTTAAATCATTAATGTTTGAATACATCCTAAATTTATTTGAACATAATGATAAAGGTGAACTTAATTGGACTTATGCTGAAGATGAATTTGGTAATGAAGATGGTGACCGTATGTATTTTTATTTCGGTAATTGGGGTAACCAAGATGTTGCATTTGAGTGGGTTAATGAAGGGGTAAATGATATCAATTCTCCAATATTGTATATGGATAATGATATAAAAAAGGAACTTGATTTAACATTTAGTGATAAATGGGTTGACACTTTTAAAGAATTTGTAAAACATAACTACGATATAACATTTAATTCTTTGTCTGATAGATATGAGACTTGGGAGTCTAATCCGAATGATGAAGATGAGGAATTTGATGATGAGGATGAGTTTGATTTAGATGATGAAAATTAATTTGACCATTTAATATTATTTTAATAATATTAAGTATGAGTCAAAGTAGAAATATAATTGGTGTTCAATTCGAGAACACAATTTGTGAATCAAAAGGTTGGAAAAAAATAACTAAATCTCCTAAGATAAAATGGACTGGTCAAGGTCCTTGCAACTTTTCAAAAATACTTTCGGTAAATTTTGATATTAATAAATTCAAACCAATGTCAGATTCCACATTCGAGAAATATGATGCCGTAAGTCAAAATGGTGATAAGATTGAGATAAAGAAATACAAAAAATCTAAGGTAAAAAATTGGACAATGTATTCTGAACCTATGTTTAAAGTTTCTACTAAACAGGATTTAATTAAATTAGTAGATTTGTACGGTCAGGGTTCTTTGGATTTGGCCAAAACAAAATATAATGACTTTGTTTGTAATATGTTCAATAATATTGATAATGACATAATTAATAAGATTACTAAAACAAATATTGGAATTCAATTTGAAGATGATTTTCTTCCTCACTCTGAGTTAGAGTATCGTTGGGAGATATGTAGTGGTTGGAGAGGTTTTAAAAGGTTATCGATTATGTTTAAAGTTAGGGATTAGGATAACCAATCTCTTTCTTTACTAGCTCTTTCTCTAAGCTTAGGTAAAAATAAATTTCTTACTGTATTAAAAACTATTGGTATATATTTTTCTTCATACCATTCTATAAGAGTATCAACATTTTTATATACCGAACCTATAGTAATGTTTTTATAATAATCTCCTTGAATTTCTCCCTCTATTTCAAATATAACATCGTGATTATCATCAACTATTGTGTAAGAAGTAACATCAATTGGTATATTTGATTCTCCCTCCCAAAATGGAGTTGCGTAACAAGTTATTATTTCTGTTTCATCATCTTCAGAATAATAAGTTGTTTTACTTTCTATTACCCAAGTAACCGTGCCTTCCAAACCATCATACCCAATTACAACATTAAATCCATCGTGTTCAAAGTCTTTAATTAATTCTCCATCATAAAATAATAAATTAATAATATCATAAGCTATATCCGCATCACCAATAACCATATCAGAAAGTCTTGCCAGTTTAAGTTTGGAAATACCTAATAATTTTGACACATAATTTAGTCCGTGTTCATCAACTAATTTTTTTAATTTTTCAATATATTTTTTGTTTTGCATATTAAATAAATATATTTATGTTTTAATTTATTTGTATATTTATAGTTTATGAGATTAAGATTAACTGAACCTGAATTAAAAAAAGTTATCATTAAAATGGTTAATGAGGTCTTAAAACCATCTCAATTTAGAAAATACGCAAAAGAATTTAATAGAGAAAGGTATTCTGACATATTTAAAACACTTGGCGATAAGTATGGTCACGATAGAAACTATTATAGAATCTACATTCCATTACAATCATCTTCACAAGAAGGTCCCGTATCAGAAACTCAAAAAGAAGTTACAAAGTTTTTAGAAGATAATGGATATAAAGTATTGGATTACGTTAAAGGAACCGCTAAGTATGGTGATTCAAAAAATGTAACAACTATTGGTAAAGCATTATCAAGACTTAAATCTGACGCTTTAATGAAAAAATTTGTATCTGATGAATCAAGGAAATCTTTAACATCTGACGCATCTAATCTAATGGTTGTAATATCAAGACATCCTTATGATATTGCCGGTTCAGATACAGATAGAAATTGGACTAATTGTATGACTATGGGTCACTCTGATTCGTTAAGAATTAAAGAACTTGAAAATTCATTAAGGGAAGCCAAAATGAAATACGAGACTTATAAAGCTGAAGCTGAGAGTGGACCTAAAGAAGTTGCATCCGCATTTTTCTTTCCTGAGAGGGAAGTAATTCCTTACGAAAAACAAGAAAAAATTAGACAACTTTACAAAAAAATAATTGAAATAGAGAAGGAAATTAACGATAGAAAAGAAGAGGGTCAGAATGTTAACTACTTATTAAATGATGTTAAAGAAGGTTCATTAATCTCTTATCTAATTAAAAATAATGATAAGAATATTCAAAATCCTTTATCGGTTTTAAATATTAAACCGTATGAAAATGAGGAAGATTATGATGATATTATATTAATTTCTGATAATAAAATGTACGGCCAAGGTAGACCTGAATTTAAATCAACTGTCGACTTAATTTTAAATCAAATTAATGGTGATATTAAAGGTAGTTACTACTGTTTGAATGAAAAAATATACTCCGACTCTCAAGATAAAAGAATTAAAATAAAATGAATTTTAAAATTAATGAACATAAAATATCGAAAGTAATTAAAGGTTATTTGCAATCGTTTTTTAATGAAGATAAATTTGATTGGGTTAAAGAAATTGAAATTGAAGTTTCGGATACCAAATTAAGTGGTTGGAAAGACTCTTATCCTGTTTTTAAATATAATGTTACTTCAAATGAGGATTTTGTTCCTACTCTTTATATTGCTGATTTAGCGGCAAAAATTGATGATGTTCACAATTTAATATTTCCAAAAACTATTGACGGACCTACCGCCTTTTACTCTATATATTTAATATACCCCGATGGACGCGTTCGACCTCTTTTTCAGTAGAGTCACACTCTTTAACGTATTCTGAAAATACTGCGGTTGATTTACCCACAAAATTATATACTAAAAACCAAGCCTCATCCATTAATTTTTCATACATATCATTTACAGCCATTGTTCTTGGCCAATATTTTGTTCCGTAACCACCTATAAATGTAATAACTAATTTATACTGAACATATTTTTGTTGACCCATTAAAACTTCAATATTTTTGGGGTGTATAACTTTAACTTTACATACGATATCTTTGTTAGGTTCTACAAAAGTGGTGTTTAATACAGCATCAATTGCAAAACTAATATCATTTTCACCAGCGTCTGCCGATTCATTAATACCCATTATCTCTTTTACCCTTAATATATTTTCGTTCAACTTCATATATCCAATAAATATCACTATATTTATAATAGTATGGAACTTTTAAACTTAACTTGGTATTATGAACATCCGTTTGATTATGAAATCAAACAATATGTTTTGTTATCTTATTTAAGAAAAGTTGAGGATTCTTTTTTACAAAAAATGTTATCTCCTCATTTACTTCATTTAGAAAAATTAAATAAGGAACTCAGTAATTTTAAACAAAACTATCAATATCTACTTGAAAAGGTTGAGATGAAAAATTATAAGTATTTTAAGAATGAGTCTGTTTGTGATTTACAGGAGAAAACCATTTTGGAGATTAATGATATTGTTGAGTTCTCAATTCCCCAAATAACTTCAAAGATTGATATGGGTTATAAGATATATAAAACTCATATTCAGTTGTTATATTAATAATTTGATTTTATTTAGAACATTTACTATATTTGTAATATTAAACTACAAATAATATGGAACACTTTGAAATGGTATTTAAAAATTTTTTGGATATGCAACAAAAAACTCTTGGCATTATCTATGATAATAACCCTATAAAATCTTTATCTTTGGGTAAAGAATATTTGGAGGTTATTGAAAATAATATTAAATTTCATAATGCGGCAATTAGTTATCACAAATCAATTGTTGAGATGAATGAGGTTTTAAAAGATAATATTAATTTATTTAACCCTAATAAAAAATGAAAAAATTATTAATTTTAGGTTCAGTGTTAATAGTAAGTTGTACTGGACTAAAAAAAATTGACACCGTAGGGTTTTACTCGTCTGAGAATGTTATTATGTATGAGAAAGACACTGTTGCCACGTTATCAGCAATTGAATACTCTATCGATAACGGTAAATATGTTAAAGAAATGACATTTAAACTCGTTGATATGAATCATGCAGATAAGGTTAAAAACTTACTTTATTTTGTTCATAAACAACATAAGGATTGGGAGATTGAATTGGATTACCCTATTAATAACTTTAAAGTAAATAAACAATGAATAATTTAACAATTAAATTATTAAATATTTTCGGATTAGTATTCTCTTTATTATGTATCTTATCTTCCTGTGCCGAACAGGATTGGTCTGAGGTTATGGCTTGGGCGGTTGTAACAATATATTACATTAGAGATATTTTTTTCTTAAAGTGGTAACTATATATTAGTTTTATCGTATTTATGGGTATGAGGAAATATATCATCATACTATTTATTACACTATCTTCGTTTGTTAGGTCACAGACTTGTACCACTTTAGTTGCGTATGATTATATTGAAACTTATGATTGGGTTGGACTTTGGTTTGGTAATACTTTAAATAGTTCTTACTTTATTGATGCTTCAGTCTCACCTACAACAAGTGCTGTTATTTATGGTAATGGAGCTGGAAGTTCGGCAATAGAACAAGATTGGTATGTTCTTCCTAATATAACAGGATTAAACCCTTCATATACATATCAATTTAAATTTAGATTAGGTTCTTATGTATTTTCAAATTCAACCGCAACAACAAGAGGGGTTGATTCTCCTGATTTAGTTGAGGTTCAAGTATCAACAAATGGTGAAATATCTTATACATCGGAAATTAGAATAACGGGAAATAATAATGCAACTTGGAATTATAATACTTTAGGAGTTATTAATAAAACCGCAAATGGTGCTTTAACAACGTATACTCCTGCGGGTGGAGGAAATAGAACAACAACAGGAGATGGTTATTCGGATATTACTTTAACTTTAACAGGTATATCTCAAATCGCTATAGATATTCTTTGTAGGGTAAATGCCGCTGGAGAAGAATGGTGGTTAGATAATATGGAACTATATGAAATTGCTCCTTGCGCCCCACTACCAGTTCAACTTGTAAATTTTAATGGAACAAATGATGGTAAATATAATAATTTAAATTGGAAAACATTTAGTGAAACAAACAATAGTCACTTTGAAGTTGGAAGGAGTTTAGACGCGATTAATTGGTCTAGTATCGGTATTGTATTTGGTAATGGTACGACTTTACAAGAACAATTATATCAGTACAATGATTATGAATTTATAAATAACTCAATTAATTATTACAGATTAAAACAAATTGACTACGATGGTAACTTTGAATATTCCGATATCATTGGAATTAGAAATGATATTAATAGAAAGATTGTAAAACTAATTTCTTTAGAAGGTAAAGAAGTTGATGAAAATTATAAGGGATTTGTTATTGAATGTTATGATGATGGAACTTATATGAAAAGAATTCAGTATTAACTCATAAAATGGCAATGCACATCTAAAGTCATAATATCGTTTTGCATTATAAGACTATTAACTAAACTACCGGCGTAAGTAACGTTTTCTGATGTAGGTTTTTTTATCAATCCAAATTTATCAAATGAAACTTTTCCAAAAGAAGATTCAAATACTTTTTCAAGTTTTTTAAGTTCACCTGATAATTCTTCAATACTAGGATTATCCATTTCTATTTTTATAATTACTCGATAAAGAACCATATCCAAACCATAATTGGGGCTAATATCTTTATCGTCTATAACAATTTCATATATTTCGTAATATTTATCAACTAAATTAAAAAGGTCTTTTAATTTTTCTGTTGATTTTACTAAGTTTTGAAATATCTGTTTTTTATCGTAAATTGATTCGCTCATCTTATATTTCTTTTAATTGGTGCTGACGTACTTTCAATAGCTTTATCTACCTGTACACCACTTATATTTTCAATCTTATCCACTCTTTTTTCCAATAATTCTATTCTAAATCTACTCTCAGATGGTGGATATTCCATAAATACTTTTGTCGCTTGATTAACACCCTCAATCTGTCCTTGGAGTGTTGCAACTTGTCTCTCTAATGTAACATTTTTTGTCTCTAAAGTTTCTATTCTATTTTTTTGTTTGTTCTTATCTTGAACCCAAAATACAATTGTTATAACCCAACCTATTGCGATGACTAATGTAGATATAACCCACTTCATATCTTTGATTGAAAATGAGAATCTTTTTTCCATTATATTGTTTTCTAGTTCGCTCATAATGCTGACATATTACCCCATCTTATATAATATAGTGGTGATTTTAATTTACTTCTAAATATTAAATTACTTGGACAATACTGACCATAGAAAGTTATCCCTAAAGGTGAATAATCATAAGCAACTAATTTTAATCCTCCACCTTCACTAATATGAACCGTAACATTTCTTATATTTGTAGATGTATAAGAAGCTCTATAACCATCCCAATAATAACTTTGCGAATATAACCAAAAATAAAACGTATAGTAACCATAGTTATCAGGATAAACAGTTCTTGTTATCATAAAATCAAAATCATTGTAGACATTAAATCCTCTGTTTGGAGACCAATATCCTGAGTTTGATTGTTTCCAACTAACGTAAGTCTCGGTTTCATTTCCTTGACCGAAAGATGTTGTGATAAAGAAAAATAATATAAGTAAAAACTTTTTAAATATATTCATTACCACTGACCATATTCGTTATATCTGTTTATTACTTCACCTAAATTAAAATGTATGTTTAGTCCTAATGATTCTCTACATAGACCTTGTATATCATAGAGAATATCATCAACCGCAATACCAGTAACGCTATCATAAACAAAACCCAAGGTAAAAATGTAAACTTTTTCAGGAGTGATTTTAAACTCACTGACCCTACTATCTTCGACTTTAATTTTCTCAACGACATGGATATCTTCCCAAGTACCATCACTAATGTTGTCAGGAATGTTGTCTTCATTTTCTTCTTTAAGTTTTTTTAAATAATCCAATTGATAGTTAATCTCATTTTGAACTACTTTTTCAAGTTTATTTTCAGTTATTAATATTTTCATATATTAAAACTTATTTAAATACAACGCTCCATCTTCCAGTTTCAGGGATAACTTCATTTACTTTAGTAATATTGTTTTTAAGAAAATCTCTAAAATTAACAATTCCAAATCTTTCAAATCCTTTTGAAGATATACGACTATAATCACCAGTTTTAATTGCTTTAGCAATTAACTTATTATAATCGTCCATGTTTTTAGCGTTTAAAATTTTATCCCACTCAATATATTTAGACCATTCGGTATCGGCACCAAATGACCGATTTGAAATCCTATTTCCTGAAAACATATTACGTACCGCACTTGTTGAAGCTCCGGCCGTATTTGATTGAGCGGCACTTCCTGACTGACTAGGTTGTGCCTTAGACCTAATATCTTTCCACCCAGTATTACCCTTACTTTTAGCATAACTATTAAGAAATTTTTTAGTTTGTTCTTGCGCCATTTGGGGATTGGTTCCGCTTGGGTCGAAAGCATGTATTAATTTTGCTTCTAAAGTTTGTATATCATCAATTTTACCGCTTTTTATTGATAAATTAACAATATCATCAATATTTTTAGATAACGCAACTTCACTTGTTCTAAACGCTCTTATTAAATCATCTTCAGATTGAGTGATGGCTTTTCTTGCGAATTTAGACAATGCACCAATAAACGAACTAAATATGTCCTCATTTAATAAATTAACATTATACATTTTAAGAATGTTATTTTTTTCTTCTTCAGTAATTATAAATTTTTTCATTTTTTATTTTATTTTATTTTATTTACCATTGTATTCCTGCGGCAACCTTTTTAGCACTTTCAGGTGGAGGAGTATTTAAATCAATTGTTGATGTATTATTATATTTATCATACGCCGCACTATAAGTCAAACCCGCACCCATATAAGCACCGGTTATCCCCGCAAATTTTAAACCACTTTTAGCGATGTTTTTTAAAACTTTTTTTGTTTTATTATTTGTGACTTTATTACTGGCGTTATTTGTGATATTTTTACTATATTGATTTAGTTCTTGAGTTATTAATGAGTTTTCTTTTGATATTCCATTAACAACTTCTAATTCGTTCGCAGTTAATTTTGCATTCGAACCTTTTTTAGCCAATTTTGTAGATAACGCTTTCATACCTTTTTGACCTAATTTATTAATCGCAGGTATTTTTGAAACCACGGTTCCCAATAAAGGTAAGACCGAAAACATTGCGGTCATTCCGGCGGTTTTTTTGTCTCCTTCATTGTAATATAACGCAGCGTCTGCAAATCCAATACCCGCACTAATAAAAACTCCCACAACAGGGATAAAGGCGGTTGCTATTTGAGTAATTAACAATAGAGTGTGTGGGTCTTTCACTACATATTTTGCTTCATCTTCTGCGGTTTTTATTATTCTATTAACTTTTTTGTAATCCGAGTCACTTCTAACACCAATTGTATTAGCTAATGCGTTACCTTGTCTATCCATAGCAAAATCAGACCTCTGTTCTTTTATATAATAAAAATTCAAAATATTTTTTCGTTCTTCTTCTGATATTAATAATAAATTTTTCATTATTATATTTTTTAATATAAATATCACCATAAACAAAAAAACCCCAATCATTATACTGATTGGGATTCTTCTTATTTTAAATCATAATACTCACTAACTTCATCCAATTGAGAAGGGTCAACAACAAACGATTCCCAATCATCTTTTGCAACTTCAACATCCTTAACATCAATGTAGAATGTTTTAGGTGTGAATGGAAATGATTTTACATAACCTTTCTTACCAACCATCTTACTTCTATCACCTGTTTTATAATCTTCTTCAGATAACCAAGCCATACCACTCCAACAAGTTCCATTTTGGTCTCGTTTAATAACCGCATCAATGTAATACGCTTGACCATCTTTACCATCTTTAAAGAGAGCTGAACATCTTTTGTTTTGATACCAAGATTTATCACCTCCCAAATCTCTTACATCACCCCACTCTTCATCTTTACCGGTAATTGGTTGTAGTGGTTCATAGTTGGCTAATTTATTAAATAGTTTTGCTACATAAGGTGCTGACATTCCTGAATGACCTTGTTTTGCAAATACCTCTACCAATTCCATCACATCCTTTGCCACCATTCCAGCATAGTCAGAATCTTCATCAAAAAGTCCTGCTATTTCTAATTCCATTTTTGCGTGTTCTATTAGTCCCATATTATTTTTATTTTTTAAATTTAATTACCAAGTTCCAGGTGTATTATATTGTTTGGTTTTTACATTTGGTACCATCTTGTTTCCGATTACACATCCACAAATACCACTACCACCATTTTTGGGATTACAACCACAAAGTTCAGAATAAGGCACCATTCCGTTACCCTCTAAAGTTAGAGTCGGTGAATAATTTACATTTGGAAGTGATATAGGTTTCTTATCAGATTCGTATAGGTCTAATAACCTGAATACTTCGTGTTTGAATTGAGATATGGTTCCAGTTCTTTCAAACTCAATTTCAATTAATTGTTTTAATGTTTCTATTGTCATATTGTTTTTCATTTTTTAATATCACTAAAATGTATTCCACACTGCAAACATACTAGATATTCTTCAATTAACCAAGAAGAATAACCAGTCCCAATGATACCATTATTTTCATATTTTTTATGGTGATGTTTGTTTGTTGATGTGCAAGCAGGACAAGGTATATTATTAATACGTTCTTTTTCTTCTTCCTCTTTTTTCTTTTTCTTCTCAAACTCTAATCTTTCTTGTTCTTTGATACGAGCACCAAAGTCACCAACATCAAGTTTTTTCCAATTATCACCATTAATAGTATTGAAATTTATTTTAGTTCGTTTACTCATCATTTCTGTTTTGTTCTCTAATCTTTGTTTCTAATTCCAACATGCCAATAAAACATTGTCTCATATGAGAATATGTTTGTCCTAATTGAAATCCATATACCACATCATCTTTTTCCTTTTCACAGAGCCATTTTATTGTATCGGCATGAGACTCAAACATAGTTTTGTAGTATGTAATCTCCTCAAATTGTTCTCTTGTTATTTTATACTCTTTATTCATAATTTAATTGTTAATTCTTCCCTTGTTAAGGCAAAGTATAAGTTTTGTAATTGGTGAACATAATCTAAAGGAATGTAATGAGAGTAAACCTCAAAACAGAATTTATTATTATCTTCATTAGACCTTTCTAAGTTAAACGCTCCTTTAACCCAATCCAATCTGTCCTTATCTTTTATATCAAACCCAAACTTCTCCAACCATTCATCTGTTAGTGGAATACCTTTGGTTCTTTCATAATCCTCTAAGGTATCTTGAGTTTCTTCCAAATCAACTACCGTGCAAGATAGATGGCCTATATCAATAACCTTGGCAATTCTATTACCTAAATCTACTAAATTCCCTATTCTTAATTCTTGCGCTTTCATTTTAATCTTTATCTTCTATTCTATAATCAATATAACAATATCCTGTGTATAAAACAAGTGTTATGAAAAGCCACGAGTCTCCGACAGATGGGTCTACTTTTTTCAACATAACATCTAATGATATGATAATCATAAACCCAAAAAGTATTTTTAAAGTGTATCTTAAATAATGTTTCATAATTCATTAAACCATTCGTGATACTTTATTCTCGCTAATCTTGCCTCACCACTATGAGTTTTACCCTCAGAATGAAATGTATCTAATACAAGTTTACCAAACTCATATAATTCTTTCTTCATATCTTCTTGGCATTGAATGTAGCCCTTGATATAACCCATTGGTGCCGCAGTAAAGAATGGATTGTGTAAATTATCCTTGTATTCTTCTTGAGCTAACTGCTCTATCTCTTGTCGTGTTTTCATAATTTATTTTCTACAAATAATTAAACTATCATTTTCCATCAAAACACTACCAACCTCAATTAGTTTACCATCTTGTTTATTCACAAGTATTAATGATTGAGTATGTTTACCTACAGTGTAAGTTGTTGAATTAACTTGATTATTTAATATAGCAACTCTAACATAGTGACCTCCATCAGTTGCAACTGAATATATTTTTAACCCTTTCAATTCATCAGGTAAATTTGATTCATTACCATTTAATCGTAACTGAGTTGTTCCTGGGTCTGCACAGGAAGTAAGACCAACAATCGCCAATGCGATAATACTTAATTTTAATTTCATATTTTATTTTATTAATTTAGCATACATTCCATCAATAACTTCAAACTCTACTTCCTTACCTTCTTTCAATACAACTATTGGTTTTGGATTGTTGATATCGAATGTATCTTTCACTATTGGTAGTGATTGAAATAAAGGACCGTTTAAAGTAGCTTGAAAATGTATTACATGCCACTTATCATTATCATCTTTATGTAGTGTTCCTTTTAAAGCCATTCCTTTTCATCTCTTAAATAAATCAAAAAGTCTCTGAAAGTTGCAATTGCGCTTGGTGACATTTTAAGTTCTTCCAACACCTTGATTGAGTCAGTATTGTTTAATATAACACCATTTAACCACGTTGGATTATCCCAATGTTCTTCTTTCCAAGGTTCAGGTCGCTTATCAATAAATTCAATATATAAACTATTTTTATATTTTAATTCACCATCCCCATCAATAAGAACAACCGCTCTAAATATGAAGTCCTCAGTTTCAAACATACAATTTTGGTTGTATATAATCCCATCCTCATCAAAAAGACTAACTGATATAGTAGGTATTGGTTTATCAACATAGCTGTCCGCCTTAACATACCAAACTCCGTTTATTTGTATTCTATCTTCCATATTTTTAAATTTTTAAATTTCTGAATCCCATTGTGAAACAACAAATTTTAACTCAACAAATCCATCTCCATCATTAATGTAATCAACTTCAAATCCACCTGTTGAAACTCTTGTTTTATCATTAATCGACATCTTCAATAATCTTCTCGCTTCACTTCTTAACTCGGACTTACTTGGAACACCATTTTCGGTGCCAACCCATTCCCATTTAAGTAAACTCATAACTTCGTGAACTTTGTCAAAATCAAAGTTATCCATAATATTTCCGATTGCTTCAAATTCCTTTTCTGTCATAATACAAAGATACGAAATTATTTTTAATTTACCAAATTTATCTTCGGTTATTTTTTCCCACATTATATCCCGCCCAAAACCAAAGGATAAACCCAATGTATACTAATATTGTTGTTATCATATTGTAGTCAGGGTGAGACTTGAACTCACACGATGGATTTTTTCAAGGTTATATTCATTGTTTTTCAGTTGCAACATCCATCCAACCCTTAAGCGTCTAACATTCCGCCACCTGACTCGGACTCGAACCGTTGAAAACAACACCTTTCGGCGAAACAAAACCCTGACCCCAGAGTTTTATTTTCAGTAATCAGAGTGGGATTCTAACCCACACGATGATTGAGAACTGATTAACCCCGCTATTGTTTATGTCCTAAGACAAAGGAGTTACACCTTCCGGCAAAATCATCACAGTTGCGTCTTCCGTTTCCGCCATCTGACTAACGACACTTCTATGTCAACGAGGTAGATTGTTTTTTGTTCAGTCTATGCTTTCTGGAACTCTACCGAAACCAAGTGTAATCAGGGTCGGGTTCGAACCGACTTCGTCCTTCCAGATAAACAATCAACCTTGTTTATCCTTACAATGAAGGGTGTTACCATATACACCACCTGACTATATGACCGTTTTTTCCTCACATTTAGCCCAATACACCAGTGAGACAGTGATTGGATTTTGATTACAGTGACTCTTTCAAGTCGTTCCCACGGACAAACTGATTCAGTAGTCAGGGTGGGATTTGAACCCACACGGTCTACGGCTCTCCTAGCTGGCCCAACTAACGGGACTCGAACCCAAATGCGTGTGACCTAACTCCAGCTCTAGCGTCTACCAATTCCGCCACCTGACTATATTTCCCCACTTGAGATTCGGTGAGTAGTTATTTCGGTTTTTTCCTATTGATGAAACCTACAGGGCATCCCCTATTAAAAAAGTCACACAACGTAGGAGAGGGTGTGATTGCCGCCTTGAGCCCTACGAACTGGCATTTTCGCTGTCCAGATTTTAGCGAGTCCTGTTTAACCATCTATTGACCAAAGACCAATGAGTATCTCTTACTCATTGTAGTCAGGACAGGATTCGAACCTGTTTAGCCGTATACTACCCGTAGTAGGATTTGGCCAGTTACGTCACTGACTTGACAGTCGTATACATTCATTCCCACACTAATGACACCAAATGTCACCTGACTATTTGAGGGTGAGAAGTCCTCTGTGTTGGTAGAGCACAACTTGATTCCTCTACTGGTAATGCACTTCCTTTCTCAAGGGAACAACACAATAAATCTTTCAAAGAACAATACAAAGATACAAAATCTTCTTTAATTTACCAAATTATTTTAAAAACTTAATTATCTTTTCTTTGACTCCTGATTGTTTAATACCTTCTTTTGAACGGGGAGTATGAACAAAGTTTGTTAAACCATATTTATAGTTTCCATCGATACCACCGTATTGTTCCTTCATATTCAAATCATCAACCGCAACCCACTTTGTAACATCGGGATGTGCCTCCAACCAATTTAAAATCTCAAAACTACGTGTTGCTTCAAGTTCATTATTTGGTGTTATAGTCATAAATTGTTTCCAATCTAAACCAGTTGTGGTATAATCAATCGGAACTTTCTTAACTCCACGAATACGATAAAGTTCTTGCATCTGTTCTAATGGTGCGTGAAAACGCCAATCCGAACTAATAACAATTTCACAATCTGTTTCTTCAATAATCTGATTTAATACCTTAATCGCTTTATCATTAAATCGGTCAAATACAGAGTCCAATCCTTCTTTATTTTTGAAACGAGAACCCCATTCCGTTGAAAGGCAGATGACACCATCGTGGTCGAGGAAGATTACCGGTTTAACAAACAATTCATCAATCTCTTTCATAACTTCTTCATTTGATACAAACTGACCGTTGTTAACACGTTCAACCGCCTCATCAATCTCTTTATTATATGTCTTTTTATCGGTTTCCATAATACAAAGATACAAAATTAATTTGAATTAAACAAAAAAAACCTGAAAAATTATTTCAGGTTTTAAATATAAATTTCGTAATAATCTGTTTTTTTCATTCGTAAAACAATAATTTAACTAAACCTAACAAATGATAAACAACATTAAAACGATTGTTTATCATCGGACGTTAGTGATAATAATCAATTCACCTTTCGTAATTGGTGTGTGAATTCAAAACTTCTACCATTAGGCCATCTTACATCAACTTCACCTTCATCCATTTCAAAAGGAGGCTCAACTATAATTCCCACACCAATTCCTCTTCCCCAACTATCAAAATCATTTGGTTCCCAAGTTTCTTCGTTTTTTATAACTTTATCCCCTACTTTGAATTGATTACTATCACTAACATCAGATATATTCAAGTTTTCTGATTCAGTTAGTCTCTGTTTGAAAGTGTCTATGTATTTTCTCATTTCTTTGCTCATAATTTTATTTTATATATAAATATCAGAAAACCTAAATATATCTGTAATAGTTAGGCACAATTGTTAGTGACCACCTTACTGTTAAGGTCAGAAAGAATTACTGAAACTTCTTCTTTCATATCTTCATTAACATTTGACCAACAAGTATCTCTTTGTCCATCCCATTTAGCGTGAGATAAAGCACCATTACTAAACGCTTTTTCAAGCAATTCTTTCAGTTCATCGGTTGAAAGAATAAAACCGTTATCGAATTTTGTCATAATTAAAACAACTGTGCCTAACAGCGTATATGCAAGATACGCCACGAAGCGGTTTACAAATATTTAAGTTTATTGTTTGGCGTACCTCGCATATACGCAAAACGTTATATGAAATAAATTAAAATTCTCCACACCAACTATCAATTAGTTCTTGTTTCTTTTCTCTACTCATACATTGTAAATTAGAAATCCCATATGATAAAGTTCCATCATCATTTCTATTCCAGTCCCAAGATTGAAGATTACCAAATTCAACAATACCATTTTCTTTTCTAATAACAATGTATTCATCTCCCTCAGCAATGATTACAGAATTATGAAAATCATAATCTCGCCCAAAGAAACCATTACAATAGCCATTTTTTATTATTCTACCTATATTACTCATATTTTCAAATTTTAATTTACATTCATATAACAAATGATAAACAACATTAAAACGATTGTTTATCATCAGACGTTATATACAATAAAAATTTACCACCCTTCTTAAAAAATTAAAATTATGTGTTTATTATATTAATTAACGATTTCTTACAATTTTCAATAACTTCAGTTGATACATATTCATGTTTATATGTTTTTAACTCGTTCAAGTAGAATTTTGATAATTCTTTTAACCCTTCATTTGAAGTTAGAAATCTATAACCAATTCTACCAAGTTCATAATCAAAATCATTATTACCTTGATTTATCTTAATAAATTTTATTAAGAAATCTTTATCAAAGATACCTTCATTTGGTTCTACCTTATATCGTTGAACACCACCATATAATCCTTCATATATAGATTCAAATAAATCATGAATTCCTCTCATTCCAGTAAAGAAATCAATAATAATGTTATTGTAGTTCATATTTTCTTGTTTTATCTTTGTATTTCATATCTCAAATACATTACCATTACTACTTAACTTACCAAACTTACCATCGGTAACAACACTACCATTACTATATATGGTATCACTTACAGATAGTTTCATTGTTCCAGCGTTTATAATATCTTCACAGTTATGGATGTGTCCGAAACAAACTAACTTTGGATTTAAAGATAACATTTTCTTTTTTAAAGAATTATCACCACAAAATTCCAATTGATTCAGTCTATCATAAGATAAATCCAACACACCTTTTGGAGGACCGTGAGTAACAACAATGTCAGTTCCATCAGGAATCTTTGCCCAAACTTCGTGAGTCTTTGCCCGATTTTTGTTAAATGCCCAACCTGTTCCAAATGTTGGAGTTATTGGTGAACCCCAAATTTTAAGACCTTCTATCTCAACAAAATCATTTTCCAAATAGGTAATACCGTTGGACTCGAAATCCATCTTGTTTATTAGTTTCTTTTCAATAGATGTATCGTGATTACCCGCAACAAACACTTTATATTTGATAGGTAACTTACTGAACCAATAGATGAAGTTCTCAACTTCAGGTTTGTTTAGATACTGATTTTGGGGGTTACTAACGTCACCACTATGGATAACCATATCGATGTTTTCAGGTATTGTTAATAACCCGTGGAATGTATGTGTGTCGGATATGTGCCAAATTTTCATAATACAAAGATACGAAATTATTTTGAATCTGCCAAATTTAATTTAATGATGTGATAAACATAGTGATAATCAATGTCACAAAAATAAACCAAATTATCATAATAAGACCATTATTTTTACCATTTGGTGGCTCTGGTATATCAAACATTTTTTATTTGTTTTAGTTGAAACTTGTGTAAATAAAATTAGCACCTCTCAAAGAGTTATTCGTGTATATAACTCTATCAGAATTTACAGTCATGCCAAAATTACTTTTATTCTTAAAATGTATTTTTTTATCATCAAACCAATCAATTTCACAAAGTTTTTCTCCATCAAGTTTGGTTTTAACCATTATTTTATCACCTATTTTTGGTTTCATATTATTTGTTTTTTATTATTTCAATTAATTTATCCAATAAATCTCTCTCAGCTTCTTCGTAAGTATCATAAGCATGTTCATCTATGGTCGTATATACAATACTTGAAGGTAATGTTATTTCAAATAGATGTTTTTTGTTTTGACTACAAGGTATTATATAAAATCTGTATTTATTATTATACCTTAAAAATTTCAATGCTTGTTGATAGAGCGGTGCTTCAACATAACCGTCAGCAACGTGTTCCATAATATCTTTAACTGATAATGTATGGTCATTGTCTTCGTCTGAACATAGAATCTTCCAAAAGAATACACCATTTGGATTATAGTGTCCAAAACATCTTTCATCAAAACCTAACTCTTTAAGAGCCACCGCTTGTTCATATGTTATAAATTCATTTTTCATAATACAAAGATACAATTTAATTTTGAATCTACCAAAATTATTTTGTTCTATCAATCACAACGTATATTGTATCAATAACTCTTCCTGTAACTTTTGGTTCATTTTTTGTAAAATTGTTGGCAAAGTTTTTTTCCAATACCTCAACCTTATTGATAAAGTGATTTGTCTCACCCCTGTTACCGAACCAATTAAAACCAGCTACTTCGTGGTATACAAGTTTAACCTTCCATCCATATTGAGCCGCCGAGTCAAGTGTTTTAATCACCTCTTCGTTTGGATTATCGTTATCAATTGATGCGTCAAAAGGTATTGAACTATTCATCCCACTTTGGGTTGTGTTTAAGTGACATTCCCAACTTTTCCAAACCAAACCTGTTTCTGAGAATTGTGTGATAACACCAATTCTTTCACCGTTTGAATAATTCTCTGAACAACTTGTTAATAACAATGTTGATACAACTCCCGCTAATAATACTAACTTTTTCATTTTTCTTTTTTTTATTTATGTTTACATTTCAATATTGAGTTGATACCCTTCTAATATCTCTCTAATCTTTTCTCTCAGTTTATCTGCAATCTCAATTTCAACATCGGTTGCCTTACCATCGTGACTTAATAAAGATTTCTCATACTTTACCGTACTTCGTAATTCTTGGTCTAAATCCCAAATCGCCATTTTCCATTTCATCGCATCTAACGCAACCCTTGCGTCTTGAGATTCTTCTACACTGTCAAATTCTAAAATTATTTTTCCCATAGTTAATGTGTTCCGTTTGTTAATGATATTCCGTGTTTAATTCCAAATATGAATACTTTCATCTCTTCTTCTGTCAGGTTTGGTAATACTTTTCCTAAGGCAAAACCAATTTCGTTTCCAACATCAGATATGTCTCCGTTGACATACCCAATTTCTTTGAATGTTTCGCACATCTGTTCAAAGACTTCTTTAAATTCAATTTCTCTTTCCATTGTTTAGAATATGTATAACCATTTGTCTTCAAAGTAAGGGTAGTATTTTCTAAAGTTTCTACCTTTAGTAACCATCTCATTTAGATTCATAACAAATAATATGAACCACACCGAGAACATTGCAGTTTCTCCATTTAAAAATTTCAAATATGATAATTTTAAAAAGACCATTAATTGAACTATATCCACTATGGAATATATGTAGTATTTATATATTGATTTCATAATACAAAGATACGAAATTATTTTCTCATAAAAAAATCTTTTTACTTTCTTTTTTTCTGTGGAAGTTAATCGCAAACCTGTGAACCTCTTCTTGAACCTTTCCTAACAAACTATAATTAGTATTACTCAATATACTATAAGTTTTACCATTTGTTGTATGTATTATGGATGATTTATGATTGTCATCTTTTGACACCGATATTAAATCAATCTTATCAGTTAATCCAAGTTCATCAAATACTTTCTTTGCAACATTTAGTTGTCCTTTTCCACCATCAATTAATACCAGGTTTGGTAGTTGTCCTTTCTCTTCAATTAATCTTTTAAACCTTCTTGTTAATACCTCATCAAAGGACGCGTAGTCATCTACACCGGTAAAACTTTTGATATTATATTTTCTATAATCACTTTTGTTTGGTATTCCGTTTACAAACCTAACTGAAGCAGCAACATTAGAATCGCCCTGATTATGTGAGTTATCAAACGCTTCAATGATATTTGGAATAAAGTTAAGCCCCAATAGTTTTTTAAGTTCAAATGCTTTTTTGTTTGATTTTCTTATCCTAATTGTTTCTAACTTTGTTTCAAGAGTTTTAAGATATTCCATTCTAACTTTAATATCATTTGCCTTCTCGTATTCCATAGTATCGGCAAAATACTTCATTGTTTTTACCATACCTTTTTTAACAGAATCGATATTAAGTTCAAAGATTTGTTTTACAATTAGTATCTTTGATTTGTATAATAGTTCTGTTATATCACCATTACAAGGACCTAAACACCTTTTCATTTGTAATTCAAGACAAGGTTTGATTTTACTTTCTTCAATGTTTTTCTCAGATAATTCATACGAACAGGTTCTTAGTTCAACAATATCGTGAATAAGATTAAACACCTCTCTACATAGAAAACCACTGGTGAAGTCAAGACTTGGCGAATCATTAGTTTTGTTTCTAACAATCTCAAGTCTTGGATATCTTTCATCAGTTAAACAAATCGACCATTTCCTTGATTTATCATCCTTACCTTTGATATTAAACTTTGGTTTATATATCTTTATAAGTTCTTCCTCCATTAGAATTGCCTCTTGTTCAGAAGAAGTAATAACAAAGTCAACATCAGTTATCTGTTCAACAAGATACTTTGTTTTTTCGTTATCGTGATTTTTTTGGAAATAGGATGTCACCCTCTTTGGTAAGAACTTTGACATCCCAACATATATTATTTGGTCTTTGTCATCTTTGAATAGATAACAACCCGGAAATTTGGGTATTTGTTTTAGTTTCTCTGTAATCACAATACAAAGATAATAAAATTAATTGTAATTTAACTCTTGGGATAAAATAACTTCAAATTCGTTTTCGTTTCTAATATGAACCCCTTGTTCAGACTTAATTACATATTGTAAAAACATTATTCCGTCCATTGTGCATTGGATAACTTTCTGAACCACTTCTCCTGTTATCTCTTTTCCATTCTCTTTTATGATAACCTTTGACAATACAGGTTTTGCAAATCTATATTTTTCTTCGTTGTTCTTAACGTGGTTGTAAGCGTCTTCTAATGTAATTCCTTTGATGTCAGGAATTGTATATACTTTGTTTGTATCAACCCAATTTCCTTGTTTTGTTAAATTTTTCCATCCCTTTGATTTTAAAAAATCAATTTTTGTCTGTGTGTTTTCCATATATTTTTTATTAATTTTCAATCTATTTCCAAACCAATCTTTCCAATCGAATAATGTGATTTCACTATTCGGATTATTTTTGGTATAATTTTTAAAATGTTGTTCTAGTGTCATATTCATAACTATCACGATACAAAGATAAGAAACATTTTCTATATTACAAAATTATTAATATTTATTATTATGTCCGATAATAAAAAAGGTTTAACTAAATTAATATCTAAAATCGTATTTAAAGATTTAGTCGATGTTGAAGTTGCTGATATAAGAAAAACTTTTATATCTGAAAATACAATAACTTTAGTTGTTAATGTTGACCATTCCAAATTTTGGGGGAATTCAAGTAACTATGATTTAGAATATTCTAAATTAATCGGTAAATTGTCTTCATCGGATGATGAGCTTTTTGATGCTGCGTTATACTTTGGTGTATTTGATAATTATTTTCAAATATTTTATGAACATACTAATTTAGATGTTTACGACCAATTAATAGATTTTTTAAAGACTCAGGATTTTGATTTTTCAACACATATAACGCAGTACTCTCCTTACTTTGGAATTATAATTGAGAATGATTATATATTTGATAGAAGTATAATTTCGGATGCCGGTTTTGATTCGATAAATTTAAATATATATAATAGAGATGAAGTTATTGATTAATGAAAATAAACTAAAATCAGCATTTTTTAGTTATTTGGATTCTATGGAAGAGCTAGATGTTGAGATGGCGTCAAGATATTCTGATGGGGATACATTAGCATATTATCCTATTGCCAACTTTGGTTATGGTGATGATGAAGATATTGATTATGAACCGGTAATGGAATCTTTTGTATATTATCCAAGATGGGAAGATTATGGGTGGGAAGAAGAAACCTATGAATTAAAAGATTTTCCGTTAATTGAGTTAGATAATAGTATTTATAATAAAATAGTTTTAATGTTTGGTGAGACAATTTTCTATACTTTAGCACCTGAGTGGTTCAGTAATAAAATCGGTAAACCAGTTAAAAACGTATATTCACAATAATATGGAAAAATCAAATTTAGAAAAAGTTAATGATAAAATTTTAGTTATATTACTAAAAGAAATTCAGAGAGAATTAGATGGTGAAACTGAGCCAGAGTTTGAGGATTTTGATGCCGCAGCATTTGATGCTTTAAAAACAATGGGTCTCGGTAATAATTCATATATCGATTATAATTTCGCATTTGAATTATATAAAAAAAATATTGATAATGATTTTCAAATACCATTAATTAGACCTAAAGCGGGTTTATATTCTATCGAAGTTGATGTTAACTCAACAGAATACGTTAGAAGAACTTATAGACACGAAATTAGTTGTTATGATGAATCAAGTGTTTATGAATTATTTAGAAATATACTTAATGAAGGTGATATTAGCGTATATGACGGTGATGAAATTGATTATGATGTATATGATTCTGAAACAAATGATGAAACAGTAGATAATAATAGTGTTAAAAAAATTAAATGAGTCCAAAATTAATTAACTTATATATTAATAGTTACTTACCGGGTTATCTTGATTTTGAAGGTATTAAATTAATACCAACTTTAAACTCAAATGATAATAAAATATTATGGACATTAGAAAATCCAAGTGATTTATCATATAGTAAACCGGCAATTAAAGACTTCGTTTATGATTCGTTTGAGTTATTTAATAAATTTGTTTCGTCTAAAACAAAGTTCGCGTTTAGCGATTTATGGCACACATTTAATACATTAATGGATTTTTCATCTATTGACGTATCTTATTTTAGTGATGAAATGAATGAGAGATTAAATTCCACGTCAAGACAAATTAGACATTTTACTTTAAGATTTACCGAACTTGGTTTTTATGATTTTGAAGTTGAGATTATTGAATTTGATTTTGATTTTAGGCATAGTGATGAAATCTTAATATCGACACAAATTTCAATTGATAGTTGTTATGATGTTCAAAATAAAGTTTTTTTAGATAACGAGGATATAAGAGAACTTTTATATAAAATGAATGATGAGTTTGATTTATTGTACGACAAAACCGATATGTTATTAAATCCAATATCAGATATTATTTGGAATACACCTACTTTATGTGATAGAGGAAGTATGTATATAAATGTATCTTCGGAATATTTTGATATGGAAGGAGAAACTATTTAAACTTAAATATACTCTCCGAAAATTTCATTAATATTCTTATCTACCTCTCTATAGTCCGGATAATCAATTATTCTAAAATCTAAGTATTCGTAATCATCACTACTATCCATTAGATGTTCTAATAAACTTATAAATGAGCCGTAATAGTCAAAACTATCATTATAATCTTTATACTCACCAAAAAAATTATTTATAACATTAAATAAAATACCTTTTTTAAGTTTTAATCTAACTCTATATTTTTCACCCCACTTAAACCAATCAGGGTTATTTTCTATATACATCCCAAGTTCATTCCAAACTTTTCTATAATATTCATCGTTATATGCGGTATTGTAAGCATTTGAATGGATACTATATAAATTGGATTTAAGGTCGTCTAACTCATCTTTAAATAACCAATCCATAGTGTATTCATCTTTAACAACTCTATCTATGTTTTGTGGCGTTAGATTAAAGGATGTTTCTTTTCCTTGTTCACTAGTAAGTTCTTCCATCAAATCCGAACTTCTACCGTCAAGTTCTATTTCTTTAGTTCCCAATTGTTTTAAAATATATTCTTTTAAATATTCTAAATTTTTTGGGTTTAATTCATCTACAACATCTCTATATACATTATCCGTTGTATCGTAAAACGCATCCCAATAATCATCACTCAATACTTTTTCCGCAATATCTCTTGGTGATACATCTCTACTGTAAGTCCTAAATAGGTCTGCCAAATCTTTTAAATCACGTATATTAAGATAATATTCTCCATTTATCTCATCAATATCGCCCAAACTATTTGCCAACTTTTTAAATAATTTATCACTTACTTCACTATCAGAATTTAAAATTGCGTAGACCAATTTATTGTGGTGCGAACCTAAATCCGCCGAGAATGGGTCAATTAAATGTAGTAAGCCTTTCTTTGAAATTAGTTTAATGAGCGGTTCCATGTCATTATTAAAATACGGTAATAATTCATCCATTTCACCGTTATTAATCATATCAACGTACTGTAATATTTTATCGCTCATTTATCATAAATATAAGATATTTATAAAAAAAAATATACTATGAACTATACAAGAGAACAAATTGAAAAGGCTGTAAAATCAAAAGGTTATGTTTGGTTTGAAGATAAAGATAATAAAGGTTATGATGTTAATATCGTTGGTATTAGGAACGATTCCACAGGTAATAATGTTACTAATGTTTTTGATGATTATCTAACAATATCGTATAAAGAAAACGGTCAATGGAAATTTCATATTTGGCCTGCAACAACTGACCCAGGTAAAAAAGGTGTTATGGAATATCATAATAAAGATGGGGTTGCTCGTTTAGTTGAGGGACAATATAGAGGTTCTCATACAATAAGATTGCATCAAGGAAAATATGAGGCTTTAGGTCAAGCAAAAAATGTGAAGGTGTATCGTGATGCTAATCGTGATATGAAATATGATGAGACCAAAATAACTGAAGGTATTTATGGAATTAATATTCATAAAGCGGGTGTTGATTCAACTTATGTTGAGAATTGGTCGGAGGGATGTCAAGTATTTAAAAAGTCTGCAGATTTTGAATCGTTTATGTCAATTTGTAGAAAATCAAGAGACATTCACGGTAATTCATTTACTTATACTTTAATTGGTAGTAGTGATATTAAATAAATTCTGTAACCATAAAATTTACCATCCAGTCACTATCGACCATTGTTGGGTATTCTGAAAGTAATATATCTATTTCAGGATAATTATCTGAGTCGTGATATCTACCACTATGTCTTTGATTATATAAGTAATACTCTATAGCGTCATCTAAGGCAACTCTTTCATTTGTTTCAGTAAAGTATCCACTTTTTGGTTTAACAAAATTGATTAACATAACTTCTTTACCGTCTCTTGTTTCATGAAGTTTATATTTAAAACTAACGTGTTCTACTTTTAGAGTTATCTCTTCTATGTATTCTTTTTCTAAGTGAGCTTCAATTTTAATCTCATCTTTCTTTTTTAAAACCTGTTGAGTTTTTCTTTTTAATTCATCACTAACATAAATCTCTAAACATTCTATAACCGGAGTTGGTACGTAGTCATATAAATTTAAAAATTCATTAAACTCACCAATTTCTTGTTTAAGAAATCCAATTAGCGAACTTTTTGTATATGGTAAATCGTTTGGATTTTCCAATTTAAACTTTAACCTGAGTTCTTCAGAAATACCAAGAGGAATTAATTTGATACCCAATATATCAATACCTTCACTATACCTTTTACTAAAAACTTTAAAATATCTTTCCTTATCCATTTTATCTATTTTGTGGGTTTACATCAGAATAATAGGTAACATCACCAATATAGACTCTAACACCAGTTTTATCAGTTACCTTACTATAAAAATAATCCCAAACACATTCTTGAATTTCACTTATTATTTCCCAACCATATTCATCGTTTTTAATTGCGTCAGACAATTTATGAACTTCACCGTCAGTCATAATTAACGCAACGGTTCCTCTTGTGTCGTGAACATAAATATCTATAATTAAATCGTGAGCACTCAAACCTTCAACTGCGTTAACTTCGGTAACATCAAATTCAAAATTATATCCCCCACATTCATCAATTTTATGAGTTTTACTTGATATAAATTCTTCGGCAATTGAGATTGCTTTATCTTTACCTCCCAACCATTCTTTTAAAAAATCTTGGACATCACCCATAGTTATTTGACCCCAATCTCCTTTAATTTTACCGTAATTAAAATCGCCAGTATTAAAAAACTTCATAACATTGTTACTTGCATCAGGACCTAACTTATCCCAATACTTAAAAAAACCTTTCTTATAAAAGTCATATTTTTTTAAATTTTCATTTTGGTCTTCGGTTATAATAAATTTCATAATTATAAATATACGAAAAATATTTATCATACTAAAAAATATTTTATATTTCGTTTATGGCACACCCAATTTTACATTCAAAGTCATCCGCCAAGAAATTTGGTGGTAAGTGGGAAGATTACATTCATATTCATAACTGGTTTGATTTTACAAAGTCGTGGTACGGTCATTCAAATCACAGGATGTTTAGACATCACAGTGAAGGTATATTTGAATGTGAGAAGATATTCGGACCTATGTTTACAAACAGTGATGATAAAGTTGTTTATACTCGCTACGTCGCTGAACAACATATAAAAGAAGATTGTTATAATTATATTCCAACGGCAAGAGAATGGGTTCAAGCAATAGAAGGAAAAGAAAAACCAATTTGGATGTTAAGAACATTAGATTTAAATCTAGATTAATATATTTATTTGTATGGAACAAAAATTAAGTCAAGAACAATTAAAAACATTAAAATTATTTGTATACTATTGTATGGGATATGGGTCTTATGAAGTAGATTATGATTTGCAATTATACAATTGTAGTCCTGATTATTGGGATAAATCGGCTTATGGTAGAGATGATAGACAGCAAATTCCTATGTATGATAGAATAATGGAAGTTATTGAATACATAGAATCAAATTTTATTGATTATGATAAGTTTGAGGATTGTGATGTTCAACAACGATTAGAATTCAATTTTGATTGTAAAGAAAGAAAACTTAAAGTTGTTGGATTTTATGAATCTTTTGCCGAAAACCCTTCAGGTACTTCGTTTGAAGGAGATAATTTAACTGAAGATGTTATTTCATTTATGGAAGAACTTAAAAGTAGGGGAAAAACCTCGTATGAGGTTAGGTTTGATGGTTCTGGTGATTCTGGTTACATTGGGGAAGGTCAAAATATTCCAGCCGGTGTTGAAGATTTCTTATATAGAAAGTTAGGTGATTATTATGGTGGTTGGGAAATTAATGAAGGTTCTTATGGAGAGTTTATTTTTTTTCCTGATGATATGAAAGTTGAATTAAATTTTAATGAAAGATTATCTCAATGGGAGCCAACCCCAACATTGTTTTACTGCGAGTTCTAAACGTATCTAATGATGTCATAAGAATAAGTTGAGCCTGAAGTAAAGACACAACTAGGTAGTTTACTTCTATTCTCACCAATATACTCACATTTATAAATCTCACTATATCCAAACATTAACATTATTGTTTTTATTTCATCAATAATTTTATGTAATTTGGTATAATTGTAAATGTGGTCTTCGTTTTTAATCACGAAGACCCTATCATTCACAACAAAAATCTCATTTACCTGACTTTTGTAATCTAAGTACTTTTCAATGTGTTCTAAAAAAAGTTTCTCTCTATCCATTACTTTTCAATAAACATATTTGTATTACTTATTGGTACTCTTAAAATAGGAATTACTCTATTATCCTCCACTGTTTGCATAACCTCGTAATATCCGGTCAAAACTTTAACTGTCGGTACGTTATCATAAGTTGCTACGACATAATCACCATTCATACTAGATAATGTTGCCGTTCTTTTTGTTGTGTTAAATTTTAATGTTTGCATATATTTGTTTTTTTTTTTAGATTATACCCGGTGTTAATAAAACTTCCATAGTTCCTTCCCACTTTACTATTTTAGATTTAGGAATCCAAAAGGTCATTTCACCAATTTCTTCCACTCTTTTTAAGTATTCCATACGGAATTTCTCAGCCTGACTTTTATCAGTAATGTAGGTTACTCCTACTTTGCTAGCACAAGTCTTACCCATCCCTGTTAGCATTGAGAACTCATCTGTTAAAGTTCTTAAACAACAAGTACACACATCTCCACGTTTGATAGTAAGTTTACCTGAGAATTGAACCGCCTTTGGTGATATTGCCAATACTTTTGTAATGTCGATAAGGATTGGGTTGAATTTTAACCCGTAAGTTTCTTTTAATTGAATTCCAATTGAGCGACCGATTTTAATTGTCTCACCTATAGTTGGGATAGGTTTTTTGAATGTTACAGTTTTTTGTTTATCTTTCTCCTTTTGAATCTGTTTGTTTGCGGCTTCAACCTGTTTATCAGTTAAAGTCCCGTAAGTTAATAACTTATTTTTAATATCATTTACGAATGAACTACTTCCTTCGTATTGTGCGATTGTTTTTAAGTTTTCAGGTAACTCTTCTACATTTACCTTTGGTTTACTTGCCAAAGCTTTCTCTACCGCCTCTAATTGTTTTTCGGTTAATTTACCCCATTTTTGTAAGGATTCTTTCATTTTTAACACGAAAGAGTTATTACCTTGATAATTCATTACTTTGGTTGTGGTTGTGGTTGTGGTTGTTGTATTTGTCATATCTATCATTATTATAATACAAAGATACAAAATTATTTTCAATCTGCCAAATTTTTTTCCAATATTTTTTCGATTTTTGTTCTTTGTTTCCTGTCGAAAGTGTCGTTCCAGTAACCCTTATGGTCAACCAAATTATTTAAAAATTCCTCATTCATAGGTAATCCTACATCAGTTAAAGATTCCCTAATTTCCTCTCCATCAATATACTTTTTACCCACCTTAATTACAATATGAGTCCAATTAGTGTCAAAGTTAAAATCTCTAACCATATTGTTTCTCATTAGGTCTTTAACATAAGGTTTGTCTTCTTTACCTAAATGGGTAAATAACATAACATACTCGAATTTAATATCGTGTCTTTTTAGTTGTTTACCTAATTCAAGTGCATATATTCCACACCCACCACGATTAACATTATCAATTTTTTTATCAATTTTTTTGATTACTTTTTTGTATTTAGATAGGAATTCTTTCTTCTTCATAGTGTTCTTATTTAACACCACAAAGATACAATTTAATTTTGAATCTACCAAATTTCGTAAAAAACAATATTAAAACTACTACCTCTTAACTTGTCCTGTAATTGAGCCACCTCATTTTTTATTATTATTTCAAAATCATATTCACTTAGTATTGAACAGTTTGTTAATGAAAACATATCTTTATATGCCCGAAGACTTTCATTTACTTTATCAGAAAATTCTGAGTGAATTAGGTATTGTATTGTAACAACAAAAACATATTCACTAACTTCTGGGTAATCAGTAAACATATAATATATTCTGTAGTCAGGGTGATTTCTTATGACAGGATATTCAGAATATAATAAGTCCATCAGTATCTTAACTTTCTTTGGATGGACTTTGATGTTCATAGGAGAAAGTATAAATAAAAAATCCCGACATTTCTACCGGGATTTAAAATTTTTTTAGTTTAAAAATCTGAGTTTGTATAAGGTAGAATTTATCAATTCACAGACCTCATCAATTTGATTTTGGATGTAAGAATCTTCACAACATTTTTTTAACTTCATAACTTTATCGCAAAGGTCTTTTAAGTATTTAATTGTTGAGTCAGTTCCTTTGTATTCTTCAATATCATAAGATTTATACCCTTTAAGTATTTCGTATTTTCCTTGGTATGATTCAACTAAACCATCAATAAGGTCAACAATTCCACTATAATAATCATCTAATGCTTTGTGCTCAGCATATGATTTTGTTTGTAAATGTAATACGTGAATCTGATTTCTTGAATGTAACAATAATGAAATCATTTCTACATAATCAGAATTCTTGGTTTGTTGTTCAACAACTAAACCTCTTCTTTTAACCTCTTCCAATAATTTATTTTTAAGCTTTGTGTTCATATTTTTTTTAAAATTGTTTAATTTTTTATTTGCTTACTATTATGGTACTGATACATAAACAGGTGTATTAGTATTATTCAAATATGTTAAAAATACTTGTCCGTCTCTGTTAGCAAATATCGTTTTAGTGTAAGCCGGTTCATACAAATTTGCGGGAGTTGATAAATTCAAAGATAATAATGGAGTGTTTATTGTATTTTCTCTGAACCCGTTTTGAACAATACAAGATTGCATAGTTGAATTAATTATATTATTTATAAAGTTTCCCGAAATCATTATACAATTTAATATACTTGCACTTATATTATTTTGAGAAAAACCGCCCGAAATTTGATTTGAATTAAAGTTAATAACAGAACCACTAATATCATTGTAATCAAAACCCCCGTTTATTACATTAGAAACAAACAAAACGGCATTTATATTATTTAATACAAAACTCCCGTTTAATTGATTTGAAGAAAAATCGTTTGAAAAAACATTATTCCTAGAAAAATAACTGTAAGTTGTGTTTTGACAAGATTTTATATTTAATTTATTTTCTAAAAAATTTCCCGAACCACCAACTATGGGACTTGTGAAAGCAAAGACTTCTGAATTAATTTCATTCCCTCTAAATAGGTTAAATGAATTATTTTGAAAACTATTACCAACAATTAGATTAAGGGAAAAATCTCCAACACCCCATTGTACTGTTTTGTTTTCCGTGAATGAAGTTGAATAAATTTTATTTTGAATAAATATCCCGCCATAGTTATCGTAGAAAGAATTTGATATTATATAATTACTAGAAAAATTATCAAAAGTATTATCTCTGAAATCAACTACTTTAATATAATTATTTGCACAATAATCTAAAAAAACTGTATTGTTTAATTGCGGATAGTTTTCATTGTTTAGTAAGGGTATTTCTGTTGTAAATCCATTTTGATTTGGAAATGTAAGATAATCCTCAAATACTTGCCCATTATCAACCAAAGAGATATATCCGTTCACTACGGTATCAAACCAACGCCTAAATTTCACAACTCTCCAATCATAATAAGTTGAAATAACTAATTTAGTATCTTTTCTAAACTGTATTCTTCCTTTTGTAGCACCTTGAATTAAATCTTTTAACCCGTAAAGTATTTCATCTTCGGGATATATTGTAGATAAGACTTGGTTTGAAATGGAATTATTACTTACTGCTTGAACTATTAATGGTTCAACAGAGCCTACTGTATATTCTCCACCCAAAAAGTAACCGCCAACAGAATAAGAATTTTCGTATGCTATATTAAAAATACCTTTATTAACACCCCTTGTTATCGCTAAACCTTCATCAATGTAATCAACCTCTGTCCCGTAGTTTGTATGCGTAAAATTTACGGGAGTGCCAAAAGTAGTGGGTGATAAAATCTCTGTTCTAGTGTAAGCAAATCCGCCACCCGCACCGCCACCCGTCCATTGGCTAAACATTATTTTGTAATACTTGTTGTTGATTAAATCAAACATAATTGCTTCTGTTCCCACATAGTCGGGCGGTGCATAACCTATTGCGGTTGCCCAATCAACATAAGTCCTAGTTGTATAATCCGAAAGGTCTGCCCAACCGTCAATGTTCCAAAGAGTTCCATAAGGACTTCCGTATTCAACTTCACCCGTGTTAAGTATTATAGCGTTTGTCTGAAAATCAGTAATCAAATAATGTTGTCCTTGAATTAAAGAATTATTATTTGACAATGCCAACATTTCTGACCAAGTTTTGAGCGTTAAATTAATTTCCAAATTAACCAAACTTCCATCTGGATTTGCTTTGGTTAAATTTCCATCATTATTTAAATCAGGACCAACATAATAAGTATTTGTTACTCCTGTATATCCTGACAATCCTTCTCCTGAAGTATATATTGTCCATTTTCCGTTGTTGTAATGTTTAATTTGTCCCATTGTTTTTAACTATAAATATCAGATATTATTTAAATTTGATAGAACTTTTATTTTGTTCCAAAACTCCGTTCAAATCTTTTATATTTGTAATCATTACTTCTCCGTTTTTATTTGAGCCAACCCAAATATAGGTTATAGGTTTTTTCGTTTTAATGTATAAAATCTTATAATACATCTCAGGTATTTTAATTTTTGATTTACCTAAATAAACTTTCTTTGTTTCATTATATATTACGCCGGTGATAATTATAACATCCGATTTGTATTTTGATATTGAGTCTTCAACGGACATTTCCAATCTTTTCCACTTACCTCTATTAAATCCAGCCAGTTGTGGCGCTTGATTATAAAAACTAAATGAATGGTGATTTAATGTATCATTGTAAGAAGTAATATGTGATGGCGTTAAGTGACCCATATCATATCCTGAATATAGATATGGTTCTTTAGAGTAAGGGCCTTTTATTTCACTATGCCATTTATCATCTCTATCAGAGTCTAACTTTAGAAAGTTATTATATTTTAATTCGTGTTTTGATATAAAACTATTGTTATCTGAATCAAGATATAATGTTAGTTCATTATGTTTAATAACTGATTTTGGTTCGTTAAACGATACCTGACCAAATAATGTTATGGTCGATAGTAGTAATATTGTTAGTAGTTTCATTATATTGAGAATTTTCTTACTGCTCTTACTTTATTATCTTCATTTTTATTACCGGAGCTTGATATTCCTGTAAAAAAATTATAAGTTCTTGCGTTTGTTGAGCTAGTTTCAGTACTACTCCAATAAAATATAAGATTAAGTTGATTACCTCCTGCGATTTCAATACCCTTGGATACTTCAAACATATTATTCCACAATTTATTAAGTTCTTGAATTGATGGTAAATACCAATTACTAACTCCGCCATTGGTTGATGCGATACACTCAAAAGCGGCACCGGAATTAGCTCCTAATTGTTCGACCATAAATTCAGTATTCAACTCTCCCCGCCACAAACTTATTGCATTACAAGAGTCACTATCAATATTACTCCAAATATAATTCCCTAAATCTTGAATATCCACTACTAAATACTTTTGAACATTTCCTTCAATAAATCTATGAAATATTACCCCACCTTCATCCTCAACATATTGACCAATTTCATATTGAAATTCTTTTTCCAAATTAATTAATTCACCATCAGGATTTACTTTACTATAATCCCCATCTGTATTATTAACACCAATATAATATGTGTTAGTTGTTCCGGTATAACCTGATAAATCTTCTCCTGAAGTATATATTGTCCATTTACCGTTGTTGTAATGTTTTATCTGACCCATAGTTTTTTAACTATAAATATTCAAATCTTAAATACAAGTCACCTTCAACTGAAAATAGTTTTAAATAATATCTAAAGTATTCGTAAATGTAATGTTCTAACATTTTAGTGGTATAGTCTTTGAATTTCTCAGCATCTTTTATTTTAACGGACAAATAATATTCGTTACTAAACTCATCAACAACATTTTTATCTGAAAGATAAACAGGTAATATATTATCACCTTGTTTATTAGGTAACTCAACCATTATTGGTTTTACTCTATGATGTTCTAAAAAGTGTTTCATATAGTATAAATATATAAAAGGAGGCATTCGCCTCCTTCATAGGACCCACACGGGTTTGTCCACCACCTTATTTACGAACAAGGAAACGTTACTTTGTAACAAGTGCCTCAATTTTACTTCTAACGTGTTCTGTGAACTCATAAGGTTTAGATGTTGTTAAGATTATTGATTGAGATAGATACTTGTACGGAATGTTCACCAAAAAGTCATCTCCATTGAAAAACACAAGGTCGTTTTTAAGTTCTAAACATCCGTGTATCATTTTAAGGAAAAGTTTGAACTGTGTTCTATCAACAAAAGTCTCATCCATAAGTTTACCAAACTTTTCACTCTCAATTTTTATGTTATAATTTATCGTATTCATACTACAAAGATAAGAATTATTTTATAATTTTCCTAATTCATCAATAATTTTATTAACATCATGTTGTTTAGGGATTAGGTTAACTTTTTTAAGGTCAAATACAACTTCTCCCTTTTCATCCTCTCGGTATCCAACACTAACAGAAATCCCGTTAAGATGTTTAATAGTGTAAACTCCTTCACTAAAACTTATAATAGAATACTTATATCTTTCTTTTAAAATTTCAGCAGCTCTTGTTTTAATATCCTGTAATTTTAAATTACGTCTATGGTCATCCCACTTAGATTCAACATATTCTTCAACAATCTCAACAATTTTCTTACCTGTTTTATAATATTTTTGTTTACCAAAATTATCTTCAACTCTTAGTTTATAACCGTGATTTGTTCTACCAAATCCACGTCTTCCATAAGTGATATGTTCTTCAATATCCACTTTTGGAACAAGCCACGAGCTAATATTAGGAGGTAACTGACCGATATATTTAATCGACATAATGTTATATTCCTTAACAATTTCTCCAACAGTAACCGAACCTAATGAGTAAAGTAATTCACCATTTTCATCAACATTATAAGCATTGACATTGAAAACTTCTTTCATTGGTTTTGAAATTAATTCAAAATTATTACTATGTTTTTTGATGTCATCAAAGTAATCTCTCCAAATTTTCTCTTCTTTGTCTTTATCGTCTTTATATTTTTTAGCTTTAACTTCGGTTAAATGAAATTGAGATTTGATATGTTCTTTGGTTCTCTGTTTTATTGTTGATGTTGTTGTTTCCATTACTTTAATTTTATAATACAAATATACAAATTAATTTTTAATTTACCAAATTTAAAAGATTAAATTTTAAATTATCTAATTCTAACTTAATGTTATCGATATTTTTAATTGACCGTTTAATAACGGTTTTATCACTGTTTCCTTCTCCTTTTTTACATCTAAAATCACTCCAAGGAATGTTTACATACCTTCGGTTTTTAATCACGGTAAAATGGGTTAATCCAACGTTATATACCATAAAACAACCATCGTAGGTATGAAGGTGAACAAACTCACCAGGTTTAATTGGTTTCTTTTTCTTAATCAGTTCTTCGTTAAGATAATAATACCAAGGGTTAAAATTATTTTTTATGTCCATATTATTTAAAAATCAATTACTTCCCAAGCCGCAATAACAACTTTTTTAAGTTGCTTTGAGTCTCGTTCATTACCGTAAACAACCCCATTTTTAATCGTGAATGTATGTTCTTTAACCATTAAAATATATGTTCCCATAGGATGAACTTTTGTGAACATACCAACGGTCATTTTACGTTCTTTTTTCACACCTTTAACTTTAACGGGATAACTTAACGTAAGTATTGGAGCTCCATTTAGACTGTTAACACCTGTCTCTTTACCGATTGCTTTAAGGTATTTGTTATTTATTAGTTCTCTAATAAGAGCGTTTCGGTTCATTAAACTACCATACCGTTGAACTCCCTTTCTATTCTCTCTTCTAAAATGTGTTTTAACGTATGAATGAGCATCATCATAATTCATTGTGAAAGCCGAAGCAAATGCTCTAACAACACAATCATTGGTTTCTGATTTAGCGATTACCGATTCCTCGTAACCTATTATTCCGTCAGAATTTTTACAGTATGGTAGTTCGTTTTTCATAATACAAAGATACAAAATGTTTTTTAATCCACCAAATTTATTTTAGAATAAAATTGCTCCCACAACAGCCCCTGCTGCAAAGGCTTCCACTTCATTTGAATCGTTGTTATTTACAACCTTTTTAACGTTAGTTGTTTCAACAATATCAGGAGTTTGAATATCTTTATTTACACTCATAGACACTCCTTCACCATTTTTAATGATTATACTACCTTTGTTAGGTATGGATAACACAAGTTTAGAGTATTTCCCGTCTGTACCTATTTTGTAAAAAAGTCTTCTTTCATTAGTTGCAACATAGTTAACATCGTTAACCGTGTAAATCATATTTCCGTAAATTGCCGTATAGTTTCCAATTTCATTCATAGTTCTTATTTTTATTAATACAAAGATACAAAGTTTTTTTCTATTCACCAAATTTATTTTGACGGTCTAAATCCCTCTCCCTTATTGTGTTTCGTTTATCATAGTTCTTTTTACCTTTTGCAATCGATATCACAACCTTAATTAATTTTCCAACCTCAATTCTAACAGGTATTAGAGTTTTACCTTTGTCTATTAAGAATGATTCTATTTTACGAATTTCCTTCTTTTTTAACAAAAGTTTTCTATCTCTTTTAGAATCAAATTCAATCCTTGAATGTTCATAATGTTTGATATACATATTTTTAATCCATATCTCACCATCTTTAACGTAACAGAATGATTCCTTGATACTTACATCTCCGTTTCTAATGGATTTAACTTCAGGTCCGAATAAAGATATTCCTGCGGTAAATTTCTCTTCTAAAAAGAAATTGTAGGTTGCTGACCTGTTTTCTATTGTGGTATTTTTTAACATTAGAATACAAAGATAGGTAAAAAATAAAAAACCCCAAAATTTTTTTACGATTTCAGGGTTTAAACTACCAATTAATTTAGAAAGGGGTTATTTGGTTTGTAATAATAAATATATGGTTAATTTAAAAAAGTCAAAAATTCTTTTATTAATTTCTTAATATTTATTGGTATGAGATTAAGTATTAACGGAAACAAGTTCAAAGTAAAAATAGCGAAGACCCCAAAAGAAACTCAAAGGGGTATGATGGGTAGAGATTTTGATGAGACCTTTAATGGTATGTTGTTTCTAATGGATGAAGGACAACATTGTTTTTGGATGAAGAATTGTATTATACCTTTGGATATTATTTTTATTGAGGGTAATATTATTACTAAAATACATCATAATTGCAAACCTTGTCTTTCTGAAGAATGTAAAAACTATTGCGGCACAGGTGAAACTATCCTTGAGTTAAGGGGTAAAACTTGTAGAAAATTAGATATTAGAGAGGGTGATGAGGTTTTAATTTGAGAGTCTCCTCCAACCACTTTGGAGAGTCGAAACAGTTTGGAATGGTGTATAACCCTCTAATTTGAGAGTCTCCTCCAACCAGTATCTCATAACATCCTGTATTTGTTTGAATCCCATACCGAAAAGCAATTCAAAAAATGACCAAATTTCATAATAATCAAAATAAAAATCTTGATTTCTTTTATCCTGTTCCATAACAACCACACCATTTTTCATAAAGAAAATTGAATCTGGATATTTTTCTGACGTAACAATTTCCAACTGGTCTGGACTAAATAAAGAGTTCATAAATTTAAATGCAACTTTTTGTATTTTATTTTCTGTTATTATGAATTTCATTTTGAACTACTAATCTTCTCTTGTAATACTCTTACGAATTCCGCCTGTATCATTTTTGTAAACTTAACATAAGGAGCGTCCTCTTTGTTTGGGTCGTATTTGTATTTACCTTCAGGTGGTCTTTTACTTCTTCCTAAGTAATTTAAATTCGAGACGTTTGTAATACATCGATGACCCCCACTGCCGGCCTGAATTAAATCCCAAGCATTAATTGTAATCCCGTCTAAAAATTCTTTTTCATCTTCTGATAATTCTGTAAATGGCGTTTCCATAATTTCACCAATATCTCTTAATGTTTGTTTTCCACCTTCCATTGTTTTATATTTATTACCATATAAAGCAACAAAATCTTTAAATGTGAAACCAACTGATTCGCTTGTGAAATCTTTTGAGCTTTCTGAAATCCATTTAATTGTTGATAATGGAACTTCTTTTTGTTTTAACTGTCCTTCCCATTTAGATAATACTTCTTGAGCAATCTCACCTAAATTAACCCCTTTTAATTCTCTTTCTTTTTTAAATGGATTACAAGACGCTTGAACTAATCCTAACGGCCACGCGATTACTAAAAAGTCAGCTTCAGGATTATTCTTAAATGGTGTATATCTGTCGTATGAGCCCGGTGATGTCATTTTACCACCACCATACTGAACAATGATATTATCCATAACTTTAACATTTGGATGTGATTTCATTTGTTCGATATAAGATTCTTTGTTTTTCTGTAATGTTTCGGTACTAGCATATCCTTTTTCTACCATTATTCTTTTAATATTTAAAAGAATATTAAGTAAAGAGGGTGTTGATGTCATAATAACCTCTTCTAAGAATCCGGGTTTATTTTTAAACGCTAATAATAATTTATTCGCAACTAAACCCATCATCATTTTATTTCTACTTGCGGAAGAATCTTTATCTAATCTAAATAGATAATTAATCACTTGGTCAACAGATATGTTTTGAACCGCATAATTTGCCGAGTCAACCGTTGAGATTAATAGTATATCTTGATTTGGAAATAAATCTTTTGGTGAAACTATTTGTGAAATTGTTTCGATATTTGACCTCGCTTGTCTAAATGATGTTGATTTTGTTTCTCCCGCACCGGCCTGCCTATCGTGATGGTCCAAGTGTATTGTAAACATAGGTTTTCCATGAGCAAAATCGCATAAGCAATAAAGTATTTTTTTGTCGGGGTTCGATTTTTTCAATGACCATTCTTTATCACCATATTGGATTATTTGAACGTCAATAACTTTAAATCCGTTATTTTCAAAATAATATTTCATTCCTACGGCCGAGACGACACCGTCAAGGTCCATATGTGTCACAATTACAACGTCTTTGAATTCTTTTCTTAATTTATTAATATCTCTTATTCCCGATTCTTTAATTAATTTTTTCATATTATATAATTTGATTTAATTTTATATGACTTTTTTTACCTTTTGTTAAATTTTCCTCACTTAATATAATTCTAAGATTTTTAAACCCTCCTATGATTTTAGGTGATATATTATTTAAAAACCCATCATATATTGAATATATATGGTCTAAATGGAAAAATTTCCCTCTTTTATGTTTTAATGGGTTTATTTCATTATAATATTCTTTATAGGATTTTTCAGTGTAATTCCAAACTAAAAATTTATATCTTCTCCATCCATTTTTATTTTTAACAGCATTATCAAGTCTGTCTTTATCGTAACATATACGACATCTTTTACCTTTAGACCAGTTATTCCACGTCGCCGTAATGTTATGTCCATTAGTGCAAATAATGTTAAGTTTTAATTGAGATTTATTTTTAGAAACATTGTATGTTTTTTCAGTGGTGATTAGCTCGTAATTACTATTCTTTATTGAATCGCTAACGACACTAAAAGGTATAAAACTTTTTTTAATCTCATATTCAGATATTGACGACCTACAACTTCTACAAGTTTGATTTTTAATGTCATTAAGTTTATAATTTTCATTAAAAAAAACGTGAGAGCGAGTAGTATGAGTTTCATCGGAACAACATCTATCACATTTATATATAACGATTAAATCTTTATTTTTCTTCTCATTTAAAAAATCAAAGCCAACCATCTCATAATATTCAATAGTGTTTAATCTTTTAACTTTTTTATATTTAGGTTTCCAAATTGATAAAATCATATTTTTTTCATAATCATTATTTCATTATTAATCCTAATTCTGGGAATACCATTGAAAATAAATCTTTGGCAACTTCCTTACCCTTACTAGGTTCTGTGGGTGGTGGTACCGATGGTTCTTGTTGTGTTACATATTCAGAACCTAAATCTTGTTTAATATTATTTTCCGCTTCAGCGGTTTTATTATATTCGTTAATTTTTGATTCTATATCAGGCACCTTTTGTTCAAGTTCTTCAGGTCCAACAAAATTACCTAAACCAATATAATCTAATAAACCTAAATACCATCTAGTTCTTCTCATAAGACCTCTTGTTCCTCTATTACCCCACAATCTACCCATACCCGCAGCAAAACCACCTTTACCTGTAAAATCTCTAAAACCTCTAAATGTTGTCGCTTGTTCTATAGCCTTTTTTAATGTTTTCTTTTCAATATCTGTTAACGTTTTAGTCGCCATTTTTTTGGTTAAATAAGTTGCGACTTGAGCCCCTTGGTCCATAGACCTTGAAGCGTCTTTAAATAATTTAATATAATCATCCACCATTTTAACAAATCCTGTTCCAACAAATGGAACTTTACCAATTAATTTTTTTAACGGTTCTAATATTTTAGGTGCCCATTGTGTTACTTTACTTAATAAACCTTTAAGTGGTCCTCCTTTAGCGGCAATTTCCCCCATTTTTACAAAGTCTCCCGCTAAAGCGGCTTTTTTAAATAACTTCGCTCCTGACCTACCCATTTTAAATAAACCCATAACAGATTTACCAATTACATCACCAATTATAGGTACCGCCGATATCCAAGATAATATTGCAAATAACTTATCTCCTTGTCTCCAATAACTAATTCCGTTTAATATGTCAACAACCCCTGTTGGGTCGAAAAACCCTAAGATATCTCCTACGGTATTGTACCATTTTGATTCTGAAATCATTTTAGATTTTTCAGGATACAATTGTTTTATAAATTCTATCACAAATAATTTATCGGATTCAGATGTTTTACTCCATTTTTCTTCTAATATTTTAATTTGTTCTTCTTTGTAAATCTCACAAAATTTTTCTTTTAAATCAGATTCTTTAAGTGTTATTTTTTTCATATTTTTAAACGTTTTTTATTTGATTTTGATTGTATTCAAAATTAGTCGGTGTTTGTTTATTTTTTTGTATATTTTTATTTGCTAATTGATTCAAATTGTTTATCATATTATTTAATGAAGGGAAATTATTTGCCGCCCAACACATAAAAAAGAAAAAGATGTCTTCTTTGGGTTCGGCCTCAAATAATATATGAGGTCGTAACATTTCAATTGTAATATTTTCACCAGGTTTTAGGTTAAGTATATTTCTAATACTTTGTATGTTTGACATTTTTTCAGTTTCAGAACAAATATATTCTCTACTAACCCCAGCACTTAAAGTTTTATTTAAGATTCTTGTCCATTCTCCCATAATTTTTTCGGTCTCAATTTTAGAAAAATTCATCTCACCACTAATAATTTTAGAATTAACTTTACTATTTTGTTTAAATAAAGTTGCCGGAGTATCTTTTTTAGTATTTGAACCAACAAATAATTCTTTTATTTTTTGGTCAGAGTTTAGAGGGTGTACTCTATTATATAAAGAATGTTGTATTTCATGTATTAATGTTCCGTAAACATCCTCGTCTCCTGAAGAGCAATTTACAAAAACAAAAAAAATGTATCTAGTTTCATTTATAACAAATGCGTAATCATCTTTTTCTTCCCCATCAATTGTAAGAGACTCATTTCTACCTGATTTTGTTTTGAACTTCAATATTTTTCTTTTAATATCATTGTCATTATATACAACTAATTCTAATTTATTTAAAGTGTCTATATAACTATCGAATATAGTTTTTACCTTTGATTCGTCATAACCAAAATTATTTTTGAATTTTTCCATCGTTGTTGGATGATTTAACCATTCTTTCCAATAATTGATTGCTTTGTTAAATAAAGGTTCTATTTCAGAATAACATTTAATTTTTTCGTTGTCAGGTTTTTGTTGTGTTATATTAGTATTAATTTTTAATTGTTCAGATATTTCTTTATTAATCGCGTTGTAATATAATTTAAGAATTTCTTCTCTCTCATTTTCAGTTATTAATATTTTTCCACTCATTAAACATAAATATCATATAAATAAAAAAAGGAGGTTAAACCTCCTTTTATACTTCAATTTTTAATTGTCGTTTATCTTCAACAAATGCTCTAACCCTATCTATCGCAATTTGTGCATAGTTTGGACTTAATTCAATACCTATCCATCTTCGGTCTAATATCTCAGCCGCCACACAAGTTGTTGCTGAACCTGCAAATGGGTCTAATACAATATCATTTTTATAACTTAATATTTTAATTGCTTTAGTTGGAATGTCCATTGAGAATGTCGCCTTAGTTAGTGGTCTTGAATCGTTTAAGTATTTCCATTGTCCGAACACCAGTTCCATAAATTCTTTCTTGTCTTGTTCTTGGTAAACTGTTTTCTTTTTTGTTGTTCCGTCTTCTTGTTCAACATCCATTACTTCACCTTTCCATTGTGGTTCACCTTTAACCTTTTTAATATGTTGTTTCTTGTAAGCAAGTATCACACATTCTTTTGGGTTATAGATGTAAGGACTTGATGGACTCATCCAAGAACCCCAAGCGGTTGTTTTACTTCTGTGCGGACTATCTTCTTCAAGGTCAACAATACCAAAGAATTTAAAACCAATCTTTTTCATAACCTGATATACTTCAGACACAAAAAATATCCTACCACCTTTTTCTTGTCTGTTTATCTCGTATGGAATGTTAAGGGCTATCCTACCATCATCCTTCATAACCCGGTATGCCTCAGTTAACCACTTTTCACTAAATTCTAAGTATTCTTCAATTGTCATATCATCATTATGAACATCATAATTGATATTAACTCCGTAAGGGGGTGATGTACAAATTAAATCTATACTGGATTCGGGTAATGTTTTCATTACTTCAGTACAATCCCCATTTATTATTTTTCCTATTTCTTTCATATTTTAAATTTAGTAATTTTTCCAGAGAGTTTCAACCTTTGTTTTCTTATTAAAGTTACCGTCCATAGTTTTAACTTCAAATTGGTGTTTTGTAAATCCATTATCTGTTAATTTATTATATAGTTCACATTCATATCCACTTATTAATATCATAGATTTTGAATTGATGACTGAGTCAATAAATTCTTCTTGTTTTTTATCATTCATATCTTCCTTGTACCTTGCCTCAGTTCTGGTTGATTGATGATAAGGTGGGTCACAATATATTAATGTATCAGGATTATTATATTTGTTGATTAAATCAACACCATCTGTATTTGATATAATAACTTTTGATAATCTGTCGTGTAATTCTGGTAATCTATCTATTGATGATAAGAAGTCAGATACCGCTTTACTCATAGTTCTTCTTACATGAGTATTCATTGAGAATCCTCCTATTCCGTTATGGGATGTTCTATTGACATAGAAGAAGTAAAACGCTCTATCAACTATTGATAATTCTTTTTTAAGTTCTTCCTTGTATTCTTTTCGTATATCGTCTGAGTAAAACACCAAATCACATTTTTCTTTAAACTCTTTGAATAGTTCCGGTGTTGATATTACTTTGTATAGCGAATATACATTCTTTTCTAAGTCATTATATATTTCTACATTTGCTATTGGTTTTTTAAGACCGACAATGAATGTTCCGGCAAATGGTTCAATGTATGTTTTATATGATTTGGTTGGGAAGTGTTCAATTATTTTGTTGTAGAAACCTCCTTTACTACCAAAATACCTTATTGGTGCGTTCATTTATTCTCTAATGTTTCTATGTGATGTTGTAAATACCATAAAGCCTTTTTAAGGTCTTCAAGTTCTTTCTCTTTGTTTTTCTTTCCCGCCCTTGAAATGTATTTTACTGTATTGCCCAAACTGAATCCAAGACCCCAATTATCTATCACCTTGATGGCTTCATATGGATTTGATTCTCCTCCGTAATGACCAGGGTGATTTACTTGTTCTTTATTTTCCATATTTTTTTATTTGGTAATCGTCTTTAACTTTTTCTATAGTTCCAATTTCAATTAGTTCATTTAATAAACTAATTACCTCACTTTTATCACAATGAAGTATATTATGAATGATGTATTCTAATGGTAATGGTTTTCTTAATTTAGCCAAAAGAATATTAATTTTATCCGTTCTGTCCATTTTTAATTATTTTTTCAATATCTTTATCTGATGTTCCATTAACATAAAGGTCAAATACTTTTGATGATATATCGTCTAAGAAAATATAAGCATCTGCCGAAAATAATTTTGAAAGTGGTTCTTTTTCATTTAATATTTCAAGAATCCTTTCTTTGTCTACGAATCTTTTATTAAAACTCATTTTTAACTAAACTTGGTTTTTCTAAATTTTTAACTTGTTGATTAATATAAGATACTACCTTTCTTTTAAAGATTGGTACTAAAGTCTCTTCCATCGGAAACATATCGTTACATATGACTTCAAATATAGGTTCTTTATTCTCAATATCTTCTTTGTAAAATTTAGATATAATTTGTCTAGTTGTCAAATCTTCTTTGTCTTGTTCTAAAACTAATTTAAGTACTGCCTTTTTAGTTCCGTATTTTTTACTTGCGGTTTTAAATGTATATTTCCAAACATAAAGTTTGGTTGTTGATTGGAAATAAAAATATCCTGTTTTAGAATCCAGACTATTTTTATTTTTTCTTAATTTAATTTCTATTGCATCATAAACCATTGACCAAAACGCTTTTGTTATATTAAAATAATCAAGAAGTTTAGAGTGACTATACTTTAATATTTTTTTATATTCGTCTTTTTCGTTACTAGATAGTTCAGGTATGTCTTTTGTTTTTAAATCAAGTATTGTTAGTTCGTCATCAAAAGATTTTAATGTCTTATTGGTATAGATAATCCTATTTGAATTCATTAGACTTTGTATATTACAAACGTGTAATGATAGTTCTGTGAACATTGGATATATCTTTAGTTCGTCTAATTTCTTATTTAATTTTTGAAAGTAATTTAACAAGACATATTCTCTATGTTCGGAATCAATTGTTCCGTCAAAGACCCAATCGGTGTCCAAAATAAATTTTAATTCATCCTTGTTTTTCATAAAAAAAATATATGAGATTATTATGTTAAGTAAATTAACTAACTCTCATAACGTAAAAAACTTCATTCGCAACCCTAACTTCATCATATCTCCCATCGTAACCATTCATTATCTCCCATCCATCACTATCAACTAATCCTTGGGCAAATCTATCCTCATCAATAAAATTTCTAATCTCAAGACCATGATTTTTTAATGAACGTATCGGACTTTCCATATCATCATTAACTAATGATTGTACCTTATCTTCAATCATTTCTTCTGTCGGTTCTTGGATTGGTTTGATGTCGTCTAACTCTTCTTCAGCATCGTCTTTTTTACTTTGAGCTTCATCAATTAATTTTTGAATTTCCTCATACGCTTTTCTATAATCTTCAGGTTCTTCTATCTGGTCATTTAAATCATTTTGTTCATCTTCTTTATCGGATATGTAAGTTTCCAATTCTTCAATATATTCTTGTAATTTTTCAATTCTTAATTCTTGTTCATCCGTTAACTGATAATCATCGGGCTCAAAATAACTATCTGGCGAATCTCTAACCAAATCTTCATAGTGTTCTTCAAATACCTCTCTAACCGCGTTATCATCCAAATAGTTCTCTATAAAACTGTTATTAAACCCATCAATACCTACATCATCAAGATAACTTTTAGCGTAATCATAGGCGGCATCATCCATTTCTTCACTAGTCCCAACGGTATACTCCTTATCTCTACTATCGTAATCTAATAATTCAAACGTGGTCATACCATAATGTGAATATCTTTTTTTAAAGATATCATAAACATCAAATTTAGGTTCTAAATCTTCTAACTCAGATTCTATTTCAAATATTCTATCATATAGTTTATTATATTCTTCACTATCTTCACTTTCATCATATTGTTTTTGTAAAACTTCAAGTTCCGCTTTTAACTTTTTTATGGTTTCTTTATCTTCATCATCAGGTTCATTTACATCTCCATTAGCAACCAAAAATTTAAATAACGCAATCGCTTTTAAATCTTCATCATCTATTACAGGGTTTTCTTCTTCTCTTGTTTTATTTTCTCTATCGGACATCATTTGTTCTTTTTTGTCAGCGATTTCTTGCATATCCTTTTTTCTTCTTAAAGGAGTGTTGGAGTCCCAAATGTGTCTTGTAACTGTTATACCTTCCAGACTTTCAATATTTGTTCCTGATATATCTAAATTTCCTTGAATGTGCGCTACATTACCTAATGATTTGATTGGTGTTCTACGTAAATCAACATCACCATCAATCCATAGTGGTTTACCTTGAAATTTTTTTAGTTTTGTGACCCTTGGGTTATACCCGGCAAAAAATAGTAAATCATGATACTCCTCAGCACTCATACGATAATACTTATCGTCTTCGGATTCATTTAGAGTTTTTAATTTATTTAACACCTGTTTATCTAAAAGAAGTTTTCTATTAATCATAACTATAAATATACAAAAATTATTTAATCTACATTTACTAATTCACAAAGTTAATGATATTTATTTATAAAAAATAAACCGGAATTTAAAAAAAATTACTATGAGCTGCGGATGCAAAAACAAAGGTGCTAGTCAACCAACTCAGACTCAATCAGGTCAATCACAACCTCAACCTGCCGCTAAACAACAGCCAACTAATCCTACTATTCAGGAGTCGATTAAGAAAGTTGTTGAGAAGTATTACAAAAAATAATACTTAAAAGGGTTTGGCTACTAATTTAAGGGGGGAAAAGTTTTCCCCTTTTTTTATTTTAGTATTTAACATATTATAAATTTTTATTAACAATTATGTATGAGATATATAAATCCAAAATCAAAGAGAGGTTTAGTTAATAAATTCGCAGAATTTATCTTATCCGAACTAAATAAAAACAAAAATCATAAAACAAAAATTGAGGTTTCATTATTTGATGCGTTTTTTGTTATTAATGGTAAAACAGAATCCCAAAACTTAGTTGATATGTCGGATGTTCAAAAAAGATTCTATGATATTAATAAAGAGTTATTTGAACACGTTGGTATTAAAAATATTAACACGATAGATATTATAAAATATAATACTTCACCTGATATTCCTTCTGAACAACATTTTGATTTTTATGATTCTAATAGACCAGTCTTTAATAGAAACGTAATTGATTTGGTAAAAAATATTAAACAAGATTACCTGTCAATTAATTACACGGATAAGGTAGAGGTTGAAACTTTTAATGAAATCACAAGTGAGTTTACAACATACTCGTCAGGAGTTATAACTTCTGAATTCCCTTATGGTTATAGTTTAAATACCAATAGAGCTTATTTATATTATTCTGAATATATAACAAATCAATTGTTTAAGGTTTGTTTATGTGATAAGATTTCGTTCAAATACTCAACAAATTTTAATGAAGAATCAAATGATATTATGATTGATATTGAGAGTGATTCTATCTTTTCAGATAAAGATTTGAAATCTTTGGTATTAGATGTATTTGATTTTAATCTAAACAATTTTATAGTAACCAAACTATCAAAACTTGATTATAATACAAGTATTGATAGTCAATTAGAGAAATCCGATTGGTTGGTAATGGATAAAATAAAGGATTTAAATTTGTTTTAAACTCTTTTTGAGTGAGAAACAACCTGATAAAAATCTTTCTTATCTTCACAATATTCTTTTAAAAGAATAAGTAAATTTTTAAACATGAACGCCCCTTTTGTTTGTTTTTCACATTTGGCGAAAAGTTCAATTAATGCTGAAAGGAATTCAATAGAATAAACTCCAAGATTCTCCATTGAGTAATATTTTTCACATAAGTACTCGTTATATAAAAGCTTATAATTATCTCTTTCTTCTTTGGTTTTAAATGGTTCAATGATATCATATATCTCAATCCACTCATTAAGATAATCCAACATTTCCATTTTAGCATACTCAGTCTTTAAAAGAATATCAAATATCCAATGAGTGTGTGAAGGAGCTCTTAATCTCTTGTTGGGAGATTTGTATTTAATAATATAATCTAATTCAGGGTTGTCTCCACGACTACCCTGATAGATTGCGATAGTATTACCATCTAATAGTGACCAACTTTTAATTGGTTCATTTACTTTTCCGTTTTTTTTGAAGTTTAGGCTCATTATTGAAATGTTCTTTAATTATTCTTACACCATCGTCAATATCTGTAAAGTCCCTATCAGGAGCAAATAACAAACTATTTGGGTTTTCTTCTGGAGATTCAACAATCATAAATGCCGGTACATACTCGTTTTCCGTTATCTCAACAAAAAGGTCATATTCCTCTGAATGTTCATCAATATCTCTTTCGTAATACTCAATCTTGTTTTCATTCAGTTTATCCTTCATTGTTTGACAATGGGGACATCCTTTCATTGTATAAACAAGTAATAACTTATCCATTTAATAATTGTTTTGTCAAATCGTTTATTTGAGATTCGGTTTGCATACCTTTTACCGTATTAACATCAACTCCATTTGAGAATGAGATAATTGTTGGTACGGCTCTAATTCCCATTTGTGCGGCAAATTCTTGGTTATTCTCAACATTCATTGTATATAATTCAACAGGAGAATCACTTTCTCTTAATTTCTTAGATACCATCTCAAATGTTGGTTTCATTACTTTACACGGACCACACCAGCTCGCGTAGAAATCAACAATTACTTTATCCCCATTTTGAATTTTTTCTTTTAATAATTCTGAACTAATTTCCATTTTATTTTAATCTTTTTAAATTGTTTATTAAAAACTCCGAAGCATTATTTCTGTCTGGAGTTGTAAGTATAAATATACTATCATCACCATATATATAAACCATTATACCCGATGAATCATACTCATAAAAACTAGAAGTTTTGATAATTTCTCCATTATTCATAAGTTCACTATAAAACCAAATCAAATGAAATTTTTCAAAGTATTTGAAAACTTTTTTGTTAAATGGTCCTTCAAGTTTAATTGCCGAAGGAAACATTGTAAATTTCTTTACAAATGAATCTATACAGTTCTGAGGTATTATATTTAAAAGTTTATCCTGTCTTTCCATATTAATTCTTTATTATAACTTTCTTCAGAAAAAATTCCTTCAGTTTCAATTTCTCCCATCTTATAAGTTACTTTTAATTTTGGTAATGTAAACTTTTTTTCTTTTAAAAGTTTATTTAAATTTTCATCTAATATTTTTATTGGTTCGTCCCACTCCTTTGGGAGAAGGTTGTTGAACCTACCTAAAGTTTGCACTCTTCTAAGTTCTACATTCTTATCATTACCTGATATTCTATATTCAATCGTAGCTCTTTCTTTAGATTCGTTATCATCTTTTCTTAATGATATGATTAAACTAGCCGCTCTACTTATATATCCTTTAACACAATTACTCTGTATAAAGGATTCTTTATTATATTCATCAGATTTTTTTAGTAGAACAGGATAATAGGTCTCATTATTAATTTCAATTTTAGATTGACTATCTTCACTAAACTCGTCAGAGTATGTTCTTTCATATGTTCCGTTGGTATAAAAAGATTGTAACTCCGTCCAATGAATGTGTTCGTCAGAAAAGTCTAAATAAGTTTTTGCCTCCCATTTAATTGGTTCGAATCTTTTTAAGAATGAGTACATTCTAATATGGTCAATAAATGTTTGTTCGTGTATATTACCATTAACCGCTAATTTAAAGATTTCAAAAGAATTTTTTAAATCCTGTTTATTTGTAATATACTCATTTACTTTGATAACATTATAATTAGTGATATTACTTTTAAATATTTTATATAAGAATTCATCTGACTGATTCATTATATAATCTTCACCATAATAATAAAATGCCGACTTAATTGTATTTGGGTCAAAGTGGTCTAAGGTATGTAGAATTTTTCTTATTCTAGTTCCGCTCAACTTATTAACTTCCATTATTGAATCAATATACTTATAGTCATTTTTTACATAAACTTTCTTCAAAGGTTGTGGATATGTATGGATAAATGTTGTCCAATTATTTGGTAACTTAACGCCCTTACTCTCCAAATGATATTTATAGAATCTTTGTTCTAAAGGAAATATGTCTTTATATTTTTCAATACCAGGTAAATTACTTATAAAAATCTCTAAAACTTTTTCAGAGAAATTGATTGCGTCCGTGTGAGTAAACTCTCCATTATAAAGACTACTATGGTTTAATGCGTTTATTTTTGATTTTATACCGGCTAAAGGATGTTCACCTGTATTAGTGATTTTAATTTTTTTAGTGAATTTACGTTTTTTGTGATAGTTCTTAATACCTCCAACATACATTATGTGTCTTTTGAAGTTATATGTGAAGAATTCGACATTGGTTGATACTCTGAAATATGGTTTATTAACTCCTCTTGTTCTTGTATAATCAAATATCTTTATGGTTATTTTATCTTCCTTTTTGACAATAACTATTGTTCCTCTATAAAGATTGAGGGAACATAAAGGATTTCCATAATTTTTAACATAAACTTCCTCACCCTTTTCACTTTTATCATAATCCCATAATGGAAATCTTGGGTCATTTAATGGGGGTCTATACAGACTAACTCCAAATAACTCATCTTTATTATCGGGTGGGTTTAATACACAATTATCCTTGTAATATGTTACATTATAATGACTTTTACTATATTCAAAAAGTGTTTCCATAATTAAAAATGTGGGGGATTAATCCCCCACTTTAAATTAACAATATTGTTCAGCAATCTCCCAAAGTTTAGTATTAACGGTATTAACATTCATAATGTTATTAAGGGATTTAAGTCCTGTTTTACGACCACCGTTTGATGTGTATTGAATTCCACCTCTAACGAATTTCTCTTGTACCACATTGAAAACATTCCATAATGTGTTTGGTTTGTCTTCTTCTCTGTTAGGTATCAATAGAGAGTTTAGGTCTAATGTTGCCGGAAGTTTTCCAACTTTCCATCTAACTTGAGTTGCTTGTTTAACAAAATCCATCTTTTCGTTTTCTGACATCTCTTTTGACATCATTTTATCTACTGAGGTTTGGATGATTGGTAATCTACCGGCAAAACTCTCTGTTAATCTTTTAACCTCATCTAAGTCAAAACTTTTGTGTCTTAGATTGAATGATTCTGATAATGATGTCGGTACCGTTAAACCATTACTACACACTAGTCGGTGTAATCCCGCACTTACCTGAAAGGTTGCCATTCCGTTATGAGAATTTCGGATAATCGCCTCAACTAACGAGTCCCCTACTTTTGGTAATTCTCCATTTCTAAACCTAATTTCGTGGAGTCCATAAATCCCTTTACCCGTTTGTTTTGCCGTTGCGATTTGCCAACCTTCTCTATTGAAATTTTCAATGATGTCAATAGTCGGAACAAATACATATTTGTTTGACATTTTTGGTGATGGTTGAGTTGTGAATACTGCCGGTGTTGTTTCTTTTAACTGTTCAATTGTCATAATCTGTTGTTTTAAATTTATAATACAAAGATAAGGACTTTTTTTGAGACTGCCAAATTTAATTTAAACAAATATCACCGAATTTTGTTTTTTGGAACAGATAGTCCATTTTGTCAACGTCTACAATGACCGTATTAGCTTTATTAAGACTAACAATGATATCGATGAGTTGTTTTTGGGTTAGAGATACTTCATCCCCTTCGTCTAGGTTTTTAAAACATCTTTGTCTTACTTTATCGAAAAATATTTCTTTATCAATATTTCCGATTAATTGGGTTAGTTCACCGGGGTTTTTGTCGAAAAATCCGATGAACTGATTTACCCAAATATCTACTTCAATCCTTTTCATAAGGCAAAGATAATAAAATTATGTTAAATAATATAATTGGTCTTGTTGGTCAACCGCTCTCTCGGCTAAAGCTGGAGGCATAATTAAATTAGGATTACTTCCTTTTAAATTAATGAATGTTAAGTCAGGAATATCTATAATTGAGACCGGTAAAGTTTCTATTTGTTTGTTGTCAGGTAAACTTAATATGTGTAATTTTTTAAGTTTTCCAATTGATTCAGGAAGACTCTTAACACAATTTTGTAATAACAACGCTCTTAGATTTGTAAATCTACCTAAAGATTCTGGTACATCAAAAGCAACCGAATCACTACCTGTAACCGTAATTACTATATGTTCAACAGTCTCAGGTAAAGATTCAAATAAATCTTCAAAACCGTATAGTGCAATGAATTTACCCGCAGCACTGTTAGGGTAATCTATTTGTACTTTATTACCACCCTTTGTTACCAAACCTTTCGCGAACTCAGGTTTAAATATCTCTTTTAATTCAGGTGCCTTGTTATTTAAGAAGTCAACAAGATTAATTTGTCTATCCGCTCTGTCCATGAATTGACTATCAGGGAAATGGAATTGATACCTTTCTTGGGGTAATCCTGTTCTCTCACCAACTTTACCTTTATCGTCATTTGCTAATATTACATAAAGAGGTCCTTTACTTGCGTAGTGCATGAAGTGAGAAGAGTTAGGAGGTGATGTACACCATCTTGATTCTCCTTTATCGTAATCATAATAACCACCATACCAACTAGCGGCCTCTTTTTGTTTTTCACCCGTTCCTTCAATTTTAATTAGCGTGTATTCATCTCCAACTAACATTATTTCAGCACCAGGGTGACTATAACCTTTTCTTTCCTTTCTAATTTCTTTTTTGGTCTGACTTTTTTCTAATTTCTTTTTAACATTCTCAGGTAATTCAAATGTTTCTAAGAAATCAAATAATGACTTAACGGTAAATTTATTTATATCTCTCTTATCTTCAGGAAAATATTGTTTAAATCTTTCAAACTTTTTTAAATCATCCGTAACTTTAAATAAGTCTTCCATAAACAATCTAAGATACTCTTTCTTAGCGTTTTGGTATTCTTTACTTTTAACATCAATATCATCAGGTAATCCCCCTTCTGAAGGTTTAAATGTTAAATAATTTTTAAGAATCCATTGTACAAACTTACCTGCCTTAACTTTGTCCATATCTTCAATTGAAGCTCCTTCAACATCGAAGTTTTCAGGCGCCTTTGTTGTTGGGTCGGCAAATATTAATGCCTTTAAAATATCAAAAGTCATCAACCCTTTTGATTTAGGGTCTTTTGGGTCTTTTGGTTTTACTACTTTGTCATACAATACTTGGAATCTTGACTGTTCTACAATTAACTTGCCTAATAAAGATGTTATTTTCATATCAAATGTTTTTACTAATAAATATCCAAAATTACGGAAAATTTTTAATAATTCAAAATTAATAATTCTTCTCCCATATTTTGGGACTTTCCTTTTTTAGCGGCCGCCGCCTTGGCAAATAACTTACTTTCCCATCTATATTGGTCTTTTGGAAACCACTCTGATAAAATTGGGAAATCGTAATAAGATAAAGAAAATTTTCCTTGAGTATTTTTTAATGAGTTTGCAAGTCTTTCGTGGTCATTTCTATCAAAATCGTGATTTGAGTAATAATTTTCTGTTTTCCAGTACGGTGGGTCGGTATAAAAATAAGACGTTGGACTATCGTATTTTTTAATTACATCTTCAAAGTCCATATTCTCTACTTCGGTTATTTTTATAAAATGGTCAACCCATTCAGGTTTACTTAATTTATCTCTAAATGTTAAATATTTTGATTTATATTTACCTTTTAAATCTATATATGAACTTGTCTCAGGTTTTGACCCACTAAAAACTTGTGTTATTATGTATACGTATTTAGCCGCGGTTTCATAATCGCAATCATTAACTTTAAATCCTTCGTTGAATATTTCTGTTTGAAATTTTACAAATTGTTCTTTTAAATGTGGTGGAGTATCTTCAACTCCAAATTGTTGACATTCAATCGAGTTTATCGCTTTCAACAATTCTGTTGGATTTTTAACACAATTAAACAGATTATAGTTTAATGGATTAAAGTCGTTATATACGATTTTTTTTAAGTTAGGATATTGTTTTAATTCCATATTGAAGTAAACCCAATACATTCCTGAAAACGGTTCTACGTATGTTTCAATATCTTTTGGTATGAATGGGACAATCCATTTACCGATTTTTGATTTTCCTCCGATGTAAGATAGCATAGTTTTTTTATTAAATTATAGGTATTTTATTGTAAAAGGCAAATAAATTCACCTAAAAAAATATAGAAAAAAATTTGGCTGGAATCAAAATAATTCGTATATTTGTATTGTGAATGAGGGAATGTTGGGAAATCCTTAAAACCCAACCCTAAAGAACTGAGGGTGTCAGTTCGGGTTTAAATCCCCCAATCCAGGTGATGAAAAATAAAAAAACCCTCCGATTTTTCGGGGGGTTTTGATATTTATAATAGTATGAAATTATTAGAAACATTAAAGTCTTTATTATTAGAACATAAATTAATCCACAGATTTGAATACCAAAACGGAAATATTCTTCAAACAATAGATGTTGAGGCCAATCCTCATTCTAGAGAAGGTCAAGGTAATTATCATTTACAAAGAGTTCCTTATGATGAAATTTTAGATTCTTTACAGGATATTGAACCTGTTGTTGGTAAACAAATAAATAAAATACTTGGTTGGTGCGATTCTTATGATAAGGAATGTGCGTTAATTGTTAGAGATAACTTCTTAGAGTTTGATTATCATATGTGGATTGATAAAGTTAGAGATGATAAAATCATTCTAACTATTAACACATCTATAAGACATCCAAGAAAATTATTTAACCCCCATAAGAACAATGTTATAATTATTGATGAGGATGGTGACCATAACATTATAGAGTCCTTTACAAATACAAAAATAAATGGTAAATTTATCCAATACTATTTATTTGATTAATATGGAAACAAAAAAACCTTGTGGTAATTGTAAAAAAAAGGGATTAAATCCAACTCATTGGATTATGGTTTTAATATCAATGTATATTTTATTCTCATCAATATACGGAACAATTAAATTATTTAAGGATTTCTTTTAATCTTTATAAATAATTTAACATACATATCTCCTTGTCCGTAATATCCTTTTGATTTAATTCTTAATGGTTTTGAAGTGTCGAATTCGTTTGGTAATTTGATATTTAACATTCCGTCAGGATGAGGAATATCAATAGTATCTTTTTGTATTTCTTTTATTGTTAGATAAGAATTATAAATTAAATCGTTTTCGGATTTTTCAAAATTGTTTTCTGAAACAAGATTAATCTTTATTACTAAATTACCGTATATCCCTTGATGGTAATCTCCATTGCCCTGTAATTTAAAAAACTGACCGTTGTCAACCCCAACAGGTAATTTAAATGATATTGTCTCCATTTGAGTTATTGTAGATTCTCCGTTACAAGTTATACATCTACTTTTAAATGAAAATCCATTCCCACTACACTTTTGACATGGTTGTCTAACCAATTGTACAAATAGTCCTGTTCCTATTCTGGTTTCAAAGAATCCGTTACCTGAACAATCACTACAAATATTTTTTTCACCACCAGTACCGTTACACATTTTACAAGAGTGTTTCCTTTGGTATGTTATAGTTTTTTCACTTCCTTTAAAGGATTCTATCGCTCCAACATTTATATCAATTACTTTATCGGGTACAGTCCTTTTTCTTTGTCTATAAAATTGGTTTCCAAAAAAATCTTCAAATGGGTTACCTCCAAAACCTCCAAAGTCGGCAAATGGATTATTCCTTTTATTATCATAATCTCTTCTTTTATTTTCATCACCCAAATTATCGTAAGCTTCTGATATTTTTTTAAACTGTTCCTCAGAACCTCCTTTATCGGGATGATATTCTATTGCCTTTTTTCTGTAAGCCTTTTTTATTTCGTCTTGAGTCGCGTTTTCACTAACTCCAAGAATTGTATAAAAATTTTCATTACTCATTTACTTATTATTATAGGGTCATAATTTATTTAATATGAATCACAATTATATTATTGTTCTTTTTAAGAATAAAATAAAAAAGAAAATAATCAATAAATTTAAAACTAATAAACGAGCCGTTGATTATTATGAATTATTGATTAAAAATAGTAACGATACTAAGTTCTATAAAAAATATGAAAATGGTTTTGAATGTACCTATGAATTAGCGTTATTAGAATTGGGCACGTCTAATGATAATATCTATATGAAAGATGAATTTGGTAGACAGATTAAAATAGAGTTAGAAGATTCTGATTATAAAATTGTAAGAATAAATCGTTATTATCCCGAAGAATATATTTTAGATTACGAAAAGAAAAAAAAATTATCTTTAAATGAATTTATTAAAAAACATTTAACTGGTGGTTATAAAATGGTTTCAAAACTAAATAACAAGATTATTCTTCAAGAAGATGAAAATTTTAAGCTTTTTACATTGAAGAATGTTTATGATTCTGATAGGTTTGTAGATAGTTTATCAGAAGTACTAATGAAAGAGAATAAGGGTAATGTTTTGTTGGTTAAAGATGTTTCAACCGCTCAAAGAAAATATTTATATAATATATTAGTTGAAAAAGGATTTCCTAAGAATTACCTTCTTCGGTATTCAACAACCCATCTTCAATAAAGATAATTTCAATTCCTGACATATCAACATTAAATCTTTTAACATCGCCTCCAATCATACCAAATTGTATTTTGGCATTTTCAAATTCATTTTTGTTTAATTCAAAAACAACCATTTTCTTCCCGTTTGGAAAGAATTTGTCCACAGAATCTGATAATACCGCCAATCTTTCAACTAATTCGTTAACACCTTTATTATTCTTTGCCATATACTTAGTTTTTGTTTTGGTTGTTCTTTAATTATGTTATCTTTTTTTATTGATTTTATTTGTTTAATAAAATCTTCCTTTTCTTTGGATAATTGTCGATTATCTTTTTCAACTTCACTTTTCAACCAATTTAGCTGTTCTGATTTCTTCTTCATTATCTTCTAATTGAACTTTTTTATTTTTAATATTAAACTTTAAATCTTGTAATTCTTTTAAAGTTTGTTTTTCAAAAACAATTTTTAATTCTTTCACTTTTTCATCAAACAATCTTTCTTTCTCTTCTCTTTCTCTATTATATTGAATAATATTTTGAATGTTTGTTAGACAATTATCAATTGTAATTTCATCTATTTCTGAAACAAAAGAAATTAATCTTTCTTCAGGATTTGGTGATTGTTGTTCCATTATCTTATCTTCCTCAACAAACTTTTTTGGTAATTTCCAAGATTTAGGGAAAGATACGTCAATACTTAAATAATCTTTTATTTTTCGTACTGATTGTAGATGGGGTAATAATTTTGAAATTTCTTTATATAAACTCATTTTTTATATTTTTATTAAGTAAGTTAAACAATAAGATATGGATAAACCGATAAAAATAAGTTCCCAACCACTAAGAACCAATCTTTGTGGTGGGTCTTGTAATAGGGAACTTACAAATTTAAAAACCACTCTCAACACACTAAGAATTGAAAATATAAACAAGAATAGGTATGCTGAGTCCATGTTAAACATTATTTCTCGGTTTTTCTGTGCTCTAAAATTTCTTTTCTTAAAGTTTGTAATAGGTCTTTAATTTCTTGACAGGTTTTTCTTGCTCTAGTTCCAGCACTGTTATTACCTTTAAAAAATTTAGCAGCGTCAACTGATAATTCTTCAGTCATAGTTTTGATTTTTTCTAGTGTTTCCATTTTATCTTAACTGTTTGTTTATTTTATGTTATATTAAAACATAAATTTTTTTTGTTTATTGTAAATAATAATAAGGTTTTTTTATTTTTTCAAATTTTTATCTAATAGTTTGTATATTGCTGAAATCATGTCCAAATCAGATTTAGTGAATGGTTTGTTCAAATCAAATAAATCATTAAAAAAATTATTAATTGAATCTCTAACCACTTTTTCTTTTTGATTATAAAATATCTCTTCGAAAAACGATTTAAAGTACTCATAATGCTCACCATTGTTTTCAAAAGTAAGATTTTCTTTTTTAAAATTATCTATTGTTTTATTCCAACACCAACTAAAATGTTTTTCATTATCTTCATTAGATAGAGTAATTTTTGTTTCATTAGATTTTAATTCTTCACCTAAATATGTTTCACATATTATTAAATTTAAAGATTGTGAAAAATCAGAAAACAATTCTAATTTTTCAGGAATAACATTGTTGATTCTAAACCACAAATCAACATCTTCAGGATTTAATGGCTTTGTTATATAGTTAAAAAAATTCTCCATAAGATTTTGTCTTATGGAGAAATAATAGGTGAATTAATTTAAATGTGTATTATTGAGTTTTACGATTATAAGACATTAAGTTATTTATTCTTGAAAACTCTTCGTTTAACATTTTAAGTTGTTTAATATTTTCAGATTCTAATGTCATATTTACTCCATCTCCATCCTCATTACCTACTTCGTCAGAAATAATAGGTTGTGGCGATTTATTATACGCTTTTCTTTTAGCCTTTGCGTATTTATTTTCTTTTCTTTTTTTGTTAATTTTTTTACCTAATTCAGTTTCTTCCGCGTTAGCCCATTTAGGATTATTACCTGTTTTAGAAGAACCTTCTATATTATCTTTCATCCAATCTTCATTTGGGTGAATTTCATCATAATCTAAATTTTCCATACCCGGTCTAAAGTAATCATCTAAAAATTCACCAGCTTTATCTGACATTGAGTACTTTGTCGTTTTCATCTTAGCTAATTGACCGTTACCTTTTGGGAAGTGTTTAGGTTTATCTGAATATTCCGCTTTTGAGCCATCTTTAAGATACTCTTTCATTTTCTTAGCGACAGATTTAATATAATCTTCGTTTTCTTTACCAGAACCTTTATGAGCCTTTTCGTATGTCTCAAGTCCTCTTGGTTTACCAATAGGTCTTAACTTAGTTTCTTTAGATTTTTGTTCATTAACAATGTTTTCAATCAAATCAATCATTTCTTCTTCTGTTAATTCAACAGACTCTTTAACTTTATTTTTTTTCTTACCAAATTTAACTCCTCTACCCATTAAGATGTCTTTTCTTGTTACTTTACCATCACCACTTAAATCAGGAAATTTCTTACCTTCTTTAGTTTCTTTTTTCTTACCTTTTCTTAAAAGTTTGAAATCTTCAGAATCTATTTTATTATTTTTATTTTTGTCTAAATATTTTTTCTGTCTTCTAGATAAAGATTCATTTAAAGCATCGCAGTTATAGTTTTTTAAAATCTCTTCACAATGAGGACAATCTTCGCCTCTACGCATAATTTCCATAGTCGCTTTACATCCTTCAACATTTGGTTTTATTGGGTCAGAATCAAAATCTTCAAAATCTAAAGTATCTTCTTCAATATAATCAAATTTATTTTTTTTATTAAATTTAAGTGTTTTATGTATATTTTCATCCATACTAGATTCCATTTTATATCCACACTCAGAACATTCTCCTTCCATAATAGAACCTTTACCACATTGTTCACACATTTCTTTTCCTTCTGCTATTGGTTCAAAGTCATCATCGTCATCACTTCCAGTAATGCCATCATCGCCTAACAAATCTCTTAAATCCATTTGATTTAAAAACTCATCAGTAAAATCTTTTTCAATTGTTACTCCAGTATTTCTATCTAACATATCTTGGTCAATACCTATTTCACCTTTACCTAGTGGTATTTCTTTGTAATCAATAGGGTTATATTTTTTACCACCGGTATATTGATATATAAATGGGTCGTCATGACTTTCCTCTAATTCATTCATATTTTCAATTTCAGATTCGATACCTTCAATTTTATCTTCCAAAGTTTCTTTAAGAACTTTAGATACGATTTTATTTATATTCCTATTTTTCATGATAATTTTTTATTAATAAATATCTTATAAGTTTTATTTGTTTGAAATCTTTTTCTGATATTCTTGGTATATAATTCTTTTAATTGTGTTTTCACTAATATTATGTTTCTCACTAATCTTAGTAATTACCTTTTTTAAAGTTTCATTTTCAAAAATATTAAGAGCGTTAATATCTCCTTGATTACAATAAGGAAATTTCTTACATTTCTCTTTAACTTGGACGAATTTTCCTCCAGGTATTTGAGTTTTAGACTTCCCTCTCCAATCTTTTTTCTTTGTTGATTTTGCCCATGCGGCAGTTGTAACATAAGCCCCGGCAGAAGACGCTCCTGTTGCCTCTTTAGTTTCAGTTTTTTTTGGTTTTTCTTTTAAACTTTTTCTAACGAAATCACTATCTTTAAATGCAACTTTACCTAAATGACTCCCTAAAGATTCTTTAGTCTCAATTTTTTCTAACTTATCATAATACTTTGGGTCTTCAAACAAATGGTCCATAGCAATTTCTTTGGCTCTTTGTTTGTCTTTGGTATGTTCCATTTCAACTTTCATTCCTTTATTAAGTTGATTTTTTAATTCTTTTTCAACAACACTATTATCTTTACCTTTACGTTTGTTTTTTTTAACTAAATCTTCAAAAGATTTATTATCGGCCTTTCCACCTTTTAACTTTTCTTCCGAAACTTGTTTTTTCTTTTTACCTTGGCAATGAGCTCTTTGGCTGAATCCTTTAGGGTTATTACAATCAATACTGTTTTTATATTTTTGAGACCATTTTTCTTCCATTTCTCTTTTTGTGGTTGTGAATAGTGGCGCGTTATAGGCTCCAACACCGGCACCAGCACCTGTAGCTTCTTTATTTTCTGATTTACCAATAGAATATAATTTACCTATTGGTGTTTTCATTTTATCTTTACCAACAAGTTTATCAGATATTCCTTTTTTTATAGGTTTTTTTAAAATTATTTCTTCTTCAACAGGAATATTTAATCCTGTTTTCATTTCTTGGGAGGCCATTGAGGTTTCTAAACTAGGTTCTAACCCTAATTTACTTAATTCTACATTAAATGAGTCTTTAACAGATGATGCCGTTTCTCTTAATTTTTTCATTTTTTGAATTTAATATTCCAATAAGTTCCTAATTGGAAAGAAATAGTTTTTGTATTACTATATCCTATTCCTAAAGTAAAAACTCTATCTTGTTTAGTTTTTAACATAAATGAAGGCCCCACAAAATTAACCACATTTACTTTGTCAAGTCCTGCTGCACCTCCAATAAAAAATTGATTTTCAAATGGTCTAACAATAACAGAATCTTTAATAATAATTTTGTTAATATCAGCCTTAAAGGTTCTATTAAGTATTTTATTCTTAGTAATAGTGTCAGTTAAAAATATGTAACCTAAACTATCTTTTAATTTTAAAGTGTCTTTATATGTGTATTTGGCAAAGTAGTCTTTTAGTATTGACCCAGTATCAACCTTAGCCGGAACATCAATATAAATCGGAGTTTCAACATATATTGTTTTACCTTCCTTATAAATTGTTTGACTTGTTTTAACATATTGAGTGTCCACAATTCTTTTAATAACTTGATATTTTTTACCATCAACATTTATTATGTTAGGTGGGTCTTGTTTACCGTCGCCACACATTCTCATAAAAAAAATAACTCCTATCAATAATATAATTAGGATAAATTTCAAATCAAAATTTTTTAAACTATTCATTATTCAGATTTTTTTGTTTTCTTTCTAGATGCGATAATTAATGCCCACTTAGATTTAAACTTTTCATAATAAGCTCTTAGTTTATTTAATACCTCAATTAATTCATCGTCAACTTTTATCATTTTTGAATTGATATAAACACCATTTTTTTCACCTATTGACATGTAAAAATCAACATCCATATCAATTATTTTACCTGACCACTCTACATTATTTGTGTATAGATTCAGTTTATTAAATTCAGACATATCTGATACTTCACTAACAAATTCATCCATAGTCTCTTGGAACGCGGTTTTCTCATCAGTGGTTAATTCAAGTTCTGTTTGGTCTTTGCCGTGTAAAACCATAATCCCGCCAGATATTCTATACCCTTGTTTTTTATCTTTTGAAGTCGTTTCTTTATCTTTACCATCATCAAATACCTCATAATCGTCTTCGATTGAATCTTCAACTGATTTAGCAGGATTTAATTTTGTTAACCTGTCATCATCTGTCATGTCAACTCCTTGTTCTGTTAACAATCCATATTGTTTTTTTATTCTATTACTTTCTTGTATCCCTTTAGGACCTGAAAGCATTGTTCTTGATGCGTTTAATAATTTTTTAATTTCGTCAAATGAATTATTCATGTTCAATATATTTTAAAAATTCTTCAAAATTAAAAGCCGGACTAACATCAGTATAATTTACATCAAAATTACTTCTTGTTACCACACCTTCAAATTTATCTATTCCATTTATTCTTGTATTGTGACCAATTACTTTATTGTTAATTGACATTTCTTTAAATAACTTATTACATAACTTAGCAGTTAATTCCAACTGACTTGTTGTGTAAGGATGCCAAAAGAAATAATCTCTCCATTTTTTCTCGAACACTATACCATTATAAATATCACCATTCCAGTTAACGTAATAATCTTTTAGCGGTTCTTTTTGTATCCAACCTAAATTTTCTAAAACTATTATTATAGAATTTCTATTTATATTTGGCTCTGTAAAAAAACTAGTATGTTCTGTTGGAGATAGAGTCTCTAAAACCTTCCCGTCTCTTGTGATTACATAATTAGGTATTCTTGGAAATTTACCGTTATAACGATACTTTAATGAAAGTAGATATTCGTTTGCCGGTCTTGATGTGTGTGATAGGATTATTTGATGCTTTTTCTTTTGTTTTCCTGTAGGTTTAAATTCCCCGTATTTTATAATATCGAGCATCAATAATCATTATTATTTTTTTAATCAGGTTTTGTATATGATAAGACTTTTTTACCTTCAGTTGTTGTAGTAGTTGTTATTTCCGTTAATTCTTGGTCATATAAATCTTCCGCAACTTCTTCCCAATATTTTTTAATATCTTCATCTTCTTGTTTAACTTGCACCGGAACCTCAACTATTTTTTCAACTATAACTTCCCTGTCAACAGGAACTTCAACTATTTTTTCTACAATTTTTTCTACGGGAACTTCTTTTATAACCTCAACTATTTTAGTTTCAACTTGCGGAGTAACTTCATCTTCTTTATGTTTTCCGTCATCATATTTTATAAAAAAGTGTAAAGATGTTAGGGATATAATCGGTAATAAACCTCCTTCTAAAAACGCTAACCATCTTTTTGATGCGACAACATCACTTGTGTCAGAACCTAAAGCCTCCCAAACAGGATTTGTTAACTCCATCCAAGATTTAAATAGTTCACCGTTAGCATCAATCTCTTTATATGAAAAGAAAATGTTACCTATCATTTGAATGAAGGTAACTAAACTAAACATGAACCAAACTCCCCCTTTTATTTTGTTTGTTGCAGCAACTAATGCGGACATCGCCCCAATCTCAATTGCTATTGAAAGATAGATAGCCCAACTAATTGGGTTTGCGATATCGTACCAGGATACAACGTGAGAAATGGAGATTCCTGCAACTAATAGAATAGGAACTAAAAACATAGTCCTATTAGGATTATTTTTAATCCATTCCCATATTAGTTTCATTATTTTTCTAAATTTGTAATCTCTTTATCAATTTCAGATTGTCTATTAACATCCAAAATTTTTCTATCGGTAGATTGAATCATTCTTTTTTCGCTTTTTAATCCTTCTAATTTAATTTCTTTTTTTAAATTATTGTTAAGGCTATTAAGACCTTCATTTAATGAATCTACTTTTTGAGTTGTTGTATTTAATTTCTTTTCAACATTCTCAATCTTACCATTTGTTTTGCAGGTCTTTAAAAAAATTATTAATACCAATACAAAAACAATATAATCCATATATTCCTTTAAGAACTCTTTTACTTTTTTCATAACATTTTTTTTTAAAATTAAAAAACCTTCTATTATAATAAATAGAAGGTTTGTTGTTTTTTTACATATATTCAAATAATACTGAACTTTCGTTCCTTAATTTTCTTAGAGCCTTTTCTTTTATTTGTCTTACCCTTTCTTTCGTTAGATTAAAATCTCCTCCAATATCTTCTAAAGTTCTTGGTGTTCCTGATATTCCAAAATAATCTTCAACTATAACCTTTTCTCTTTCATCCAATATGTTTAACAATCCCATTAATTTATTTTTTAATAAGTCTTTAGTTTGGAATGCTTCGTCAGGCATATCGGCATCTTCATTTTTTATGATGTCAAACAAAGTGTCTCCATCTTCATTAATATCCATATCTAAATTAATTATGCTTGGTAATGAAGTGTATTTATCATCTAATTGTTTTCCTGTATTTTCGACTTCTTTTTTCGCTCTTTGTAAATCTTGAACTACATTTACAGGTAGTCTTATCGTTCTTGCGTTATCATTTAAAGATTGTAGGATTGATTGTTTAACCCACCAAACAGCGTATGATATAAATCTCAAGTTCTTAGACCAATCAAAACTTTTGATTGCCTTTAGTAAACCTAAATTACCTTCGGCAACTAAATCAGGAAAATCCAAACCTTGATTTTGATATTGTTTCGCAACTGTAATAACAAATCTTAAATTACCGATTAATAATTCTTTCTCAATCTCCGATTTTTGTTTATCGGTTAAAGTCTCAGATTTCATCATTTCTGATAACTCTTTCTCCCTGTCCGGAGTCATAACTTTAATCTTACGAATGTCTTTAAGATAATGTTGAATTTCTTCTTGATTAATCGGAGCTCCTGTGTTTTTTTCTTTCATGTATTTTATTTTGAATAGTTTTTTAATAATTCTTTTTCTTTCTTTGTTAATGACTCAATTCCTTTATCGTTTATCTTATCTAATAATTCATCTAAAGTTAGTTGTGTGTCACTTTTATCTATTTTTAGGAATTCTTTGATGTCAGTAATGTCCTCGTCACAATCCTCAATCTCATTTAATTCCAAATTTTTAAAAACATACTGTTGAAATTCTTTTCTTTCTTGTTCTGACATTTCATCCTTAGTTTCAATTCCAAATAAATGTTTATTAACTGTTGAGTCAACCCAATAATATAACTTACCTTTTTCATAAGGTTGTAAGAAAAATACTATACCTGAACATCCGAGAATATTATTTAAGTAATCTCCAATGTCTTCAGTTTTCTCATTACTTTTGAACTTAAATATTACAGATTCAGGACCGTAGTAATATCTAATGCCATCATCATTAGTCATTATAAAAATCTCTTCAGATAAGAATGTTACAAACTTTTCTTGTTTGTCGTGTTTTGCAAATACATATAACAAATATTCCATATTTTTAAATTTATGATACAAAGATACAAAAAAATTTATTACTGAGACACATAACTGATATTATTTTCTTTTTTTATTTTAATCACATTGTCTGCCCAGTTGGTTACTAAAGGATTGTGGGTTATTACAAATACTTTTTCAAAATAATCTTTTATTTTAGTAAAAAAGTCAGAAACCATGTCCAAATTATCATTCGATATTTTACCAAATACTTCGTCAAATACAACTATATTAGGTTTTGGTAATGAACATATCTTACTTAAAACCGCTCTCAATGCTAATGACGCAATTGTTCTTTCGTAACCCGAACCTGAGACCATTAGTTTTTCAATTTGAGTGTTATTATCTATCATTATGAACTCTACCTCATTTTTCTCATTAATTCTAACTTCTAATTTAAAATGAGCACTATCCTCCATTAACCTTTGTAATTCTGAGTTGATTAACGGCATCATAGTCTTCATAATTAATTTTGTAATACCGTTCTTACCAAATATTTCCAAATATAACTTATAAATCTTTTCTTTTTCAGATTCTTCTAAAATTTTAACAATTTTATTTAAGTTTTGTTGAATTTTTTCTGTCAAATTTTCAATTTGAAAATTGTTATTATTAATATTTTTGTTTATATTGGTTTTTTCAGTTTCTAATTCATCTAGTCTTAGATTGGCCTTAATGATTAAAGATTCAATTTTATTATTCTCCAATATTTTTTCTTGGATGTCATTATATCTTTTTAATTTATCATTTAAGTTTGATATTTTTAAATCAAAACTTTCAATACTCAAAAGATATTTTTCTTTAATTAGCTTGTTTTTTTCATACTCATCAAACTCTTTTTTTAACTGAACAAATCCTTTTTCTTTGTTGGATAATTCCGTCATTAAGGTTTCGATTTCGGTTTTATGCTGTAAAAGTCCATCAAGTTCAGATATTTTAGTTTGAGTGATTGACGCATTTAATAATTCAATACCACAGTGTTCACATTTAATTCCACCACTAACAGAACTTTTAAGTTTTTCAATTTCTCTTACAGTGGTTTCTACTTCAATTTTTTTCTTTAACTCTTCCTGATATTGTTCTTTAACGGTATCGTGTTTATCTTCATAATAAAATTCCGAAGGTTCAATAACCTTTATTTCTTTTAATTGTTTTTCAACTCCAGATTTTTGGATTTCTAAACCTTCAATCTCTTCCTCAACTTTTGAGGGTTGAAGTAATACGAGTTCTTTGTCTATGTCGGTAAACTTTTTATTAGTTAATCCATCTTTATATTCTTTACCTTTAACAATTCTATCTTTAACATCATTCAACTTTACCTCAAGTTCTTTATTATTTTCTTTTAAGTTTGAGATATTCTGATTGAATGTTTCATTATCAGATTTTAATTGTTCGCTATTGTAGACATTGGAAATCATTGATTTTGAAAACTCAGAGTAGATTTCCTTAGCGGTTTCTTCTTTCTTTTTTAAGAAGTCTAAACCCATAAACCTTGATAAAACTTGTCCTCTAGCGGTTGGTTTTGAATCAACTAAGTCTTCTAAATTAGTGGCGGTAGTTAGAATAGTCATTAAGAAATCTTCTTTAGACCCAATAGAGTTCTTAATGAAGTTTTCGGTTTCCCTTCTTTGTTCTCCGGTGAAGTTTTGTAAAGACCCATCAGATAACTTTTTAAAGAAATCTAATTCAGTCTTTACGTTCCACTCACCTGATTTTGACTTTTTCCTTTCGAGATTTCTAACGATAATATATTCATCACCATCAATTAAAACATCTCCTCTAACGTGAACCTTATTCTTGTCTGTAAATCTATTAAAGATTTCTTCTGCTTTACTAGTCTTAGTTGTTTCGTTAAAGAATAGGAAAAGTAATAAATCAACGGTTAACACCGTTTTTCCTCCAAAGTTAGGCGGATTTGATTCTACAACAGATATTCCATCACATTTATTAAAATCTAATTTTTGATTCTCACCATAAGATAAGAAGTTTGAAAATTCAATTTTCTTAATATACCATTTTTTAAATGGTATGACTTCGTTATCGCTAAGTGTTAGTTTGTTATCAACAATAGAATCTATCTTTAAAATTTCTTCAATTTTATCTTCATTAGATTTTGATTTAAGAAACAATTTGATTAATTCAACCTGATAATTTTTATCTAATATATTGAATGATATGTCGACATTGTGTGTAACATCATCCGCAACTTTTGTCTTAGTAATTAAGGAAACGTTTGTTGTGTTATACTTTTTTTGAAAATAATTTTTAACACTTCTAAGTTTTTCTTGGGTAAAGTTCTCTGCAGAATCTTCCCAAATAACCTTAATATAAGGATTATCAAGTTTGTCAAATTCCATTTCTTTGTTTGTTATTTCGTAATTAAATTCTATTGCCGGAGTAAACAAATCCATTATTCACCTTCTTTAGTGTCTTCAATTTCAATTGAATCATACTCTACAGTATCGGTTTCTGCGGAATATTTTTCTTGAAATTCTTTGAACTTTTCTTCTAACATTTGTGTGTACTTCTTTTCAAAGTTTTTTTTCATTAACCCCAATTGTTCATTTCTTTTCTGAACTCTTTTTCTGTGAGCCTTAGCTCCACCTCTTTTTTTTGATGTTGGCATATATATTTGTTTTTAATTGTTACTTGGTCTATTTTGTTCAAACCACTCAATTACTGAATTGAAAGCCCATACTGCACCTGACGCGAGCACTCCGTCTAAAAATATTGAGTACCATTCATTAGTTCCGAATAAAGTGTTTGTCGGTGAGAAGAATGTTAATGATAAGAAAAATCCAACCCAAGTACTTGTACACATCATACAAGATACTAAGTCGGATATAAATTTGAAGACAAATCTTAAAGGAAATCCTTCAGTGTTCCCAATTACATTTATAAATTGTCTTGGAGCATTAAATATTGACCCGTAAACAAGTATGTTTGACATTCCGTAAGCAATTAAAATCCATATTAGTGTATTCATAGTTTCTGATTTAAATTAGAGCCTTTTAAAAAAACAGCTCCTTGGTTTATTGTTAGTTTTTCTAACTCGTTTATTTTATTTTCAAGTTCTTTTATTTTCTCGTCCTTCAAAGATAATTCTTTTTTTAGATTTAACAAAGTATTTTGTAATAATTTTAACTTTTCTTCTTTATTATCGTCTGAATTTGTGATATATACTATCTTCTCAACAGGAACTTCCTTTTCAATTATTTTCTCAATTACAACTTCATTATTAATCGGAACTTGTTTCTCAACAATTTTTTCTACAATAATTTCTTTTTCGACAGGGACTTCAACTATTTTCTCCACAATCTTTTCGACAATAACTTCCCTATCTACCGGAACTTCAACTATCTTTTCAATAACTTTAGTTTCGTCCTGTCCAAGTAGTCCATATTTGTTAATATCGAATCCTTTTTTAAAACATTCATTAACAAAAAAATTAATATCCATAATACCATTAATATAACAGTAATCATAAACATCTTTAAAGTTTTTTATTTCAAACTTATGCGTTTGTGAGTTTTTCTGTTCCATTGATAATATCTTCGTATGAGTCTATTGCAAATGCTAAGAAAGGTTTTGGATTAAAAACGTCTATTGTTTTATATTCCATTGTATCGACATTTAAAATTCCATACCCGTGACTGCTAATCGATTCCCCATAGTTTTGTTGGCAAAATGAACCTATCATCCTCCCTTTTTTCCCGTTTGGTATATCAAAACTAGACCTTTTATGTATATCTCCACAAAGAACACAATCTAATCCATTAAATTTTTCTATATCATAAGCATGGTCTCCAAAATCATAACCTAAATCTGTTTTAAGTCCCGATATTGGCCCATGAAACAAACCAATTTTTACACCCTTTCCTTCTGAAATTTCTGGTGGTATATTACCTTGAAATTGGGAATACACGCACCACGATACATTTTCATCTTCATAGACTCCCCTATCTTTATAATAAATTATTTTAGGATTATTCAATGAATTTATTATTGGGGTTAACGCGTCTAACCTTTCAAAATTAGTTATAAAATCGTGATTACCAGGTATTATTATTATAATGGCAATTTTTGAGCATTCGGTCAATAACCAAGAAACCATTTCTATGAGTTCCGGCGTCATTTGATTTTTGGAGTGAACTAAGTCACCTGTAAACACGATTCTATCGGGTTTAATTTCTCTAAATTGATTAAACATATCATTTAAAATTCCGCGATAAAGTTCGTGGTCTTTAAATAATCTTATGTGTAAATCAGAGAAGTGCACTATTTTATTAATCATTTTTATCTTTTTCTTTAAGTTTCATATTTTTTTTCATTTTTTTATGGTATTCTTCAACTTTTGCTATCTTGTCTTCAACTTCTTTATTTTTTTTTAATATTTCCGCAAGTCTACCCGTATAACGATTAATCCCTTGATTTTCCAAAAAATTATCAATTAATTCCTCAGTAATTAACTTAGGGTCAGTACCAACTTCATGAATAAATTTATCTTTTAAATGTGACGGTATTACTTTATGTTTTAACTCTAAATTAATTTCACCATGTTTAACCACATTTTGTTCTAAATAAAATACTTGATAACCGACATCTTCAGGTTTATTCACGGTTAAATCAATATCATAAACTTTTCTATCAACTTCAGACCCATCATTTTTATCAATAACTTCAAATAACCCTCTCACTAAAACACTTCTAACACCTTTAGTTTTGTATTCTTCAGGGTTATCCAAAACATCATCTAATAATTTATGAATATCATTTCTTAACATTAATTCATTATTTGTTACTGATATATCTTGCACCATTTCAGGAGACCAAGTTAATAAAATGTGTTTTCTTGGTTCAAATGTTATTGGGTCATAAATTACCGGTCCAATTGCTGCACCATTCTTAACAGGTTTAAGTAATTGACTTGGGTCATACATTTCAGGTGTTAAAGCTAACGACAATAAATAACATCTACCTTTAAATTCCATTAAATCCGATAATTTAATAGTCTGAGTAGTATAAATCTCACCATTTTTCCCTTTAACTAACGGCATCGTTAAAATATCTAACGAATCGCATTTAGCAAATTCATCACATTCTTTAATAAGAAGTTTATATTCCTCCAAATTTTCACCATAAAGACAAGTTTCGTCTACAAACTTTACGCCTGAATCCCATGTGTGATTTTTTTTGCTAATTAAAGCCACTTCTAAAAACTCTTTTAATTTCATATTACATTACAATTTTTGGTGGATAACCTAAATCATTATCCTTTTTTATATTAATTTCAACAGGGTTGATTCCATATAATTTATTTTTGGTTTCACAACCTCTTTTTGTAAAGATTCTTGGTAAATCTTCTTCTTTAACTTCTTTCATTTTTTCTATTATTGGAAAAACATCCATATAATAAACATTACCATTGTTGTCTTCTTTAGATTTGGCAGATAGATATCCGTCCAACCAAAAGTAAAATTCTTTGTGACTTAACATATTTAAAATAATTCAAATTCTTTATTAACGTGTCCACAACTATTACACATATAAGTTGGGAACGGAACCATAGTGTCTTCTCCACTTCCTGTTAAAATTTTAGATACTTTTTTAATTAGAACTACTTCTTTAAAGTATTTTGATTGGCAGTTCTCACAATCAACAGTTGGTTGTTGTTTTAAATCGATTTTTGGTTTTCCTATTTCTTCCATATTACAAATATAATTTATTTTTTTATCTTAGTCAAATAATCTGACATATTCATATTAAGAACGGTTGATATAACTTCTTTTGGGACTCTATATTCTTCAAACTTTGAAGTGTCTTTAAGGTGAACAATAATACAACCATATAATTTAACATTTTCATATTTTGTCCCCTTTAACATTTTGAGTAAAAGTTTCCCATATAAAGGTAATTGTGTGAAATAATGTCCTAATGATATATTAGGTAATTTTTCAAATGGCGGTCTCATTCTTTTTGTAAACTGATTTTCTTGGAAATTCTTTTCCTTATTTGTTTTATAATCAGTTATAATAAACCCGTACTCATTTTTTTCTTTATTATGAATTAACCATCCCGTATCTCCCTGACCAGTATATCCTAACTCAGGGTCTCCTAATACAATCTCAGTATCTAAAAGAACCGCACCTCTTTCTTTCATTAACTCCAAGAAGTTAGTTCCTGCGTGAATCATTGAATCTCCCTTTAATATTTGTGTAAAGTCACATTCAAATATCGGTTCTCTAACTTCTTTCTCTAATTGGAACATTTCCAAAGATTTCTTCTCTAAATGGAAATGCACTCTACTTCCCATATTTGTTGAGTATGTTCCGGCTTCCGCCCATTCTTTCAACAATCTTTCTTTAACAACAGGGTCTCCTTTACTTTTTTTCTCTGCGGCCTCGTCTGTTGGAAACTCGTCATAAAAAACTTTCATTACTTTTGATACTGATGGGAAATCACCTTTTAGTTCCCCTTTTGTATCTTTCATAAAATATTTATGGTCTTCTTCGATGAAAGTAAGTTCAATTTCTTTTCTTCTTTCATCTAAAACTTTTCTTATATCATCAGCAATCTCTATTAAATCCATTAGTGTTTCATTTTATAATAATATTCATTTATGTTACCTCTCAAATCACAAATATCTTTATCATTAGGTAACTTCAATATTTTAATTTTTCCAAATAATCTTCCCCCATTTAATTGTTCATATAATTTAACCGCATCTTTAAATGCGTCACCATCAAGACCAATTGTTATTTCCCCTCTCGCCTTTTCATATATAGTATTGAATAATAAATCACTCATATATTTTCCCAATAATGGAATACTATTATCAACAAAGAATCCGTCAAACACACCTTCAACTAAGAATATATCTTTTTTCCAATTAATTATACTCTCATTGAAAATTATCTTGTCCTTTTCATAATCTGGGTTTTTGTATTTTGCTTTTGAGTGTGGGTCCCAACTTCTTGCAATATAATAATTAAGTTCTCCCTCTTTATCAAAAGAAGGGACAATAATTCTTCCCATATGAGAACCTTTATCGCAAAAACCAATTTGGTATTTTCTAATCATATAATCATCAATACCTCTATTTTTAAGATAAGTGTATGCCTGTCTTCTAACAGGATATTTCTCAGAAGAATCCATTATTCTTACATAACTTTCGGGTAATTTGATTTTTGGTTTCTTAACTTCTTTTACAGTTTGTTCTTCAGGTTTGAAAACGGCGTATATCTTTTTTTGTTTTTTGTTTGCGTATTGGTCAATTAATTTACCCAAAGGTCCTTTCATCTCATTAACCTCAGCACAACTCCAACATTTAAAAACATGTTGAATGTAATTAATTTCTAAGTTACCTTTGTTTTTTCCTTCGTCGCATTGTGGACAGTTTACCGCAATTTGTCCTTTAGATTCGTAATGTTGTTTTTCCTTACCGAATAAATCCCTTATTAAATCAACCAATATTTCTCCATCATCCATCATCATATTAAGTATAAATAAAAATAATCAATAATCAAACTTCACAAGTTTTTCCAACGTCTTATATTTATCATTATAAAACAATTAAATGCCAACCGATATTACAATTAACAATATAACAGGTACAAGTCCTTTTGATGTTTATATTTGTGACAACCCAATTACAACTTGTGTTTATGTTGCTACGATAACTTCACCATCATTACCTTATGTATTTCAAATACCACCAGTGATGGATGGTCAAACTAGTTATAATTTAAAAATTGTTGATGATAATAATTGTGTTGTAATAGAAACTTTATCTTAATATGCCTGTTTGTGTAAATACTGATTATTGTGTGGTTAATACTGGTTACGATTTTGATGGTAACTATACTAAAAGTGGTAGTTCGTATAATAGTTACGATGTTTACTATAACGCCAGTTATTATATTTATTTTTCATCGACTTATAATCAATGGTGTTTATCTAATACTATTGAAGGTCCTTGTCTTATGTCAGGTAAATATCCTTGCACAAGTTCTTGTCCTGATTTATGTGAAGATAATTTAATACCTACTCTATGTCCTACACCTACCCCTACACCAACATTAAATTGTGACGTATTTAACTTTGATGCAATTTTTGATTGTTTGGTAAGTCCAACTCCAAGTAATACCCCAACAAATACTCCAACTCCAACACAAACACCAACTCCAAGTTCAACCAATCCTTGCCCGTTTATTGATGTTGATGCAACTTTAAGTAATTATAGTCCAACACCAACTCCTACTCCAACAGTAACTCCGACAGTTTCTCCTGAAGTTATTAGAAATTGTGATTTTTCAGGTGATGTTAAGTTTAATGTGGTTGATGCTGTTATTAAATGTCCTACTAGTTTAGAATTCCAAGATTGTATTAATGGCACTCTTTACTATACAAGTCAAAACTTAACAACCCCTTCAGGTGGTTCTTTAATAAAATACATGGTATTCAACGCAAAAGTTGATGGTAATGATAGATGTATTTCTTATCTTGGTAGTGTTGACGAGGTTTCGGGTGGTAATAATATTCAAATAACGGGTGGGCCTTATGGTTATTCAAATGCCGGTGGTTGTGCTAATTGTGTTTTACCAACTCCAACTAATACACCAACTCCAACTAATACACCAACTCCAACTAATACACCAACTAACACCCCAACCCCAACCAGTACTCAATCTGTAATTGTTTTTCAATCATCAACAACAACCACTACAATTCCAGGACCATCAAATTCAGAATTTAATGTTTTTGTTAATTTGGATGATTCAATAAGTCCGTTTAGTGGTTCTGTTTGGTATTCATATTTTACAGGCGATTATAGTCTTATCAATCTGTTTGGAAACAATCAAGCAGTTCCTGGGGTTAATTGGGTTCAGTTAAATACTAAATTATTACTTCAATGTGGTCCTGGTGATAATTTTTTTGGCACAATTTCTTTACCTAATCCTCCTTCATACAGAATACTACTTCAGGTTAGAAACTTATCTAATACTTTAATTTATAAAAATGTTGCCGGTTTTGTTGGTGTGCCCAGTGACCCTTGTACTACATCATCACTAACACAAATATATACCAATACGTATCAGTATGGTATGGTTCAACCTATTGTTAATTTTAGATTATTAGTTGTAAATCCGATTCAAACAATTTCGGTATAAAAAAAAATGGTAGTTAAAAACTACCAAATTTTCTCTTGTTTCATATAACCTAAGACACAACAATAGGCGTCTGATTGGTCATAATTTTCTTTCTTTAGTGTATTGTTTTTTGTGTATAACCACTGAATTTGAGGTTCTTTTTTTGCAACCAAATCCCAAATAATTTGTTTTTTATCACAATCTTTTGGATAGTTACCAAACAAAACAAACTTACCTTTATCGTTTTGTTGTACTAAATTAGGAAACGCATTTTTTCTTGAATTATACGTGGAGATAAAATTAGGTACTATTCCTAATTCATCATATATAAGTTTACAAATAAAACTATTAAATCTTAGTAATGTTTGTATGGTATATACATTATTTGAGTTTAATAATGGTTCTTCTATTATTACTTTTGTTATTCCTAATTCTTTATATTGAATTAGTTTACTTTTAAAAATTTCACTTTTTAAAAGGAGTTCTCTCATTTTATCCTCTTCTTTTGGTTTTGGAACTGGTGAGATATGAGTTAACTCTAATAATTGTTGTGTTTGAATATCAAACAAAGCCCAACCTATAGTTTTGGTTGAGATGTCAAGTCCGAGTACTTTCGGACTTTCTTTTAAATTTTTTTTCATACTAGAAATCGAATTTTACTAAAAACTGCTGAATACCTTGTCTTAATACAGGTGACTGCAGTTTAGATACAATCATAAGTGTTTTGTCAGAATCGTAAAGCCCAATTTCAGTAATATATGAAGGATTACCATTAGTCCAAGTAGGGTTTGAGGTTGTTTGGAACTCAGTTTGTCCCAAATTAACTTTATATCTCATTTCATATATTGTTGCTTGTATATCGGTTTCCAAAGAACCATAAAAATAATACTCATCCCCAAAATTTAAAGATGGTAGATTAGTTTTAACCGGAGTTAGTTCAATATAATCATTTAGATTATAAATGTCAGCGTCTTCATAAAGTTCTTTTGTAATAACAAATGTATTATTAATTAAACCTTCTTTAGTTATATAACCATTAATCATCGTTGATGTTAATTGGTTTGTGAAATCAATTATTCTCCACTCTGAAGATTCGGGTCTTCCTTCTCCGTCAACAACTTGACAAATAATTTCAAATTTATTAGCATAAAACCCAGTTTCTACATTACAATAATCAGGACATATTGTTGTTGTGGTAGTTGTTGGAGAGCCTCCGCATTGTACTACTTCATCACATAACCCTAAGTTAAGTGTTGATATTGATTCTAATGAAGTTGGTGTTGTTTGTGAACATCCAAAATTAACCGTTTCAGTTAAAGTTATCGCGGTTAAAACTCCAAAACAATTTGTAATATTTACAACTGCAGGTGGTGACGATACTGTTATTTGCCAACAATAACAATTTTGATTTGTCGTTGTTGTGGTTGTTGTATATGGGAAAGTTGTGGTTGTAGTGGTTATAGGTGAAAAAGGTTGATTCAAACAAGGAAATTCATCACCAAATCTAACTCCAACGTTTTGTGAAGTAATTGGTAAACAAACAATATTAGGACCTTGTATTGGTACATAGTAATTACAATGTAAAGAATTTAAACAAGTGTCAGTATCTGTAAATCTATATGTGACGTGTAGATATTGACTTGCCCCTGTTAATAAACCTTCAGCAGAATTATTATCTGTTCCACACACATTAGGAGTTATTAATGAAATTTTAGGAGCCGGTAATGTCCAATTTCTATTAGATTTATAAGACATTGCAGCAATTATTTCTTCATCATCAATAACAACTATTTTTTGGTCAGGAAATACTTTACCAACCCTATTAGGATATCCATCTAAATTAGGATTATTATCCCATAAATGATAGTATCTAATACCAGGCGAATTCATGTCAATATTTTTAGTTGATTGGATGTAATTTACTTCAAATAAATCTAATCCTTCGAAATCTGGTGGGTCAACCCAAAATGTTTGTCCGTTACAACAATTTGGATTTTTATGCCACATTAACCAAGGAATATGTAGTTTAAAATTTCTTGCCTCCCCTGTAGTATCTCCAACATTTTCAGGGTCAAATGGTTCAAACGCAAACTTTTCACCATAAAAGAAATCTATGGTATTGTTTGTGTAATGTATAATCGCTATCGCTTTTTGTTCTTCAGGCGTTACAATAACTTGCTCATCAAAAGAATTATAATAATAAACTGAATCAGAATCTGTTTGTCCACTTGAGGACGCATATCCTAAATATTCTTTGGTTCCAAGATAACTAATAGAACCAAATTCGGTATATCCTTTATTTAAGGTTTCAAATAACCCTGCCGGGCTTTCTGACCAAGGAATATTCATATTCCAAACTTTAACATCAAATTGGTCTATATCACATATTGATTCGTAATTTATAACATCATCCGCCCAATGTGGTCTTGGAGTAAAACTATCGTAAATAGTTGTCATGTTAGGTGGATATATTAACACTCTCGCATAACACATATTACTTAACCAACCAAAATTAGGTGTTGGTCTATCTAATGTGATTTCGTTATCACAAATTGCAACAATTCTATATGTCATCATTGGGTGACAACTATCAATCGCCATTTTACAGTCAGGTGGTGGTGGAGGTGGACACGCTCTACTAGCACTAGGTGTTAAACAAGGTGTTTTAGACGGTGTTGGTGTTGGACTTGGGTTACAATCATAAGGTGTTTTTGTTGGTGTTGGTGTTGGGGTTTGACTCGTTGTTATTTCTGAAGTTGATGTTGGTGTAGGTGTTGGAGTTGGGGTTGGTAAATTATCGCAATAACAATCATCCATTCCTTTACCATTATAAAAAATGGTTAAAAAATCTCCAACTGAAGGACCTCTATTTGCGGTTGGGTTACATACCGCATTTATTAAAGTTATCTTATTCGTACAATTTAAACTTGACATATCAATGATGTAATTTGAATTAATTACATATTGATTATTGGTTAAAGCGCTCCAATTAATAGTTTCTGCAGTTATATTACCTGTAAAAAAACCTCTAAGAGGTGCTCTATTATATACAGGACTAACTATAGAATCCATATACGGAATTCCGTAAGTATTACCTGTAATTCCATCAACATAATATGGATACTTAACATTTTGTTTGTTAGATTGTGGTTGTCCACTAGAATTTTGAGAATTAAAATTAGGTTCTAAAATATTAGTTAACGATTGGTTGTAAGTGTTAGGTAAAGTGTTATATGATACTTCACTATCTCCAACTTGGAAATAGGAAATATTAAAGTTACCTTGAGACATTTTTTGTCTTGCAGCATCAGTTACCCTTGTGTTTACTAACCCTGAAGTATTTTTTAAAATATATGACATTGTCTATAAATATATTGTATTATTTTTTTATCCACTTATTACATTACAACATCCACAACCTTGTAAAGTTGCGTTTGTAATTGAAAAAGTTTCATCACTTGTTCCAACATAACAATTAATAACTTCATTTTGTATTATGGTTGTTGTTGTTACCAACAATATTGTGTCTGAATTAGTTATTTGTAAACTTTGCCAAGAATCATTAGTTGATTTAATATTTATTATATTTCCTTGACATCCAGCAAAAGTGTTAAATGTAGTTCCTTCAGTTGTTCCTGTTAAAGTTACAGACTCTACTAATCCATTTTTATATAAAATTGATGAAGTTATATTTGTTGTACTTCCGGTATTAGGGGAACTTTTGAATATGTTTGTATGTGACAAATCAAAAGTTAATGTTACTCCATTTTCTAATGGTGGTGTTACATTCACTAATGTTGTGTATTCCTTTGTTAATTGTGTTCCGGTGTTTTGTAATATGGTTGATGTGGTATTAAGAGTTACTGTATATGTAATCGGATTTGATGGTGGATTTAAAATAACATTAATTGTTGTTACATTACCACTAATATCAATAACTGTTGGGGTATATGTTCCACTACATAAATTATCAAATATAGGTATGTTTCTGTATGAAAGTCCTCCATTAATAGAATAACTATAAGGTGGATATCCACCTGTACCAATTAATGTCATATTTCCGTCACAACCGCAACTTGGGTCGTTTTTACTAGCATTTAGTAATATTTCAGCCGGCACAGGTGCGGGGTCTCCAAGTAAACCTAAATTATATCTACCTATTGGTGGTGGTGGGCATGTTCCGATTGTAACTATTGGTGGTGGTAAAGGATATCCTAATATAACCCAATTATTTATTGGTGGGTAACTAGCGTCGTTACTTAAAACATAAATTCCACTTGGCGGTGGGTCTAAAACCCACTGACTTGTTGATGAGCTCCATACTAATTCATAGTCGTCACCTCCAGTTGTTCCAGTCCAATACGGTTTTCCGTTTTTAACTCCATTAGGGAAAAATGTAATATAATTATAAGTTGTAAGTTTAAAACATATTGTATATTCTGTAAAAGGTGTTGTAGGACTTGGTGTTGGAGTCATTGTTGGTGTTGGGCTAGGTGGAACTAAAACACAAGTTGTTTTTGCTGTAAAATCTCCATAATTATCTATCACTGTTGCGGTGTAAGTTCCAAAATTTAAATTATAAATTGTTTGACCAATATTTAAATTATCCCACAATACTGTATATGGTGGAGTTCCTCCAGTAATTATTAAACTTGCGGTTCCGTCTGAGGATTTTGGGTCAGATGGTTGTTTTACCTTACAAAATACAGACATTGGGAATATTGTTACAACGCTACATTCATTAGTCCCTTGTAAACAAGGTGGTATTGGTACTATTGGTGGTGCGGGTGTCATTGTTGGTGTTGGAGTCGGTGTTGGTGAAGGGTATTGGCAAGTTACTTGAGTGGTTTCTATTGTTTTTGAAAATCCAGGTATATCAATCACCCACTCTCCAAATGGGCAACTTCCTGTATTTAATGTTGCAATTGTTTGAAATGAGTTATCTTCTTGTATATCAAAATTCCAAAGATTAGTATTAGAATCAAAATATATTATTGTATTATATTCATTTGTTAAATCGTTACTTATAAAATTATAGATTGGTAACCCATTGATAGTTCCAACAGGATTAATATTAGTGATTTGTGTTGAAGGTCCGTAATCGATTTTTATTTGTAAACAACATGCTGAAGTTCCGGTAATACAAAAATTATCGCAATTACTCAAAGTATAATTTTGAACTGTTCCCCAAGGGTATCCGGCACCTTGACTAAAAAATATTGGAGTTCCTTTAAAACATCCTATTATTTCAGTGTTAGCATCTATTGATTGTTGTACAATATTTCCTTCACAAGTTTGATAGAATACATCACATTTAATAGTATTTTTTAGTATTTTACAACTACAATCACCCGGAAATAAATTACAATTAGGAAAATCTTCTTCAATAGTTAGTATTGGGTCGTCAAAAATATCGTCTGAACAATATGTAAAATTAGTTAAATCACCTAGTTGCCATAATGAAGATAAAACATCACAAGGGGTTGCAACATTTGATATTGCGAAAAATATGGAAGTTGTTGGGTTAGAAATGTTAACAAATCTCCACTGTCCTCCTAAATAATAAAATGCGTAGGTTTTTCCATCATAACTACCCAAATAAAACGCTTCGCCGTAAAGATTTCCAACTAATGTCATGTTGAAACTTATAGACGGTGAGTCTGAACAGTTTAACGTAAGTTTAATACAAAAACAAGCTGATGCCATAATTCCTCAATAAATACCTTTATAATTCTTTTTTAATTATAGATTTCATAATTTCAATATATTTTATAGTTGAACTATTTTTATCTACGTAATTAAAATGATTTGGATTTTCTTTTAATTTTTCTAAAGGATTGACATTAATGTACTCTCCTTTGTAAAATTTTGTAGATTTTAAATCTTCAGTTACTCCGGCCATATGTAATATAGGTCTTCTATTATAAATAGATACCGAGTCTGTTGCCCAAGAAAAATCAAGTTCATTTGTTATTTTGGTTTCAATACCAAATTTCCACAAGTTCCATAATAATGACCACATTTCTGCTGTCCAAAATTGTATTTCGCCAGGACTTATTGGAAATCTTCTTTGATAACTTAACATTTGTTCGTACAAAGGATAACAATCATTATAAATTTTATCCCAAATATCCCAATTTGTATTTTTTATAATATACTGACCTCCACCTGAATTTAATTGGTTATCTTTAATTTTTTCAACATCAATTCCAACAACATCAGCCATTTCTTGTAATAATTGACCTTTTTTAGATGTTGGATGTTTTGACTCATATCTTAAACAACAATCATTAATATAATTATATCCAATATAACTAGTAGTATCAGATAGATAAGTAATGTTATCATTTAATAAAATTTCAAATTTTGGTAATTCCCTAAATATAATATCGGCATCATGTAAGAAAAAACATTCACCTAATATCGGATTATCTTTTAACCATTTTGTAATTAAAAAAGGTTTAATGCTTGGTATGTATTTCTTTTTAATTCTGTCATCAACATAATGATGTACATTAATCCCCAATTTTTTTAACTCTAATGATTCTTTTGTTGGTTCATTATTTGGTGAGATAATTCCAAATAAAATGTGTATATTATTTGGGTCAATACCTTTTTCAATGAAATTATGAATATATATTTTACATTGCCAATGAAAATAAGGAATATCCGGTTGAGCACTAACAAATACTAAATTTTTCATTAATTAAATATATAACAGATAGTAATTTAATAAATGTTACATTGGGAGATATTTATAGTATATGAAATTACTTAAAACAGTATCAAAATTAGTAGAGGAATCTAAAGCTAGATATGAAGAGGCTTGTGATAGAGGAGTTCCTGAAAAGGAATTGGATAAACTTGAAAAGAATTATAGAGAATCCTTACGACTAATGAGATTAATCAATAAGGATTCCAATCCTAAGAAAAATTAGAAAGTACTTCCTGTTACTCTTAACCATTGACCATTAGCCTTCCAATAAAAATGAGTACTATCCCAAGTTATTGAGCCGTCTTCCCCAACAGGGTCAGAACTATTTAAAGGTACTGTAGCTAACTTCTTTATTACAAAATCGTTAACGTATGTGGTATAATCGGTTGTTCCTGTTACTCCACTAGCCCCTAATATAACAATACCTTTATTAGATGAACTAGTTATTATATTTTTTTCACCCCCAATTATTGCAGATTGACTAGATGATATTATATTATTTTCAATTCCTCCTAATATTGAAGATTGTTCACAGTTATATATTTTAGAGTTTTTAGATGTTATAAACCCGTGGGTTAGAGTATCTCCAGTATTATATTGACCTGAGATTAAAGTATGTTCGGATTCTAAAGACACGTTACTTTGACCAAAAATCGCTCCGTCAGTACTGTTAATTACAATACTGCCCCTTGAAAAGAGGGACATATATGACGACCCGCTCATATTATTGTTCTCGCCAAATACCAAACTAACATTATTAATCGCAATTGTATTATCACGCCCATTAATTATTGTTGTATAATCTGAAAGGGTTATTGTATTATTTTTTCCGTTTAAAATAAATGAATGTACATTTTCTCCACTAACATTTGTTGTATTTATTTGATTATTATATCCATTCGCGATGAATGTAAATTCATTGTTTTTTCCGCCTTCTGAATCATTTATTGTATTTCCAGACCCATTTAATATTGTTGTAAAATTTGAAGTTTGACTTTCACCTGTAATTGTATTTAAAGAACCTCCTAATATTGTTGCGTATGATGCGTAATGATGAATTGTATTTTGTTTACCTGAACCAATGAAAGAATAAAAATTACTTGGTGAAGTAATCCCAATTGGGGGGGACGCATTATATATTGTATTATCAATACCACCAACAATCGAAGAAAATTGCGAACCTGAATATATTGTATTTCCACTACCTCCACCTATAAATGAATAATTTGCCCCCGCGTTATTAGTATAACCTCCAACATGGGAAGTTCTTCCACTCGCAATTGAATTTTCACCTTGAGCATGGGAAAAATCACCATATGTCTTTGTTTCAAGACCTTCAGCATGAGAACCTTCACCATACGTATATGTGTTAACACCTTCCGAATGAGACGCCGGACCTATTGATGTTGTTTCAAAACCCTCTGAGTGTGAATAGTTTCCAATCGCTCTTGTAAAATAACCTTCAGAGTGGTTGGACGTTGACTTGTAGTTATCTGCAATTGGGTCATATAGATTATCTAAATCTGCAACATCACCATAAAAAGAATTTATTGTTGTATCGTCTAATAAAATCTGAGTATTTGTTAATGAACTAAAAGAAACGTTTGATGAATTAAAGGTATAAACTCCATATGGGTTAATTAATAAAATTTCTCCCGAATAAAAACTTCCTGTAACATTACCATAAACACTATTTAAAGTAATTAATCCTGATGTTATACCTGTTATTTCAAATCCTCTCCACCCTGTTTTTGAATCATAACCTTCAGAGTGAGAATATTCTCCATACGTTTCGGTAGAATACCCTTCAGAGTGAGAGTTGTCCCCATAAGCCTCGGTAGATGAACCTTCTGAATGAGAAGCCACTCCATAAGATTTTGTACCACTTCCTTCTGAATGAGAAGATATTCCATAAGATTTTGTTTCATATCCTTCTGAATGGGAGGCAGCTCCATAAGATTTAGTATATGTCCCCTCAGAATGTGACCCTTCTCCATAAGATATATTTGGTGGAAATTTAAAATACGAACCTTCTGAATGTGAATTCGGGCCTAACGCCTTATTTTTAAATCCTTCTGAATGAGAATATTTACCTAAAACAGTATTTGCCGAAAGACTATTTAAATTATTAAAATCAACAACAAATTCACAATCAGTACCGTCCAAGCTATTATCTGTTAGAGTTATTTCAAAGTTTGGACCAATATAACTAACGCTGGTATAATTAATCTGATAAATACTAAATGGATTTATAGTTCCAACTAATAATATTCCTGTCGGAGAAAATTCTGACGAATAATCAGTACCGCCCGTTAATGTAATAATACCAACACCCACTGTATTTGCGGAAACCCCTGAAAACGCTTTAAAACCGGCTTGTGTATTAAATCCTTCCGCATGAGAATATTCTGATATTGTTGTAGTTCCGCTACCTTCCGTATGTGAATAATCTCCATAAGAATTATTATAAGAACCAAATGACCTTGACATTAATCCTGATGAGTTGGAATCGACTGACTGATAAGAATCGTGAAATGTTATTACGTCAGGACATCCATACAAATTGTCAACATAAAAGTCGTTAAAACAATTTGCAGAACTGCTACCAGGTAAATTAAGGTAAGTGGACGCCGATATCGTGTCCGCGGTTATATTTGTAAAGTTAGCATTCGTTCCACTAATACTATTTGTGGTTATGGTATTTGCGGTTATGTTAGTAAAGTTAGCATTCGTTCCACTAATACTATTTGTGGTTATGGTATTTGCGGTTATGTTAGTAAAGTTAGCACTATTACCACTAATATTATTAACATTTATTGTTGATGCCGTTAAACCACTAAAGTTTTGACTAACATAGGTTAATACTTGACCCATATTTGCTTTATATGATGAACCAGCAGGATTTCCCTGTGATATATCTCCAGGTATAACTATATGTAGTAAATCACTACCTGTTACTCCTGATGCTAATGTTCTACTTGTTAAAAATGCCATATTATTAATTTTTTATATAAATAGTTTTATTTTTTAATTATGTACAATATTCCACACCAAATCTTGAGCACCCATCACTCGCAACAATTTTAACTCCTACCGCCGGCACGTTTTCAAATTGTGGAGGTAACGTAATAGTAACTGAAGGTGGTACAGGACTTCCGATAGTTGAAACTAAAATACAATTTTGACCAAGAACATTACATATATAAACTTGATATGGTTGTGTTAGTCCTGTTATTGATGTTATCTCTAAAGTATTCATAATTTATTGGAAATAGTATGGGTCTCCATCCATGAAGGAATAGTCATCTCCATCTTGGAATTCTTTTATTGTGTAATAAGTTGATGTACACCCTGAGCATCCGTTGTAAACTGTTGGTGGTGTCCACGTTACGGTTTGAGCTGACATTGTTTCCGCAATAACTGAATAACAAATTCCGTCATTAGCCTTTATAACTCCTCCCAAAATTCCGTAACTTTCAGAAGTTTGTACTACCTCTAAATGAGGTATGTCTCCTGTTGCACTACATACCGAATCGGTAAGATTATAATAAGGATATAATAGATATCTATCATCAAATAAACAGTCAATAACAATATGATTAAATGTGTTAAATAAAGAGATTACCGAATTCATAGTTAATTGTGTACAACAAGAATCCCATTTTCTTATTGAAAGTCCGTTATAATCCATATAATAGAAACTTAGAGTTCCGTCTTGATTTTGAACAACCCAATAATATAATCCATTTGGTTCGTAGTAAAACTTAATTGCTTTTTTACCACAATTTTGAACTTCAAATGTAACTCCGCTAATACAATCTAAATCACATCCTAGTAAATCATAACAATCTTGGATAGATTCTTCTATGTTATCAAATCTAACTGAAAATGCTTCACAACTAGGTGCTGAAGTTGCCGATGATAAATCTGTTAAATTACCATTAGGTAATGTCCAATAGAAAGTTTCTTCACAACATTCTTGTAATAAGTATTTTTTAAGATTACACTCAACACAAGAAATATCATAATTAATTAATAGATTAATACTTACTTTGGAATTATTATAATCAATTTCATCATTAGCACATACTGTTATTATAACTATTTGATTATCTCCGGGTTTAACTATAACTTCTTTAATTCCTTCGTATGCTGAAAGCGTATTTCCTAAAAGAGTAAACCATTCTGAATCTGTTGGATAATCTCCTAAAGTAGTTCCAGTGTAAAAAGGTGCTGTTGTTGTTTCCCCATTTACTGTTACTTCAGCAATAAAAATCGCTTGGTTTAAAACACAATTAACATCATCAATAGTTAAATCGTGGAATCCTTCCAACAACATTTGTTGTAATCCTTTTTTTCCTAATTCTCCAGTGTTTTCAAAATCAGTATCACAAATATTATAGGTTTGGTAAGCCCCAAATACATTATATCCTAAAATTGTAACTGATTTTGTTGATACACATCCAATACTATCTTCAACTGTTAGTGTATAAGTTCCCGCGGTTAAACCTGTTACTGTTAATTCGGTTTGTCCATTAACATTTGGACTCCAAGTTAACGTGAATGGAGGTTCTCCTTGAGTTAT